GCATGTGGAGCTTGGAGGCGAGGTTGTAGCCGATGTGGTCCCAGTCGAGGACCCGGAGCAGCGTGCCGATGCGATAGACCGTGTAAATCGGGACGACGGTGGCCTCGTCGATCAGGGCGACGTTGGTGATGACGGAGGTGGTCGCCGCGCCCGTGGCGTAGGAGGCCACCACGTAGCTGAGGGTGTTGTCCGCGAAGGGGGCGTTGGTGACGGCTGCGAGGCTGTACTCGACGATGTCGCCCGAGCCCAGGGCGTTGTCGTAGAGGCGCACGGTGCCCGTGCCGAGATTAGCCGTGCCGTTCCCATTGTCCGTCCAGGTCGGCTGCACCGCGATGCCCGCCGAGAGATATTGGCGAACTGTGTCTACGTAGTCCTTTGTTGTAAGATCATCCCCACCTAACGGATCAGCTCCGCGCACTATGGCGTAAGCGTTGTTTGCGTTGTTTCTCGCTTCAACAACTCCAGCTGAGTTGTTTATTTTGGGGCCACCCTTGCCGAGTTCAACGAGGGTACCAACGCCGTCTATGCCGTAGTGCTTAGCCATAAATCACCTCTGAAAAACGTTACGGAGTAAACCAAAGAAAGAATAGGACTAGTCACGCTTCGGACCACTCGACAAAGAGAGTGGCTGCGCCCTGGCTGGAGCTGTCTGCCACGTAGGTAGCCGTGATCTGAGTCTCAGCTGGCATCATGTAGAACGTGTCTACCCAACAGCATCCTGTAGCCTTCAGGTTGTTCTCAATCGCAGTCATGAAGCGGTCAGCGTCAGGCGACGCACCTGCGTCACCAACCGTAACCGTGGGGGCTGTGCCGTTGAATGCCTGAGTCACGTTAACGCAGACGCGGAGGATACGCCCGTAGATGGGAATGACTGTCCCGACGTTTAACGACCCGGCAGAGCCAAACACAAGGTCAACTTCTCGCGTCTTCGTAATCTTTGCAAGAGAAGTAGCTGCAGCTGGCCCCAGGTCAATCCAAGTAGTACCGTCTGCATCCCACAGATACGAATGGTCTGCTGAGAAAGTAAGGGTTCCACCAGATAAAGCATCTGTAACCGCAATCGAAAGACCTTCAGACGGTACAACCTCTTCCCAAGTAGCTCCATTATCGTAATAGAGGTACTTTACTGTGTACCCTCCACCAGTAGTCGTGCACACGTACACTCTACCAGCTACGCCCGCTGCAGGAGGAGAACCGCCATTAATCTGACCAATGACAACAACCGCGCCCTTGGTCTGCAAGTACCGCAGGGTCACAACGTCGTTGGCATCAACAGGGTGTCCCGCACGAAGTTTTGCAAACGCAGTACCGGCCTGGTCACGCGCTTCGATGGTGCCAGAGGAGTCAACGATCTTTGGTCCGCCCTTACCGAGCTCTACAGTCCCGTTAAGGCCGTTTACGTCGTAATGTTTTGAGGTCATCTCTTCCTGCTCCTACCTGTGTCTCACACAGGGGCTGGTACGCGGGTGATCCGGTACCTAAAGGACAGATTTTCATCCACACCGCTTGTTACGATAGTCCAACTCACGTTACCCCCCGTGAGAGTCGTTCCATAAGTAATTCCGGTGAACGGAGCCGCTTCGAAGTAGTTGAACTCATGTGACGTTAGGTATGAAGCAGTTCCATCATGCGAGATGGTAATCGTACCATCCTCTTTGTGGTGACTGACGAGCTTCTCAACCATATACTCAATCTTGAATGAGCTATATGACGCAGCAGCACCAAGAAGAATGGATACGTTGTCAATGAGGCCAGTTACGTCTTCTTGGGTATAGGCGCTAAGGGGCTCGTACAGCTGGTCTGCACGTGGTTTAGTGAGGGCATTCTTTAGGTCCATTCAAGTCTACCTTTCTAAACAGGGGCTACAGCGTCAAGGTACCAACTTCGCCTATCGTAGTTGTCTGAGTAGTATCTGATCCTTCGATGTAGGAAGATACACCTGAAGATAGACAGGCATACAGCGCTGCACCTTTACTGCCTCCAAGGCCCGAAGTTCCTGTTCCCATAGAATTATTTCCTGTACCACCAGAAACATCTAAAGTTAACGTTCCTGTTCCGGTACGCCTACCTACAAGAAGAATTATAGCACCTCCACCCCCACCTCCTCCACCTCCCCCGCCGCCACTCCACTCTGCGTAACCGTTATCCCAGAAAGTGGCACCGAACCCACCAACTCCACCAGAGCCTCCAACACTGCTGATAGTTAGCGAAGACCCTGCTGGTATATACAGGTGGTTTATGTACATACACAGAATACCACCAGAAGCACCACCAGCTCCTCCACCACCACCGTTGCACTTATCAGGTGTATGGTCTATTGCACAACCAGCTCCTCCAGCTCCACCACCCCCACCCATGGCCGCTTTAAAAGCGGTATCTACAGTTTGGTGTAGGTCAAATGTTAGCTTTGCGCGTTGAGGAATAATAACTGCGTTGGGGGTTGCACCTACCGTGCTATTTGATACACCCCAGTTACCGTTACCGCCCTTTCCCCCTTTACCACTTCTTCCTCCAAAAACTTTAGTTGGACCGTAAACCCCTGGGGGTCTTGATGAGTCGCAAACAGCGCCTTGAAGAAGATAGATACCTCCTTCACCTGCAGCTGCAGCTACAAGGTTAATTTCAGCCGCTACGGCCGCACTTACCCCTCCTAGACCACCTCCGCTACCAGGATTTCCAGCTCCTCCTGCTCCGCCAGACGCGGTCAACTTTGCAGCTGTAGCATTCGCCACATAAAGAGAACCCTTTACAAATACTCTGGCCCCATTCAAAACCAAAGACGCCGCTGTAGCTAACGTGAGGTCGTTGTAAGCAGCATCCGTAAAGATATGCGAACTCGAAAGTGTAACATCCCCTGACGCTCCGCTTCCAAACAGCGTACTTAACTCATGTACAGTCGTAGCTTGGTAGGTCATAAGGTGAAGTCTCCTGTTGCGCCTGGACCGCCAACAGAACCAGAAGGACTTCCCATAACTTTGTCAGTAGCGCCTACAGTTAAAATATTTTTACCGAAACACACGTACAAGAAGGACCCAATAGACCCTCCGTAACCGCCGCTCCCTGCCGTACCCGTACCCGACCCTGCGCCACCTGACCCACCATTGCCTCCGTTTATAGACACAGCCGCTAGTAGGTAACCGAGCACGTTATCACATACAATTTGTACGTAGCCGCCCGAACCACCACCACCGCCTGCTCCACCGCCCGCTGGTCCTGGAGCGTAAGCAGCTCTACCATTACCGCCTGTTCCACCATTAACAGAAATAACGCCTCCGTTTGAACAGGTTACAAAAGCGATGTTGCGTGCGTAAATAAAGGCTGCACCTCCTCCAGCGCCACCGCCACCGCCACCGCCACCTGTGTGTATGTTATTCCCCCCACCACCCCCACCTCCTACACCGCCCATACCTACAAACAGTGAAGTGCTTCCTTTAAGTAAATGATGCCCAGGAGTTCTTGGTTGGAAAGTAGCATCTGGACTAACAGATGCTACCGCAGCACCTCCACTCCAAGTAGCTGACCCACCTGAGCCACTAGTACCGCCTCTACCGCCAACACAGTTATATGTCTGAGTTGCCGCTCCGGAGGATCCCGCATTCACAGAACCATATCCTCCGACACCTCCAGCTGTACCACCTCTAAAATGACCGTAGTTCCCTGCGACACCACCCAAACCACCCGTCTCAACCGTAGCTGTGGCCCCTGCTGCGCCAGCAGCAGAAATAGTCCCAGCGTCAGCGGTCACGAAGGTAAGCGTGTCTTTTACGAATAGTCGCCAGCCATTTAGGTTAAAGCGCGCGCCAGCTCGTAGAATCAGATTGTTGTAGGCTCTGTCGCCAATGAACGTCTGGGTAGAAGTTGTGTCTACATTACCTAAGGAGCCATCACCATACCAGAACGCTTTACGGAAGAACTCAAGCTTATTGAAGTAGGTCATGCTAGCTCCTAGATGATGTGCCAGACGTTTGTCGGTGCGCCCTCATACAGCATCTTAGCCGACTCATACAGGCCCAACGTAATCGAGGCAACGCCATCGATATTGTGGCCGTTCCCACTCACGGTAATGACGCCCGTGTTTACACTCTTTACGGTTAAGACGCGATTAGCGGCAGGAGACGCTTCCATAGTAACAGTGAAGTCTGTAGTCGAGCTGCAAACAAAGACTGTGCCGTTGGCGTCTCCAGCAACGACAGGATATGTAGTCGTCTTGCGGGATACTACTTCAGCGGTGCCGCTGCCTAGGTCAGCGATGGCTACGCCACTGTCGGAGATGTTTCCAAACGCATCTAATGTAACAATGGACCCTTCATTTCCATTTGGAAGGAAGCCGTCCATAACACGCGTGGTGTACCCATCGTCCCATACACCGGTAAGCTCCGTTGCAAGCCACGCTGATACGCCGTCACTGGTAAGTACCAATGTGCTGTAACTCTGGGTAGTATTCAGCCTATTTGCGTCTGTGCGACCCATCCACGAGAGATCGTCTCCAGAGAACCTATTTATAGTGAACGTATCAGGGGGTACCTCGCCCGCGTAAGTACCCAGAGAGATGATTCTCAACCAGTAACCAGCTCCAAAAGAAGAAGCTGCCGGAAGGATAACATCACAAAAAGCATTTGCGCCTTTAATAGCGACAATGGTTTTGTTTCGGTCATACTCAGTGAGCGTAATGGTGTCTATCGCAGAATATATCTGAAAAGTCTCAGGTATATCGCGCAGCTCAGGCTTAGGCGGGGTGTCATAAACAATCGACATCGGCTGGGATACGAACGCGTGTTCTACCCCAGTTCCTGTAGCGTGAATAGTGATACGCGCGATAGGGACTACGTTACCCATCTCTGCGTAGTCAGGCTGTCTACCATCACCAGGTAGCATTGGAACCAGAGGGACTACTTCGTTCTTAGCCTCTCTCGCTGTCATATAGGTTGCGGTGCTGTACATCACACAAATAGACGCAGCGCCTACCTCAGCCATGGTACCCACATCTTCAGCGCATAACCTAGCGTATACCCAAAGATTTCCCCACAAACCCGCAGGTATCGCAGTGGGTGCAACTCCTACGTTGTCATAGTTACGCAGTAATGTGAGACTAGACGTAACGCTAATATCCGTACCGTTATTCCACAAGTACGGTATAGGTGCGCCTCCGGGTGTAGCAGGTACTATGTAGCGCTTTAAACCATACTGAATAGACCCAGACGTTATACCTAGTAAGTCCAACGCAGGGTTTACGGAAACTACGCAGCCGTTACGCCCTGTGATAGCGCCTAGTCCATACTTGAAAGATTGGTCAATCTTAGTCGTTAGGTCCTGATGATTACTGCGCATATCCGTTACGTAGTAGTATTCAGTATCGTCTTCTGAATACACCGTAAGCATAAAGAGCAGCGCCCTGGTTCGGTCATACGCCCTGTCCCAAGTCGCAGTAGACTGTATGATAGGTGTGGCTAATTCAGGGTCATATACCGCGTAAATATATCTTATAGGACCGATAGCTTCTACGGACGTATTCGCAGCGACTCTATACGTCGTAAGCGCCGCTGTTGGATTTGTAGAAGAACGTAACGTCACATCTCCCGCATCAATAGATAAGAAATACCTAAGCGGGATAGGGTCTGGACCTGGGTCAGCCGTGATGCTTATTAAGTCAAATCCGCCAGTAACAGAGGTTGAGTATGTCTGGTTAAACCACTCGTCTCCCGTGTCTAGAGCTGTCACAGCACCAGACACTGGCATAAGAATATCTGAAAGATTTGTAGCGGTACCTATTGGTAGCGCATAAAAGCCTTTGTCACCGCTTGAGTTGGTTCCGTAGTAAGTAGTCGCTCCAGGTGAACCACTATCACCAACAAGTTTTACAACACCTGCAGTCTCGTCTACCGAGTCCTGAAAGTCATAACCGTCAAACAGTGCGGGGAAGGGTAGGAACCCTTTAACGCCTGACTCATTTGTACCGTAGTACTGTCCAGCTACGGCGGTAAACAAATCATTAACAAGGGTTACATTATTCTCAATGTCTGCGACTACAGAGCCGCTAAAGGTATTTGTAGTTCCGCCACCGTTATCCCAAGCAGCGTTCATAGCAGCAATTAAGCTGGTAGTAGAACCGTAATTGGTTATAAAATCTTCCCACTCTTGCTGCGTACTGCTTAACATTAAAGCATCCCCACCAGCAGCATAGAGATAACCGTCAAGCCAACCAAACGTCTCTTTAGTCTTTGTAATTTTGCTCATTGGTTACCTCAGGACGGTGCGCCGCCAGTAGTGGATACGATTGCAATGTCTACATATCCCGACCAAATAACGTATGGATAATTGTTGGTGGAATCTTGCACAATATTGAGGTCTAGACTCGTAAGATTTGCGCTAGTGGCAGGCACTGAAAGGTCCCAACTACCTTCTGCGTACGCAGGCGTGCCAGAAAGAACATTCTTCTCGATAGTCCAGTCCTGATACGTGATGCCAGCGGCCGTAGCGATAGCCTGTATCTCGCCATCAAAGGTTACTAAGGCTGGTGTACTACCATCAGGCATATCAGATTTAGCAACCACATGAACTTGAATGTTCATAAAGGAATACGCAGGCACCGGACCTATGGCGAATAGCTCCGAGGGGTCCACGTATAGTTTTGATACAGCTCCAGCTGAAGTCGTTATGCCATTTACAGGTATGCGGACAGTCTGAGGATTCGTAATCTGTCCCGCAGATGAATTGTCATACCCTACTGAAAGAGACATAGGGAACGCATTTTGGTACCCGTAACCAAAACACGTAGAGCCGTCTAGGGACCTTACGCTGACGCCAAAACAGAACGAGTAGTCGCCGTATGCGTCACTGGCAGACCCAAAAGCAATCGAGGAAATTCCTGTAGAAACAGAGTTGGCACCTAAAGCCCACGAATTGGCTCCAACAGCCTCAGAGGCCACGCCTAATGACCACGAATAGTCGCCAGATGCGTCACCAAAATCAATACGCTGTAAAGAATCCGTTCCGGAGCCCACCTCGAAGAAGGTGTCGCCTGTGCCGCCTCCTGTACCAGCCTTAGAGGCCAACACACGCAGAAACGCGTACATCTTTTCCCACCACCCATATTCAGGATGGCTGATGCTGTTGTCGTGTGTGGTCTCGTTTAGCGCCGGAAGACACAACTCAGTGTCATCAATTACAGTGGGAATACCGAAGTACAGAAGGTCCACGTCTTCATTCGGTGAACCGGGATTTACAGTGAGCTTAACGATGTAGCCGCCGTCTTGCTCGGCCATCAAAGTAGCCGATTGGCTCGTAACACCGCTTAGAATACCAGCAGCACCTGGAGGCTGGATGAGTTCCCAGCGATAAACTTGCCCCGAGTTTTCAGCTTCAAAGGTAATGTCCCCGCCTGCCGTATAAGGGAGGATATCGCGTCTAGCTACCCCGTACGCCACAACTGGAACTGGGTTAGCTGCCTGGCTTATGCGGAAACTTGCGAGGTTTGCCATTTATAGATTCCTCATTGGTAGTCGAGGGGGATTATTGGTGGCTGAAGTACTTGCCCCAAAAAGGTCAATAAGCGCTTTTTCATTTTCAAAACCTAAGTTTGCCTCAGCCTTAGCATATAAATCATCCACATAAGCGTCAGGGTTACGAGCCGCTGCTTTAGCGTACAGGTCATCTACGTATGCATCAGGGTTCGTTGTCCTAGACGTAGCTGCCACTCCGTCATTAACGGCCGCGTCAGGCTCGCTAGGATTAACAACAGGCATAACACCTTCGTAGGTATTAAGCTCGTTATAATCGATGTCTGTGTCGTAGAAGCCTTTGTACGCAGCAGGCAACTTAGTAGGCGGAGCGGAAGAACCGCGAACAGGGGAGATATTCTGCACCAAGAATTGAAAGCTAAACGACGTGAACATCTCATTAGAAGATGAGATGTCCCACTGAAAGCGCGTCATGCCTCCAGTTATAATCATGGAGTCATAGCGTATTGACAGCATAAGCCCGCGTTGGGCTAGCCGCGTTCCTCGGCCCATATCAGAGTAGAGACGCCACATATTCATCGTCCAGTCATCCTGGTACGTGTTCATAAGAGCGCCACTGAACGTCCACATAGGCGCGCGTTGCCCAAAGAAGAAAGCTACGTAGTTATCTTCTAGAACTTCACTTACTTGGAATTTCTCATCGAGAGACTGGCTCACACTCATCAATATGAAATCGAGATACCCCGAGGTTTTTGTCTCTCCACCGCCTTTTGCGAGACCGAACACAGTGTCAGCTACCTTACGTAACTGGATGTCACGTTTCGTGTACGAGTTCCGAATATTCTCTAAAGATTTTTGTTTCTTTACTGGAATATAAATACGGGCAAGACCGCCTAGATTTACGCTTAAGCTATGTCCGCCATTATGCTTAACGTACTTAGGTGACATCGACGGATACGCCGCGTACACACCTATAGCGTCAACTGGTAGGTTAGTCGCGGAGTTAGCGCCTACAGCTTCGCCAGAACCCGTAAGAGAATAAGGAACAGCTTTGGGTGACATCGTCGAAGGATCGAGATGCGCGTCCCCATTGCTGTTAGGGATAGTTATCTTGCCCGTATTAACATACTGAAACCTAGAGATGATATCAGTATTCTCGAACTGTGCCTTACTCGAAACGTTACTGGTGTCGTCAGCCATGCGCTATTGCCTCGTCTGAAATTGTACGTCTGCAGTGTAGTCCTGCACGTCCAACAACGTCGTCTCGTTCACAATCGCGAACGCTGTAGAAACAATAGGAGGCCGCATCGCTGGCAGCTCTTCGGAGAGCGTGTTCATGGTCGTCTGCAACATTACGCCGTTAATATGGCGCAACAGGAACTCCGCTCGTGGCGGAATCTTCTTGATGCGTGGGGTTACTTGGGGCTTAACCTGCGCTTGGGATATTTGATAGTCAGTTAGCATGGTCAGCCATCCCTTCCGAATGATTCCGGCACTGCTTTGTTGTAGGTCTCTGCGAGAGCCTTGGCACCTTCAGCAAAGTTCTTAGCCGCAGCGGGTGTGAAGTACTTAAAGGCTTCTGCCATAGAGCTTGATACGCCGTCTAGAGACTTGGCTGATGCCGCAAGTTGCTGGGCTTGTTCTCCAGTAGCAGCCGTAAGGGACTCGTAGGTTCCGCTCTTGTCTGCGCCGCCTTGGCCGATGAGGGCTAGTACCTTATTCTGCGCCGCAGATATATCTCTCTCATTTGTCCCGTTAATACCGCCCTTAGTAGCTGATTTATAACCGCTAAGTGCCTCAGCTAAATCCGCGTGTCCACTTGCCTTAAGGGATGCTATCTTTTCAGAGGTAATAGCCCCCGCATTAATTTTACCGCCATCCATAACATCACCAAGGATGTCCTTCATGGCGCCTATTGCTGAGGCAGTCTGTCCCTTGACAAGTGTCTGGTTAGAAACGTCAAGAGCTGCACGGAACTTAGTATCGCCCAACTTATCACGAGAAGCCATGAGAGCATCTTTAACATTTGCGGATAACGGTCCACCTTTAGTCTGCATCAACTCCACGACCCTGGCTTTGATGGCAGACTTCTTAGCTCCAGGCATCTCTTTCGTTACGAGCTCTGTTAGCTTGGCTTCATTAGCAGCTGTGTTGCCTGGGTCACTTGCAAGACCTAAGGCCGTAGCGTACTGCACTGATTCTTTGGTGCCCTTCATCCATTTAGTTACGTCTTCCTGTGCGTCTGAAGACATACCCATGGTGTCACCCAACATAAAGTCTAATTGACCTTGGTAACGTTTAATACCCGCTTGAGCGTTTTCCCAACCTGCTTTACCTTCGTTAAAGAAAGCTTCCGATTCTGCAAATCCTGCTGCCTCTTTAGCCGTAGCTCCACCTTTACCTGAAGCGACAACATTCTGCAGTATTTTTGCTTGGTCTGCTTCAGATAAAGCGTTAAATTTTGCCCTAGCTTCTGCGGGCAAACTATCCACAAAAGCGCTTTTTATTTTAGTAGTACCTATGCGGTTATTTTGTCCGACTATCTTCTGTCCTGCACCTGCTAATTTTGCTACCTTACCACCAGCAGAACTAGAGTACTGAGCAAACTGAGCAGCGGATAAACCTAGCTGCGCTCCCATCTTTTCTGCGCTGGCTAAACCCTTTTTACCTGTCAGTACCACATCAGACGTATTTAAGGCTCTACCCTCAGACCGTTTAGATTCCTCAGCTTGTCGAATAGTCTCCTGAATATTCTTGTCTGACTGTCCTGCTGCTAGACCCGCGCCCATCATACTCTGCATAGATTCGTAATCGAACCCTGCAAGCCCTAAAGGAGTCATCCAAGCAGCGGCCGTACTTGCCGCGTCTAGTCCAGCTTCTCCCCAAGAACGAGAACCTTTATCTTCTCTACCTAAATACTGAAGTGCACTTGTGTAGTCGCGGTAATGAAAACCACCGCCCTTCATAGTGGGAGTGGCCTTACTGCCCAAAGTCTTTAACTTAGACTTATAGACATCACCCTCTTGCTGGGTCATCCCGCTAAATGTATTCTCAGCATAGTAATACTGCCCACTCTCACGCGCAGCTTCCGACCTATTCTCATCACCCCAATGCTTAAAGAATCTACTGATACCTCGAGAAGCGCCAATATCAATTGTTCTATCGACACTACGCCCTGCAGCGCCTAAAGATTCTTTAATGCCACCAAAGAAACCAGGGGCGTTATCTTTAATGTCCTGGAACTGCTGAACAGCGAGCTCGTTCTGCTGACGCCTTACGCTGTCCTTAAGAGACTTCCAATACTGGGGACTCGAGGCTTCCTTGAGCATCTGCGTGGCAACTTCATCACCAAACATCATGCGTGAGCCAAGAGCAAAAGCCCCGGCTCCCTTGAGGCCCATCTGCTTACCCGTCGCAAGAGCACTCTGGAACCGCATCGCCGTTTGCTGCTCTGGGCTCATGGCCCTGGAGACTTCGTCCTGCATCATCCCCGCTTGGAGCGGATACATCGCGAGAGCGCCCACGCCACCACTTTGCACTGCACGCCCAAGATTCGCAGCTGCACCCATAACAAAACCGGCAGCTCCACCACGTCCACTCATCCTTTGGGAAGCTTGGTTGTAATCGACACCCCAAGAGCCACCCTGGAAAGAAGCCATCGACGCGCCCACAAGAGGCATCGACATCATCGCGGCTTGGGCTTGCATGTTGCGCTGTGCGATACCGGACTGCCCACCAAGAAGAGCCGCCTGCGCGGGCGAGTACACACCTGAAGCTATCGACTGCCTCGCGGCCATAGCCGAGAACATGCCGTACTGCATACCTGACGCTGCAGAGAGTCCCATGCCCTGGTAGGTCATAGCTCCAGCACCGCCCATCTGCATAATGCCGTCGATAGTCGTACCAGCACCGCGAGAGAAACGCCGCATTCCGTACGCAGCGCCTTCCATATCTCCGGGTCCGTAGCCTAAGCGCTGTAGGTCCGCCATCTTGCGGATGATGCCACTCACGTCGGGGTCGTTGGTGAGCTCCATGAACTTCTTGAGGCTCAGAGCTGTACGGCGTAATTGTTCTTTGATTTGGTCGGTGTTCTGCGTGAAGTCCATCAGGCCCGCGCGTCCGCCTGTCTGAAGGATGTTCGCCATGTCATGACGAGAGAACATACCGCCCGTCTGCTGCTTGAACCCTCGGTCCTCCGTCATGTCCATGATGCCCTTAGAAAGGTCCATGGAAGCACCACGGGTCAAGCCTCGCCCCATGGCGTGCATCTGGCTACCACCGACAACCCAGTCCTGTGACATCCTCTGCACAGACGCACCCATCTGGTGTGTCTCCATAGAAGGACGGAAGGGCATCATCGCCAAGTCGCCCATCCCACCAGCAAGACCAGACATGCCCGCACCAACCATGCCCATGGCTGCGCCGATCAGCGGGCGACCCATTCGGCCACCCATCATCGCACCGGCCATGGCACCAGCACCATACCCCGCCATGTTTCCACCCATGCGAGGGGCTTGAATAGCATAGCTGTAGATTGAGTCAGCACGGTAGTCGCGCTGCTGCAGCTCTTGCTCCCAAGCGGTCTGGAACTGTGGCCGGGGAATCTGCGGCGTAAACGGCGTTTGGATTACGGGCATCACAGCCATGGGTGCGATGGGCTGCATACCCATAGAGGGCATCTGCGGGCGAAACACACCTGTGTTCGCTGGGGTCATCATAATGGGAGAAGGCAAGTTCATTTGCCCTCCCCCATAACCACCTGCGCTCCCCATCATGTTAGCCATGTAGGGGTTAAAGGACTGCATCTGCTGTGCGGCTTGAAACTGCTGTTGAAACTGCTGACCGAAAGACATCATCTGCGGCATATTCCGCGCGACCTGAGGACCAATAGAAGAAGCGTACTGAAGGTTTGCCGTTGCTTGCGCCGACAACTCAGCCGCCATCTGGGCTGGCGACTTTATGTTCATTGTCATCGTCGGCTGCCCAACATTGGGCAACAAACCCAAGTTCGCTTGCATGCTATTATAGTCAGGCATCTTTTCGCTTCTCAACCATTTCTTTCAGTTCTTCGTCCGTAACAGTCATCTGCTCAAGCTTGCGCATTTGACGGGCTTGCTCGGCTGCTTTCTGAACATGCTGAACAACCCTACGGTGCTTGACCGTCGCATACTTGTAATTGTAGCGCAGCTGGTAGAGCTCTTCCTTGTACTCGTCCAACAGCTCGTCTACAGCAGTATCATTGACCTTTAGGCCCGCACCTATCAGTCGCGCAAACATAGACACAACGGCGAACTTCTCGTTCTTCTCGCGCAGAATAGTTTCAAAGAGCAAACGTTCTTGAAACGAGCCCGTGGGCGGCAACGGGGCTTTATGCATGTACGCATAGGTCCGGACATGCCCCGCTGCCGAGTTTAAAAATCCTGGGGGGCTCCGTCACCAAACACAGCCATCATCTTTCTGTCGAACTCGTAGGAGAACTGCATAAGCTTCACCGACACGAGCTGGGACAGACGCCGTACGTACTTGAGGCGCGTCTCAAACGCCTCTTCAATCTCAAGCTCAGAAGCGACTTGGGGATCTGGATGCTCAAAAATGATCTCCCCATAACGCACGAGAGACGCTGCGGTGTTGTAGCGATTGAGTACCTCTTGAACAGACGAGGAATACTCAAGCCGCTCAGCTTCCAGCAGGCGCTGGGTACGAATGAGGTCTTCATACACGCGGGTACGTAGCACACAGGTAATCGGGCCAAGTTTAAACTCCTCCGAGTAGTGTCCCTTGGTGACCATCTGCTCCATAATCGAGCGCGCATCGCGGAGAGTGAGGTCGAACTCCTTCAGGTTGTTCTCGTAGCTCTCTTCTGGAGAGAGCTTCTTCTCAGGCACGTCAGCCTTATCGCCTGCCATCTCTGAGATGATACCCAGAGACTCTTCAATCTTCTCTTTTTGTTTACTCGGTAAATTGGCGGCTCTGGGAGCGTTGTCCCTTGGGCCAGAAAACATCTTCGTGTCGCCGATTACGGGCATCCCATCTTTCGTCGCGCCTGGCATATCCTCACCTCTGCATGGTTGGTAGTTAACGTAGAGATAACATATCTTTTTTGGTACAATAAGCAAAGGAGAAAACAAATGTCACTACTTCAAGAGCTTCAAGCCTGTACTAAATGTGAAGGTCTCGCAAAAAACAGAAAGCTGATAGTAACAGCTGAAGGCCCCTTTCCTTCTGACATCATGTTTCTTGGCAGCTCTCCCAAAGACAGAGAGGAAATACAAGGAAGACCTTTCTCGGGCATCAGCGGTAAATTTCTCAGGGCTACGGTGCAGTCTGTGTATGACGGACACTATCGCATCTCTTATATGTGCTCCATTCTTTGTAGGACACCCAAACGTGAAGCTTCCGATGAAGAGATAACAAATTGCCGGGACAACGTTCTGCGTCAAATAGAGGTATATACGCCTAAGGTAATCGTGGCTCTTGGTAAGACGGCGCAATCGGTTGTACTAGGCTGTCCACTTAGTGAAACATCGCACTCGTCGGTAGGAACTTTACAGAGTATGCGGGTAAAGGATAAGTCTGTGCCTGTTATCATAACATTTGACCCACAACAAGTCTTGAAAGACCGCATAAATCTTGAGAGTATCTTCATTCGTCATTTGAGGGCAGCCACGAAGCTGACGTTCACTGTCTGAGCGACTGACCCAACTAAAACAAAACTGTAACTGGCTCGCTGTATAGCAGCGAATTAACCCGAGGAGTATCCATGCGTTGTTTGCAATGTAGGGGAGAGTTGCCGCTGTCGGCAAGAGACCTAGGTCTAACCAAATGCACCACTTGCGGCTTGGACTTTATGTACGACGTCACCGACATATTCGAAGATGGGGCTGAGGGAATCGTTAGAGAGAAGCGCCCTGGGCAGATAGCGATGGCCCAGCTTATCGAAGAGAACCTGTACACGGACGAGCAGACCGTGATGCTCATCGAAGGCGGAACAGGAATTGGTAAGAGCTACGCGTATCTTATCCCTCCGATGCTCAAGCACCGTGAGGATATCATCTCACGCCGCATCGAGAATAAAACTGGGTATGAGCAGCACGAAGACGTGAAGCGCTTCTTGAAGGGTAAGATTTACGTCTCAACTACCAAGATTCAGCTCCAAGACCGTATATGTGACATCGACCTTAACGAGGTCATCATCCCCAAGTTGGGGCTTGCGCCTGAAATCAAGGCCATCATCCTCAAGGGCAGCAAGCATTACGCTTGTCTACACCCAGCGGTGACAAAGAACCTAGACGACCAGTTCTCACGTAAAGAATTCGAGAGCTTCGTGCGTACGTACAGGGATAACAAGGAGTTCGCAGAGGACGGTGACTGGGAAGGTACAGTGCCAAAATGGTGGCACGCCATCTCATTAGAAAACTGCGTATGTGAAGATGATAAGCGTCAGTGTGAGCACAGCGATTACTGCCGCCCTGACTTGAACAAGTACAACGTCATCGTGACTAACCACGCGCTGATGACGTTGCTTATGGCCAAGAATCTCCTGCGCGAAAAGACACGTTACGGCGTATTGGAGATGTTGGTCGTGGATGAGGCGCACCTCTTCATCAGCAGCCTCTACAAAGCCTGCACGGAATCTGCCACGCTTAAGTCCCTGACTTACTGGGGAAAGAAGATAAACAAAGACCCCTACGTAACGAACATGGCGGTTCACCAGACTGTGGACCTTATGCTTGACGCGTTCAATACGCTGCACCAAGAGTGCTTAAGCTGGAGTAAGCTCTCCAGCGCCCCTGGGGGCATCCTACTCCCAAAGGCAGGCTTCTCCACAAAAGAGCAGCGCATAGTCTCTCAGCTTTACCCGCCCTTCATGACTCTGCTGGATGCAGTGCGTGCGCACGTCGGCAAGATTGCAGACCAAGTAAAACCCCTTGATACGCCAAGTAGTGATGCCCCAACGCGGAAAGGCGTTCAAAAGAACACCAGCAAAGACTTGGAGGGTATGGCGGCTTACTCGCGGTTACTGAAATACGGTGTCACACTCGCACGGTTTAGGGACGCCCTCGAAGAGGCTATGAAGACCTTCAGCACAGGCGTTATCGACAAACAGCTCCCTACTGTCACAGAGGACGGCATCAACATCGTCCCTGCCAACATCGGTGAGTACGCGCAACAGTTCCTAGACGGTGTCCCTAAGTCCCTGTTCTTGTCCGCGACGTTGAGCCTGGGAGGTACGTTCGCGTACATCAAAAACCAGCTCGGCCTCAATCGCCCACCTCTGACGCCCACACGTCCAACTAAGGTGATAGAAGGCATCTACCACAGCCCCTTCGACTACACCCGGCAGGGGTTCTCATACACACCCATCCACGTAGCAAAGTGCCCCACCTACAAGTCCTCGCAGGAAGAGAGGGAAGCTTGGTACATCTCCATGGCGGACGAAATCACCATGCTCACGGAGCTCAACGGCGGAGACGCCTTCGTCTTGTTCACGTCGAGAGTAGAGATGAACAAGATTTATGAGCACTGCCGGTATAACAAACCCGCCAATAGCAAGGTGTCCTACGTGATTCAAGACGCCGATGGCCGCATTGCGGAAGAACAGTATCGGAATACAGACCATGCAGTGCTGTTTGGGGTGAAGTCCTTCTGGGAAGGCATAGACGTCCCTGGGGATAAGCTCCGTATGGTCATCATCGTCAAGCTCCCCTTCCCCATGCTAAGCGACCCCGTAATCGCCATCGAAGAGCGAAAAGCTAAGGAAGAAGGGCTACAGCCGTTCGAAGAGGTACAGATACCCCGTATGCTCTTTGACCTGAAGCAGGCAGCTGGTCGGCTTATCCGAACCATGGATGACAGGGGCGTTGTGGCGGTTCTGGACTCGCGTATCTGGACCGGCGGTAAGCACTGGCTTCTCAAGGGTATGCAGGATGACCAGCTAAGGGGGAGAGCCGTTAACCCCATTGGTTATGGAGCGCAGGCTATGAGCGCGTTAAACTTCAAATATAGAGTTGACAATAGACAAATGTTCCCTAAGATGCTTAATAGACTTTATGCAACAAACCCTGTTAAGTAATTACGGGGTAAACGAAAGGGAGCCAAATGGCACGTCAAGCTGGCAGCAAAGTTATCGAGTGTACGAACCCCAAGTGCGGCACTCGTTTGGTTGGGTTTCCGGGCGAGCAGGTTATCTGCAAGAAATGCGGCACCAAGATTCGCCTGACCAAGGCCATTCTCGCCGCTGAGAAGAAGCCCGTCGCTAAGAACGTCCCGGCCAAGAAGAGCGTGAAGAAGGTTGCGGAGCCCGTCGCCGCTAAGAAAAGCGCCAAGGCTACCACAGAGCCCGTCGCCAAAAAGCGCGGTCGTCCGGCCAAAGCGAAGTGATAGCCTCCTAGCTTCTCCCAAGTTGCAATAGGGCCATCGCGGGGAATAGCCGTAGTTCGAAAGGACTGCGGCTTTTCTTTTTTCCTTTGACAATGGGTTACCGTGTAGTCATAAAATAACATATGCGCTTTACTATAGGTGTCTTTACAAAGAAAAAGTTAGACGGCACCTACATGGTGTGCGCCTCTACCTGGTTTGCACAGAAGCCAGATTTCTCGCTGAGCAAAGCAAATGTGGCTCAGATGAAGAAAGAGTTGATATCCCTCGTGTGCGTAGAAGGTAAGAGGGAAGCAACGACTATCAACGTCGCAGTGACACGAGCTATCGAGCAGTTGTTCATAAAGAATCTTGTCGCTAATCCTCTTAATGACTATCCGCCCATCATTATCCACGCGCCTGCTACAGCCCGCGTGATATCATCCCAATACCGCTTCACCCCTGTGCGTGGGTGCTGGTTGATGAACTGTTCAAAGAGAGCACTGGAGGAGATATATGAGTCTAGACTTCCCAAAACCCGAGGACATGCGGCCACATGTGGATGTGAGGACCTGCGCAAGATGCAGAAAAAAGTTCCTGCCGGGAGACCGGGTAGCAGTCGCGCATATCTACCTCAATATCGCCATGGACTCTAGCAACCGCGTACCTGGTGCTAACCTAAGCGATGAGTATGAGCTCGTGCATATCAACTGCAAAGACACGCGCTTGGTGAACGGGCTGCAGAACTAATGGCTACCGGTGTACATAATCCGTTTGGACCTCGGCAGAAGCCACCTAACAAGATTAGCAAGCACGAGATAGGGGACTTCGATACCGAGAGCCACCTACGTAGGGTGCCACCTACCGTGTCGCTCGATGGCCTCAACTACGTCATCACATTTGTGGGCACAGATAAGATAGACGAGGTCGTCGATAAGCTGATTGCGCTGCTGTATGACGTATCTAAGACGCACGCGTCACAGCTCGCGAAGAGAGGCATCTTTGCCGGTCCCAGGATAGTCAAGGACGACGAGCGGGCTATCACCTCAAAGGGCAGGCAAGTCACGGTTTATGCGCCAGAAGATAGCTCGCGTGAAGAAGCCATCTATAGCCGTATCGCCCATGCGCTGTTGGGGTTGCCTATAAAAAACATCTTGGTTAAGCACCAAGTAAAACTCATGGAAAGGAGCATGCCGTGAATAACAAACCTTGTGGGATGTGTGAGGGTTTCTTTGCGTTGGAGAAAGGGCTACAGGACGGTTCTCGTAAAGAATTGAAGCATGGGTATTGTCTGAAGAAGAGCACATTCGCGTCCAACAAAGTGGGCAACCCTGTGCTGCCTCCTCGTGCAAAGACGGCAGAGCTGCCCAACGCAGTCCACAAGCTAAAGATTGTGCGCGTGAACGAAGTCGTACCAACCTGCAACGAGTTCAACCGTAAGGGGTAAATCATGGCTGAAGAGAAAAGAGCAGACGTAAAGGTGCCGGATGGTAAGGGCGGTTGGGTCACCGTGGAGCCTGGCACGAAAGCCAACTTGGATTCGAAGAAGACGTCTGATGCCGCTGAGATTGCCGCGCGTAAAGATTTCTTTGAGCGCGTGGGAGCTGCGACTGAGGCCCTCAACAAGTTCATGGCGCTGTACGTTAAGGACTATAACCTTAAGCCCCTCGAGGCTGCAGCGGCTATCTATCTCGAGAACTGCAATAACCGCTTTTACTTTCCGGCAGACCTCGGCGGGCAAGAAACCTTTGACCATATGACATCTGAAATCTGGGATTGGTTTGTAAAACAGGTAAAGTCAAGCCCCAAATAAATCCTTCCAAAAATCCTCTTTCCCTTGGTATAACTCCATACACGGACGCTTCTACTACTTGTGTCGTATGCTTTTAGCTACGCATAGGGAGGTGAGGAGAAGTCTCTCAACCCCAAGGAGGAAGAGATGAGACGTTTTATTCCTGGTCTATTTATGTTCGCGTTAACGACGCTAATGTTGTTAAATGTGAACGCTGCAGAACGCCCCTTATCTAAGGAGGCAAAGGGTGCCTGGATGACGGCCACCCCTGCAGAAGTTGAGACTGCTATCCAGCATATCCTGGAAACAGAGCCAGCCCATCATCTGAATAAAGATGATGACGCCCGAAAGAACATGGCGGATAAGATTGTTGAAGTGGGTCAAGCTATCAACGTTCCACCCCTTCTCATGTTATCCATTGTGTTCCGTGAGTCCTCGTTCGATGAAAAGGCTGTCGGTAAGCTGGGGGAACTTGGGCTTATGCAGGTAGCAAAGATTCATGTGCGGCACCTAGAGTGCGACATGAGCAATGCCGTGGGTCAGATGACCTGTGGGACAAAAATGTTGCGTGACGCCTTCGATATTTGCCACACTTGGAATGGGGCACTTACCCGGTACGCTACGAAGGCAGGACAGTGTACCAGCGATTCTCCTCACGTTATGAGCAAGGTGAACTTGCGCATGCGTGATTGGCAGCGCCTATCCATTGCGGTACAATCTCACCGTTATGAGGAAGGGACAGAGGAATAGTTTGAACGGGTCTTTGTATTCATTGGCAACTGTGATCGCATGCATACGCAGTAACTGCGTACTTTTATGCTTCGTGCCAGAGCGCACAATCCTTCACGTAGCTGGGTCGAGCTCGATGGAGCTCTCGGCCCTCAAAGCAATGAGTACAAAGGCCCTACCCTTTTACAAGACCGTGTCGCTACAATGTTTGGACCATGACTTTTCCTAGCGTAGTAACTACGCTCCCTTTGTTTCTGCGGGTCGTCGCCCGGTGTATGCCCGATGCATGTATAGTCCCTCAAAGCAAACAAGTAGCGACACGGTCTTGTAGTTCTTTCCCTGAAAACCCTGCAGAGTAAGTTTGGTATTCGCTCGTTCGACGCAGTAACTGCGTCCCTTTATGTTTCGCGAAGACGCGGGTAAAACCACCCGAGGCTCTTTTCTCCGCCAGGACATACTAGCCCTCAAAAGCAAACCTCTGCAGGGTTTTCTTTTTGTTTTGCCTTTACAGCGTAACGCCATTAAACTCAGCCCATGTTTACAGACAAAGAGAAGGTAGTCGGCGTCATCGACGTCACATCAGGCGGCATTCTCGTTACAGACGCTGTGTGGGCCAGCGCACTTCCTATCACAACTGACAGCAGTCTTACGCTGGACTTGAGTGTTCCAGCCGGTAAGATTCCTATTCTCTCACTTATGCGCGGGGGCAAGCGCCTACTCATCATTGATATCGATGGCATGTGGAAGAACACAAACATGGCCGAGAACGTGGAGGTAAGAAATCCACTCTCAAATGAGGAGGTAGAGAAATGGTGATTGTTGGGATCCATGGGAAAGCCCGTAGCGGAAAGACTACGGCAGCAGAGTATCTCATGCGGGTACATGGGTTTATGCGCCTATCGTTTGCTGACGCCTTAAAAGAAGCAGCGCACCTTATCTTCGGCATACCCATGACGGAGCTCTATAGCGACCAGAAATCCGAGTTCACACGTGATGTTCTTCAGAAGCTAGGCACGGATTGCTGCCGCACACTGGACCCTCAAGTATGGGTGAAAGCCTTGGACCGTAAGATAGGTGACCTCTACAAGTTCAAACCTGGCTCGAAGATAATCGTGGATGACGTCCGCTTTTTCAACGAAGCGGAAATGCTTAAAAACTGGGGAGCAGGCATCATAAAGCTTAAGGCAGGTCATGAAGATGACCTGACTACCGAAGAGCAAAAGAAACACCTCAGTGAAGTTGACATGGATAGAGTTCCTGAGTCATTCTTTACCGCTACGTACATTAACAGCGGAACAAAAGAGGAGCTCTACCAATTCATGGATACCGCCGTGTACCTGACCACACGAGGTGCTGTATGATTCAGCACGACGCACTCCCAGCTGACCCAGACCACCTTGAGAAATTTATAGTGCCCGCTGAACTAACTATTGGAGTAAGCGCGTTCATAAGAATATTTCAAGAAAATGAGTACGTAGGAGAGGCCGTGTCTTTGGAGAAAGTAGCGAATATTTCGCATGCTTGGATGCTAAGTCATGTTATAATGTTTAGGCCGGTAGACTTTAACGTACTAGTAACGGTAAAAACTAGCGTGTCTTCAGCCTCAACTTTAGGCTACTTTGATACTGAAGGTTGGACAGTAACTGCTTTTAGAAGCGCACCATTACATGAGACTTCTTATACAGGTATGTTGTCAAAGAATGCTGTAACACGAGACTACGTTGCAGCTGATATCCTCGTATTTGAGCAGCTAGGCTTTAAAACCGACAAAAAAGGAGAGACCCTATGAACAATCAACGTCCCCAGCTCCAAGGTATGCCCGGTGGTCGCGCCCCTCAGCAGCAGCCCACGCCTGAGCAAGCACGCATGCAGATGAACCCCATGCCCAACGACAAGAACCTCATCCCTACGCTGCGTGGGCTGCAGCAGTGCAAGATTGCCGCTGAGCAAAACGGCATGAACAAGATTCTCACCGAGCTTGTTCAGACACACGACGAGAAGCATCTCCCGCTCATCTCTGAGGCCATCTTCGAAGGTATGAAGTCTGAGTTCGCGTGTCGCAAGATGCTCGAGGAGCGTACGATGGCCAACCTCTCAGAGGACCCGGCGCTGTCGGCGATGCTGGGTGAGCTGCGCACCATCGAAGAGAAGATGGAGTCGCTGCAGCAAGAGCTGGATACCAACGCCAGGCGCATGCAAGAGCTCAGCAAGAACCTCTGGACGACCACAGTGAAGAACTACGGTCTCACTCCCGAGCAGCGCTCCTACACCTTTAACGAAGATGGCGGCGTGGTGAAGCAGGTGTCTCTCAACTGTGACGCCTGCCCTGTGTTCCAGAGCACCGTTGAGATGCGGAAGAAGCTGGCGGCTGCGCTGCTCTCACACGGACAAAACAATGGCTGACGAGCAGCCAAAGAAGATGAAGGCTAGCATCGAGTTCGAGATCGTTGAGGGTGCTGGCATCGACGCTGACTCTTTCCTGTTTACCCTAGACGGTAAGCTCATTGGTTGTATGGATAACTTTGAGCTAAGGGTAAATAAAGACGAGAAGATAGGCATGCTGTACTTTACTCAAAACCGCATTGTTCCTGGAACAGGCGTGCACGAGTTTACTGGAACGATGCTTAAAGAGGAGCACAAGTCAGATGACTGACAACGAAGCCCAGCTAGAACACGTCAGGCTCAACCACAATCTCTTCCGCGAGATGCAGCACCCGGCGTTCAAGAGCAAGAAGTTCCTGGCGTTCTTTATCTACGAGATTCTCTCCGCCGGTATGGCTGCACTTACCGTGTGGAAGCAGCCCAACCTCGACTGGCCCTTGGCTGGCTACATGCTCGGCATCGCCTTCTCTATGGGCGCTGCCGCGATGTGGTATCTCGGAAAGCAAGCCGCGACGGATATGTATGTTCGTGGGTTTGCTATGGTCGCTGGGAAGCCTGGCGTAACCAAAGAAGAAGTCGAAGAGCAGATCAAGCAGTCCGTACCTCCTGCCGCCAGCCACCTTGGTGGAGTTGAATATACCTCGCGTCCCTAAGAGCAAAAGAAAGGGAGCTCAAAGCTCCCTTTCTTCGTTACGGCCTCTCTGGTTTGTCTTTGACGATATCCTCAAAGAGTACGTGGTGCGACGTTGGGATTGCCGTGTGCATATCCCAAGCGAGATTACGGTACTCAAGGAGAACGTCTTTGTTCAGGCGGGTGTTAAAGAGGTTGCGCAAAGACCGCGCATTGATTGTGAAGATAAGCTGGGTGTACATCGCTTCAGGGATTGCGTACTTCGCGAGGTCGTTGGGGATACCGCACATAACAATCTCACGTAAGTTCTGCATCTGGCATAATGACGCGCTGTCTACCACAGAGTTGCCTGTGTGATAGTACAGCTCTTCCACGTCTGTTTCTTTACGGAGTAATTTCCCCAGAGTGAACCTAGAGCTCTGGACGCTCTCGACAGCGATGCGTGTCCTCGAGAACTCCTGAAGACACGCGCGAGATAGCGCAATCTCGAACGTGAAGACACAGTGCTCAAGGACGCTGGTGTGGCCGCTGTTGATGCAGCGAACAATGAGGTCTCGGTCTTTAGGACCAAGATCCCAACTAAGCTCGTCCGTATCCGACTTGTCTTGAGATGCTTTGCACATCCTTATCGCTTCGACAACTGCGATGAGGGGTGTGAATCGAAGTATCTTAGCGGCTGTCATTCTGTTTTTCTCCTAGGAATCTTGAGAGCTTCTTCTCTCAGTAAGAACTCAAAGAACTCAGCCACCAACAAGCGGGGACTACATACCTCAAGGGGCTTTTCTGCTTCCTTCATATAGATAAAGAAGCGGTCAACGTAGCTGCCCGTTCGTTTTGTGTACTGTTCCTTTTCTGTTAGCTCGGGCATAGGCACAGCAGCTTCCCCATCAAGAACTCCCAGCTCGTCTGGAAGCCCGCCGCGCCTTTGTGTTCGCCACCACCTGGGAATGGCCCAGCCTCGCCACAGCGCTTTGCTATTGCGCCGCAGTCAATATCTGGGTTAGTGGAGTAAAGGCTGACCGTGACCTTGCTGGTGTTCTCGTATGCGAAGCCGAGCATAATCTCGTGCTTCTCTGCGTTGTAAACACTGGCGAAGCGGTCGCTGCCTCGAGCTCCCATGTTGGCTGCTATCACCTTGTATATGGTGGACGCCGGAACCGGATGCTCGTATGGGACAACGAGCTTGGCATCGAATGCACGGCTCTTCATGAGGGCTGCGCTCTCGTATTTCTCGTACGCCTTAACCCTACGACCCGTATCTACGATGTCCCACGGAGAAATCTTAGGGGCAGGTCCTGAACCGGTACAGTGGCTCGTTAAATCCATAAACCACGCGATGACTTCCTCAGACGTAAAGGTGTCAAATCCCGCTTTGAAATGTGGCGCAGTACTGTTCTCAATCTTTACATGACGCCAGGTATCCCAGTCGCCGACGAGCTTGATGGCGTCTGGGGCTTCGTGGCAGAGCTCTTCTAGTTCGCTGAGAGACCTGTCGGGAAGTCTGAACCACGCCCACGTCAACTCTGCGCCGCAGTAACCATCGAGGCGTACGCCGTCATAGCCCCAGGATAGTCCCTTCTCTTGCTGCAACAGCTTATAGGCGCTGATGCTGCTGGCGTGGTGGTCAATCCAGATGAACTTGTCCACACTGTTGGCCAGAGCTTCCATGGCTGCATCGAAGGGCTGCAGCGAGAAGTCCAACATGTAAACCGTGTCCTGCTGGTTGAACACATCCGGCAGCGTCATGCCGTAGTTCATCTCGATGAAGTTGGGGTGTATACCCTGCTTATCAAGGAACGCTTTGGCTATGCCTGCGCTGGCGTAGCCGTCGAGGTCGTTGTGGTGGATGATGTGTGTGGTCATTAGTCCTCCTTGAGTATGTCCTTTATCTCTTCATCTGAAAATCCTGTTTTATCCTGTGAGCAATGCGGGCACAGGTCTTGCGCTGCGGTACACTCAGGTGTGGCCTTCGTCCGCGTCCACCCCAGAGCCTTGAGCTTCTTACGGGCTTTAGCTGCTGTCTCTATTGAGCGCTCCCAGGTGTTGCAGGCGTCGCACCAGATTGTCACTTCGTGGGTGAGGCTCACATCAGTCCTCCTCAGTAAAGTGACTGCACACGAGCTCCATGCGCTCTTTCCACTCAAATCCCTTATCCCGCTCGCACTTGAGATAGTCCTCGCGGAATGTGTCTGCGGCTTCGTAGCAGGAGTCCAAAATCTTGGTCACGTCGGCTAGTTGCTTGTTCACGGCGTCGAGTTGTTGATGGAGTTCTGCTGTCTCAGCTCGGTGGATGCTTGCCGTCTTAACTGCAAAGACGACAACAGAAGTCCCGCAGCACGCAATCAATGCGAGGATTGATATGGACCAGGTCTTTATCATTTTCCCTCCGTCAGCAGCTGAGCCATATAAGACAAAGATAACAGCTGCTTCTCAGTCATGTATCCCTTCATGAGCAGGATGGCTGACTTGTACGCTTCAATCTCCTCGCGCTGCTTGGCTATGGTGTCAATGAGGCTCTGCACGTCTGGGTACACAACGGGGTATACAGGAGCAGATTTCTCATCCATAGGAGGCAGGGGGCAGGCGTAGCTGTAGGTGCCTTCAGTTGTCATCGTTGGCCTCACTCTCATCCAACTCAAGCTTGATACGCTCCTCACGCGCCTCATCTTCTTGAGCTGCATCCAGGCGCTCCTCCACGTATTCCTTAAGCTCCTCAAGAACCTCGATATAATCCTCACGGGAGAGCTCCGAGGTTTCGTTAGCAATGTTATTACAAATGCGGCTGATGGTGTTGGGGGCTATGGGCATTATTCTTCTTCCTCTTCTTCCTCTGTGTCTTCGTCTTCAACGGCTTCGCTGTTCTTCAAGCGAGCAGCCGCAAACCTGTCCGCACACGCCTGGCGCTGCTCGGGCGTCATGGGGCGCACGACGTCTGACTTTAACTGCATTCCCATCTTCTTGGGAGAGTAAAGTTCCCAATCTCTGTCTGGATTGAGAGCAGCGTAGGGCATCCAGTTATATAGTGGACACCTTTGGTTGAGACAGTCCACCTTGCCATCTACGTAGTGCCCCATGCAGTCGTGGCATTTGGAGAGTATGGCTTGCTTCATCGAGACTTTTTTCTTTTCGCCCATTCAGTCCTCCTTACATAGCAGGTTCTCAAGGTCTCTTAGTTCTTTGGATATCCTAGCATAGCTAGCATCCGCCCTGTTAACGCGTTCTTCGTCTTCTTTAAGAAGAAAGGATAAGCGCACCGCAGCCTGCTTATGGTTCTCGATGCTGGCCCTTAAGGTCATAATCTCTCGCCATATTTCTTCTCTGTATCTGTTCTTATGAATGAAATCTTCTAGGATAGAATACTTGCTAGGCATTGTTACGCGCTCTCCTTATTGCGCAGTTTGCGCCAGTGGTTGCGTAGATTTCTGTCCGCTATTTCTTTGTGCTCATGGCTCCAATTTCCAAGGATGATAAGTCGCGTGGCCCAGTATTGATTTATCTCGTTCTCAGTAAGGAACTTGCGCTCGTAGTAATCAGAAGAACTCCACTCCTCATACTGCTCAAAATCTTTAAGAGTCTTAACCTCAAGAGAAGAACTGCTGCTACAATCATCGCATAGCTCTAGCCTCAATGGAATATCCCAAAGATTTCTCAAATTATTCTCCTTCCTTACACGCTGTGAACGCCTAGTGACCATCATGTGTTCACGGCCGCATTGTGTACAAATGTGCATCGAAGAGATGAATGGCATTATTGACTCCTTTGCTTTGGGTTTAGAAGCCCTTTGCTCCTAGACGTATACTCATACCAATATTACATGGGACTATTTAAGAAACGGCTGGCAGCAAAAAAGGGCCTGTCACCGTTGTGACAAGACCGACAGACCCTTTAAAACCCACAGCATTATGGGTTTTACATCTTCAGCGAGACTCCCACAACTAAACGACCAACGACGTCAAGCTGCTCTACCTTAGGTGTGCGATACCTGAGACCAGACGAGTCTTTACAGAGAACCAAGTACCGGTCACTCGCTGCGTACCGCAACCCGTGCATGCGCACTCCGCGTCCTTTGTTCTCTGGAGGCAGGTAGTTATAGAGGTCTCTCCCGGAAGGTATGAAGCCCACAACGTTGCCATCTAGAATGCGCCCCTGGTAGTCCCAGGATACTCGGTCACCTTGGTTGAATCTATTGGCCATTACCGTGTAATTCCGCCCTACGGAATTCCTTCTGTAGCTGGGCTGATAGGTGCTTGCTGGTTATGAACAACGTAACGCCGTATTTCTTTCCGAGTAACAAATCTATGGTATCGTAACCGTTAGTCTTTGCAATCATGTTTATAGCTTTAAGGTCATGAGCTGGAACCGGACCCCTCACACGCACGCTGTCCCCCCACACTTCTACGGTGTATTCAGCTGGCATGTTGTTACCTTTGTATTGCTCCCCAGGCGTCAATGATGCTGTCCAGTAGTGATTCCTCCGCCTCGATGTGAACTACGTCGCCGTTGGCCATATTGAGAGATAGCTGCCCCAAAGAGTTGCTAGGAGCATATTCTGTTATGGTTACCACGTGCTTAAGACTAACCCATTTTGTGTGCGCTGCCACACAAGTGGATTCTACCGTCATTACGCCGTTATCAAGTAATATAGCCGACTTGTAGGTCTCGTACACTGAATGCCTCCTCTACGCTTTTACGGAACGAGCTACGATATCAGAAGCAATCAACACATCGATGTTTGGGAAATAGTAGATAGACGCACCACAGAACAACCTCAAGGAAGAACTATTACCTTCGAAGACGCACGAGTCTATACTAGACATCCTAATATAGACATGCTTGTCCCTACAGATTTCGCCCTTCACGTAGGTCGGCGTGTGCTTCACGTACTTCAGCGTAGTGACGGGATTGCTCATCATAGTACTCTCCAGAAATCAGCTTCAAGCATTCCTTGAATACCTTGTCTCTGGAAAGTGTACGGCTAACTACGCGAGCAACGCGGCGGTCTAGATTCAGGTTTGCGGCTACATTGATTGTCGCAATAACCTCGTCACAGAGCTTCTTTGCTTCGGCTTCTAGTACTGGGGCGTTTATCGCTCTTAGGCTCCACGGCTTTCCGTTCTCTAGTTCGCTTGAGGGGACTATTTGTACTCGCATCCTTCACCTCTTTTTTGTTTTCGGCGTGTAGGTCATAGATGTCCTTGATGATTCTTCCGTAGCGGGCTTGCATCTCATCGATGTGGCTCACCTCCAAGAAGACGCAAAGGGTCTCATCGTAAAAGTGAAAGGCGTCTAAAAGCTGGTTGCTGTAAAATGTACGTAGGACTAAACGGAGCTTTAAGAGGCTCGGAAAAGTGTCTCTATGAGTCACGCTCTCTACTCTGTAGATGTTGTCATCGATAGAGAACTTTTTGTCTAACCAAACAAGGTCACCCTTTGTAAAGCCCTTAAGCTTACTGACGATTGGACTTCTTGGCATATTACCTACTTAGAAAGGTCACAACGTCTTGTGACCAGGCTTCTAGGCGCTCGAAGCTTTCTGGGAGCATGAGCTGTTGAGGGCGCATCCAGCTGACGATAGTACAATCCTCTGCTGCTGGCGCAGCTGTCTCAGTCGGCGCTCCGAATGCGTAAACAACGCCGAAGTGAACCGAATTGACAGTCGTATCCGTTCTGCGAATGAAACCTCGAAGTGTAAAGTCCGTGGGTAGGGCAGTTCTCGCGCGGCTACCAGTAAAAACGAATTCCTCGTTGACTTCTCGAGCTGCAGCAACTGTAAAAATGTCATCCCCAGTGTTGTCCACGGGGTTGATGTGTCCACCAACACCGACCGACCATTTAGAGTGTAGACGAGATTCCCCTCCTTTTGTTGTTCTCTCATAAACCAGCACTGCGGGCTTCCATCCGTATACGTAGGCATAGGGAATCACCTGTAGAATGGTGGGGTCGAACTCAGCTTCTTTACGCGGTACAAACGACGACGCGCTTCGAATCTCACTGAGAAGATTTCTATACTGTGGCTTGTAAGCTTTGAAGCCCTCGAAGTCATAATCGTGCAGAATCCTCGCAGGGAACACCAATACTTCTTCTTCCATCATATTCTCCTGTTCACATGTAGTTGTAATATTCTAGCGCCTCGTAGGTTGTTTGGGAATCATAAAAGATGCGTAGAAAATAGTCTTGCACGTAGTAAGGGCTTAAGAAATGCTGACGGCTGCCCATAGCGACGCTGTGACTAAAGAGTACAAAGTAGCGAAATCTGTTTCGTTTCTTACTGTGTAGCGAGCTCATATACGTAGTGCAATGAGGCATGTAGTCATTGTCCATACAAATCCCTCAGCTCCATCATGACGACCTTAAGGGCTCCTTGCCAGCCTAGGTCGTGTTCTTTAATCAGGTACTCTATGCTTCTGGGGTGGTTTGGGTGGTCCACATAGTAGATGTTAATCAGAGTTGCCCTAAGATAGTTGTGCGCCTTCTTTAAGAAGTATTTCGTCGCCATGCTCATAGCGTATGGCATGTTCTCGTAGGGCGGAAGTCGTATCACGTTGGTGCCTCCTCCAGTTTATGTACTTGTAATGCATGTCCCAAGTTATCCCGCCTGTGAATACCCGTGTCGCATTCAGCCCCATAACAAACGCTTCGTTTCTTAACCTGTGCATAAGGCCAGACATATAAATCTCGTAATTGTTCATGTCTCTCTCAACACCCTGTATTCCACGCGGTGATACCACGTTGAGAAGTTAAAGAGCTTCACAACCTCGTCAGCGTCGTAGATGTTGTGTATAAGGTCGAAGCACATAGTTCTAGGCGTGGTAAACATTACGAAGTCAAGAAGCTCATCTAAGGCTACGCGTGTGTAGGTTGCCATACTCAGACCTCAAGAATCTCTGCAGCGTCATACACCCGTGAGACTGAAGCAGCATTCGCTTACTTAGACGTTGAAGGAGTACTTTGCTCGTCTCGAACCTCAGCTGCTCCATCACCTTCGTTACTAGGTTGTGCCTGTACACGCTCCAATATCTCCTTCATCATTTTGGCTGTTGCGTCGTTGGGGAAGGCCACGGCATTGGCCTTATGGCATAGGTATTCGTTGCAGATGTCAGGGCGCTCATTACGCGGTAAACGACAGCCTGTCTCGGTGTTGTTGGGGCAGGGCTGCCAGTAGGATTGGTTGGGATACTGGGCTGTGAGCTCGTCTATATCCCGCCAGTAGCTGCAGCATTCTCCGCAGGCTATGGGACAAGAGATGTCAGCTGATTTTATTTCTTCGTCGTTGGGCATTGTGCTTAATTCCTTTCCACATGAGTTCTAACCAGAATCTACCTGATTGTATGTAAGACCCAGCTAGTTTGGGCTTATCAGGACAGTATTGATACGGTGTGTATTCCCGCATATGAAAAGCTTTTTCGCTTATTAGGCCCTTCATGTTAGCGATAACCTGAGCAGAACGCTCTTCTTGTAGTGTTTTTATATCAGTCATCTCTTCTGTTCTAACCTCAACCACTCATCTCTTAGTATGCCTGAGCAGGCACGGAAGGCTATGTTATTTCCGCGCTTGTTGGGGAACCACTCACCAGCCCCGTATACATGGTGGGTTTGTAAGTCCCTACGTAGATTATATAAACGAACCTTAATGGTTCTCAGGGCTGTGTCGGTGCTTAAGTTTGGATATCTTAAAGGCTCTATCATTCCTCCCTCCAAGCCCACAGGTAACTATAAGCAACCACTAGGTTGTAAGATATGTTTATAAAGCAGTTGCGCCTATTGACCCAGCGAGACTCGGGGTACTTATTTGCTAGGGGTAAAGACTTCTCTAGCGTCCACATAAGATTACAGATTGTTACGTAGCCTATGCCGTCTCTGATCATTTAGCCTCCTACGACGCTTGCGCTCCACATAGACATACAGGTCCTTCAGTGAGCTGGCGCAGTTACGGAAAGGAGTATCAATCTCCCAAGCAAGAGAAGTAATCTTTCCTTGTAGAGCACAGAGTTGCACCCAAAACACTGAGTACTGCGCTCTACGTAGGTCGCGTATTATGTAACGTAGCTGCGTCATGTCACCCATTATCCACCACTATATGCCGAGAGATACAGCTCCGGGTGTCACAGTTGCATGAGCTCTCTTGGGTGTTGTCGTCGCTGTCTTCCCCTACGCACGTGAACTCCCACTCTAGGCCAAGCACGTCTTCTACATATTTTAGTATCTCGTCCTTTATGCTTTCGAAGTTATACATCTTAACGCTGTTGTCGGCGAAGTAGAGGTAGTCATCGTTGGGCATGGAGTTGTCTTCGTCAAAACCCTCTGTGAGCAACCAATTATACCAACCCTTATCGAAAAGAGTTGTTGTGCCGTTGTTAAGCTCCTCTTCTGCTTTGGCGTGAAGCCATACATAAAGCTGCACCATCTCTCTTGTCTGGCCATTACCGTGAATGATGAACACGAAGTCGCTTCTGTAGCCCATAGCTCACCAGCCCCTCATAATGAAGTAGCGGTCGCGCTGCGCTTTGTTGCACGCCTTAAAATTCTTTCGGTATTCTTTCTCGAGCATGGTGGACACAAACAACGCCGACACTTGGTCAAAGAGCTCTCGTCGTACGTGCCTGTACCACCCAACAATATTGATGGGCAACGCTGCCCTGTCGCTAAAATCCACCATGTCGTTACCTCCTCAAAAGTGTTTAGCATTTCAGGTGCTTATACCCCAACCCTATCATTTCTTTCGGAGGTAACTAAGCATGTTAATGGACGAACAGAAAGTGTCAGTGAAGCTCTCGCTCTTGGAATTCCAAAGCAAGCGAACCTATGGGCTATGCATTAGACACAAGGAAGACGTGCTGGGCTGGAGAATCCTGGCAGCTATCGTTCGCTTTCTCACCGTAGGTAAGGTCAACCTTCTCGAGAAGTTCTGGACCACCATCGGTAACGTTGTGTACGTCCCAAAGCGCGTAGACCAAAATGGAAAGAATCTCCGGTTTGGAGACCTTCCATTCGCAGACTACCCGGCACTTAGGCACGAGCTCTTCCACGTGGCACAGTTCTATAAGTGGGGCTTTCCGTCGTTTCGAGGTGGGCGTGCTATCGGCGTTGTGCTGTTGGGGTTTTGTTACTTCTTTGTGTTCTTCCCTGTAGGGCTAGCTTATGTGCGCTACAGGCTGGAACGAGAAGCGTACCTGGAGGGTCTACTCGCAGCGAGGTCTATTGGGCTAAACATTCTTCAACGGAAGGAGAAGGCGATTCAGTATTGCTCGGTGTCTCCGTACTATCTGTGGATGTGGCCGTTTCCTCGGTCGGTGCGTCGATGGTTTGAGACGCAACTGGACATACGATCCCACAGTGCGCTTCGACCTTCTCAAGACGCATAAAGATTTCGTTCAGGCAGCGCCCAATCTCATCCATCATAGCGTTCGTGTTCTTCTTCAAGCCCACGTTGATGTGCATGAGCTTATCGTTCATCTCCTGCAGACCCTCAAGAGCCTCAGATAGCTTCTTCTCTTTGGCCTCTTTGGCGGCGTTGGTTTTGGGTTCGGACGTGCGGATAATTTTTCTTCTGGTCATAGCTCCCTCATTCTGTTTGCTAGTTGTCTGTACCTAAAACTGTACATACCGTGTTGGTTGTAGAACCTAACAAGAAATTCGGATTGTGTGAATGGGTACACCTTGCAATAAAGTATGGACGTCAGCCAGAATAGAATACTTTTGTCGTCATTCATTCTGATCTCTGTGCCGTAGCTCTTTGTATAACAAGTCTGCCTCGATGCCAACCAGCCCAAACAATCTTTTCAACTCGAGCTTATCTTTGGTTCTATAACGGTTGATATGATAACGCAGGTGGTGCCTAACATGGAAGACCATGTTGGTTTTTCTGTAGCTCAAAAGCCCCTCGCTTGTTCCTGGCATAGTTAACTCCGTCATACAGATAGTTATGTAAGTGGCGCCTGCACGCCTCCATATACTCTGGGGCTTCAAAGGGATGTTTGGAACACTGGCCGAATAGCACGCGCACACCCAAGTAGATGCGGCAGTGATTGACACACATGTTTTTATTTTGGTCGTGCACCATAACGTAGCTAGTCATCATAGAGCACCTTCTTGAACCAGTCGTTGCGGGAGTTGCGCCAAGAAGCAAGCATGGGAAATTGGTGTTTGTTACCCACGTAAACGTACCTAGCAATCTTAAGCAACTCCCAGAACATCATATTGTGGGAGTATCTGACGTAGAAGAGGTTGCTCATCTTAGTGATACGCCTCCAAGTTATCAAAGCGGTACAAAGACCGAAGGCTTACAACTGCGTCCCTTAACAGGTACTTATGTCGCACATACCATTTAGACTGACTTCGAGGATGGCACCACAAGTTTAACTGGTCCACATAAAAGTCCCTGCAAGCCAAAGCGGCGTTGTGTTGTAGGTTAATGCGCACGCGTTCCGTGTTCATAGATGTACCTGTAGTTGTGTTCGCACAGATAGAAGTTACGCTCGAAGATTGAACGGGGGGATTCTGTGTTGCTAGCTATCAAGAATTCATCGGCTTTAACATTGTGCCTATACCCCACCCACCATAAGAACTGCTTGAAGGTCTCCATACGCAAGCGGCTGGTTGTGTACAGGAGTGAGTCAACGGCTACGAGATTGGTGGGCATACTAGCTCTCCTAGCTCTCTGAGGGCCTTGGCTGCACTGTAGTTATGTAGACGTCTTACGTCGTAATTAGAGAATACTGTGCGGGGCCAGTTAAAGAACGCGTACCTACGTGAGTACTGAAGAGCGCTATATGCTGTGCATTTGTTCGTTAAGTCTTTTATTTTCTTGCCAGAGCTGCTGTGCAACATGGAAGAATACCCCGTAATTCCTTTCTGCCAGCCCAAAGTTTACAAGGGCGTTGGTGTAATCCTGCGCCTTATGGAATTTGAGGGCCATGCCACACTCGAGCTCAAGCTTGAACTTGAGGTCTTTGAGTACGGCCATGGCTGGTTCGTTGAGCTCTGCGATGGGAAGAATCTTCTCCCATCTCTCTTTGAAGAGCTCCTCGAGGTTGGTGATTTCTTGTTCGAAGGCTTGGGTGAAGCTGGTCATCGTAACCTCCCTGGGTTGTCGTTAAAACGCATAGCCAACGTAAAGAAGCACGTACGGCGCCAGATATAGGAGTTCTTACCCCAGTAGCGCATAACGTTGCCTTTATACTTGTCAGCCTTTTCCCACATTATTTTATTGTACTCGAGCAAGAACTTAGCATCCTCATCAGCCGCCATTTGCGCGGCTACCTGGTTAAAGACGTGTGTGAGTATGTCCCCTGCATAGTCTAGTAATGACAAGCTAGCCTCGTTCTTATGTCGGCTGTTAGGGCGTGTTTCTTTATCTCATGGAAGTTAATGAGCTTGTAACCTCGTAGCGTATACTCAGAGAAAGCAAAGCGCATAGCGTTGCTCTTACACTTGTCTGCTTGAGAGAATGCAAAGGTTCGCCACTCACTTAGTATTCTAGCGTCCTCTGTGTCTTGGATTTGCTGGGCTGCATACCGTGACCACTCTTTGTTATGGATGCGTGTCAGCATAGTCATACCTCTGAGTGCCATCAGCATAGTAGCGCAGAAAGATAAACAAACCCTTCATGTCTTCATAGTTACGCCGATAGCGCATGGCGCTGGCCTTGTAAACGTTTGCGGTAAACCACATGTGACGCAGAGACATGTTCTTTTTGGGCTCGTCAGGAAACAAGGTGGCGTAAAGAGTGTGCTCTATGGAGAATGTTAGCGGGTCCATCTCAATGTCCTCAGCGCCTCTAGCTTGTCCACAGGATAAGACAACGCCACCCAAGAGACAAGACCAACTCCAGCTATAAGAGCCAACGAGAAGATTGGGTCATCAAACAAGGTGGCACTGATGAGAGTCACAATCGTGATTGGCGGAAGCCAGCGCTGTCGGCGTTGGTGGGCACGGTTATATTCGCGCTCTATGGATGTCATGAGTCCTCCTTTTTGTTGTTCGCTGACTGATACCAAAAAGAAGGAGAACGTTTTAGTCTTGGTCGATTGGGATGAGCTCGACGTAATTGATGTGAGTAACGCGCACGGTGTGAGAGCCTATATCTGTATTGGTCACGCCAACGTCGATACGTCGCAGCTTCTTTGTCTTTACCTTGCCCGCGAGCTCTCTTAGATGCTTCAGCACCATCTTGATGCCAGCGTCACTCATGGCCATCGTTGTCCTCGTAGCCTTCCATCTGGGTCTCCATATAATCAAACACGGCATTTACGTAAGGATTCTCACCGTACCGTATCACAGGGAAGGACAGGGGTGGTGGGAGCATACACTCGCCCTGCCACAGCACGTGTCCGTTAAAGACCATGAGAGGAAAGATATATTGGCACTTTGTGTGGGCCAAGGGCTTGATTAAGAAACGCGGCATAGAGGGAGTTTAACGGCTGGAAGCTCAGGCATCAAGGAATAACTGCAGCAGTCTCTCCATCATCTTTACCGAGTAAAATACGTACAGCCTCTTCACAAGTATTCGAGACTTTGTGAGCTTCTTCGTACTGCATATGCAAGCGCTTCATCATCTCACGCTCTGAGAGCTCATGGACGATGATAGCGGAGAGATCCTTGCCAGACAAGCCAGCCTCAATCCAAATCTCATCTTCGGGGATGAACGGATAGATGTAATGATGCCCGCCCACTGAGAAGCTTTGGTCGTGAGCTCTAGCTTGGGCACCATCGATGGCGAGAATGCTTACAGAATCGAGAGGGCCTGTTAAGCCCTTAAGACTGCTAACAGCGTCGTGGACTACTGCGAGGGATGCTTGTTTATTATCCATTGTAGGTAAAATTACCAATCAAACCACCCGTAAGAGCGCCACCTGCTGCGCCAGCTAAGCCACCTGCGCCAGCTCCGCGAACACGCGACATACCAAGCGGCTTAGACAGTGCAAGACCACCAAGAACACCCGCACCAGCACCAATAGGTAGTCCCCACGTAAGGCCCTTAAGCTGGCCTCTATAACCGCGAGCTATCTCAGCGTCAAACTCAGCCTTAGTCATGCCAGTCTGTTGCTTGAGATACCTATCCTCGAACTCGGCGTCTGACATCGCTATCTTCTCGAGCACAGTGTCAGCAATCTCAGCAGCAGTTTTGTTCATTTTATGCTCCGGTAACACCTTGATGTCAGGCGTATGCTCAGCCCAACGCTCTGCTGTGCCTCTGGGCAGCTCACCTTTTGATTCAGCCGAGAACATAAAGCGCTGTTGGGCTTTGGATTTGAATGGCATGCAACAAGTATAGCAAAAAGAAAGACGGCCCCCTAAACCTAAAAACTTTGGTGGTGCTGCTGGTCTTGGCCTAGGGGGCCTGAGGTGTGACAAGTACGAATATACGTATTCTGCGTCACAATGCAAGCAACTTATTTACGCCGGAAAGGTTCAGTCCATGTGATGGGCGAGGTAGGTGCCCACAGGTCTGCCGAGATAGGAGCCCATAACGTAGCCAGAGGGACCACCAAGCGTGAGCCCTGCAAGGCCACCAACGGCGTCACCGGCAAGACTACCTGCAAGAGTGCGCCCTAGCTGGTTTAGATGTTCACCAGGGTTAGCCGTAGCAGCTGAGCCTATTGAAGCACCAACAGGGTGAAGCATGGAAGCACCGTAGAGCAGCCCTTGGCGTACGTCGCTGTAGCCATCTGCAGCTGTCTCTGGGATATGCTCGTGGTGGGGGTAGTCCATGTAGCTGTACTCTTCGCTGGTCTTGGTTCCGTGGTAGGCATCCACGATGGGCTGGGAGGCAAGCCACGCAGCAGAAGATGTAGCTAAAGGAACACCAGCGCGCACGCCTAAGTCCATGCCCTTGCTCGCTAAGCCCTTGATACCCTTCTCAGCAGCCCAAGGCATCTTGAAGCGGTTGTGCAGCAATAGACCTGTACCGAGACCTACGCCGCCAGATAGCAAGCCAGGAATCAGTGTGGCGGTAGCTGGCTGACGACGAGCTAAGAAGTCACGAACGCCTTCTTCGCCGTCACGCTTATAAATCTCTTCCACAGCCGGACGAGATGTAACCGCTGATTGTCCGGCACCAAAAAGAGAGCCAGAAGCAGCTCCCATGTAAGCGCCTCCTGCACCAGCAAGCAAGCCTGCCTTAGGAGACTTCATTAGTATACCTAGAGGAATGCCCGCAATACCACCACCTGTAACAGCTGAGCCCAAAGCATTCGAGAGTACTTTATAGCGCCTATCAGCAAGCACAGCTTCCTGCTGCAGGTCATGCTCAACAGGCACTTCAGCAGTCTTGGCACACAGCTCAGATAAGAACGTAGATATCTTGTCCAGGTCCATAGAAGCTAGCGCCTTATCCTCTGGTTTAGGAACGACAGGCGCTCGCTTCAACTTCTCTTCTTGCTGCTGGCTCGTGTTGATGCCAGAGAGACAAGTAGGCCCAGAGATAGGAGGGAAGTTGGCGCCGCCAGCGGTCTTCTGCGCATCCTCAGCAGCCCACTGGGCCTCACGGTCTCGCTTAGTCTTCTCACGAAGCTTAGCCATGAAGAGCTGGTCTACGCCTTCTTCACCTAGTTCAGAGATGATGCGCCCGATTTGTCGTGAGGAGCTTGGGTCCATGAGGGAAGTATAGCCTAATGGCTATCAGAACGTAACCAACCAGGAAGACCAGCGAGGCCACCAAGCGCACCGCCAGCAGCCATACCCATACCGGCACCAACAAGGCCACCACCAACGCGACCATGCCAGGGTTTAATGCCGTGCTCAGCCGCCTGGGCCAACAGTTTAGGCTCTTGTTTACCGATGGCACTAATAGCGGAATTACTACCTAAAGCGCCAGCAACACCGCCCAGACCAGCACCAATACCTGCGCCATAAGCTGTGCCGCGCCCAGTGCTCTCAGGCGTTGCAAGGGCACCGATACCACCGCCAAGAGCAGTAGCTCCTAGACCAGCAGCTAAAGCAGCGCGTCCATGCCCTCTAGAGGCAAGAGGAGCAGCTGCTAAGCTGCCTACCAAGCCACCTGCCGCAGTACCGCCAATGGCACCAGAATAACGGTCACCCGCTGAAGGGTCACGCTCAGCAGCTTGCTTGGTGAGGCCCAGCTCTTCAAGGGCAACTTTGCACCCGTATTCATACGCCTGCTTAATCATTTCGTCGTGCATCTTCTTCCTCGTAGATGGAGATGTGTAGTCTCTTTGACCACTGAGAAAGTTTAGGACGTGGGAGGGGGAGGGTCAATAGCGAGAGCGAGACGCGATAGCCTTGTTACCCAAGGATCTTTGTGAGGCAGCTAGACGAGCTTCTTCTAGCACACACTTAATTTGGACACTAACTCGTATTACAGGCAGCTTATCTAAGTCAGTTATTCCGTCTTCTTTTATCATCTTCATAGCTAATAAGTTAGCTCGGTTAGCAATAACAAACCAAGTGCGCCCAGGGCAGCATAACATAAGCTCGCGCCTATCATCCTCCGTTAGGTCCTTTCTATACAATCTAAGAATAGCCAAGTCTTCCTCGGTGCTGAAATGCAACCGCATTTTTTTGCCTTCAGAGTTACCGAGACGCTTGTTAAGCTCATAAGCAGCTTTATGGTCCTCTAATGCTTTTCTGCGACGAATAGCGGTGCTAGATTTAAAGGATAGTTTCTTAAATACAGAGAAGTCTAGATTTCGCCACTCGAGTAGAAAAGACTCAAAATCAGGTATGATGTCTTTAGGATTACCCTTACCTCCCCAATCCTGTGCCCCTAGAGTATCAAAGGCATCTAGGCTAAGAACAAAGCCTACACCTGAAAATAACCGCACAGCCTTGCAACTACCAATACGACGTCGTTCCTCTGTAAAGTCCTTCCCCCACCACTCAAGAAGGTCTTTCATGTCTGTGTACTTATCACGCTCTACCCAGTCATAAAAAGTCATGTAAAGCCAGCGGTTAGAAGTTTTTCTAGCGTCATCGGTGGCGAACTTAACTTTAAGTCTGTCTGATATTTTACGCGCGTAAACTACCGTAGGTTTGGGAGGTAGAATACCAAACCATTCATGTAGGTGCCGCCAAGGTAACGACACATAAGTCTGGTAACCTTTGTTTAGTACTTTAACAGGCATAACCAAACCATTACTACTCAAGGTGTGTTTGAGCTGGTAATGATTAAAACCAGAGCGAGTGTTAGGTTTTTTACCTGATTTAGGCACGGCGATAATTCTGTCTTTAACGGGCTGGAAAGTAGCTTTAGTACCGTTATGGCACTTACTGTATGCTCCCCTTACTAAAGATAATACAGGCGAAATAGGCACACAGAAACATCTCTTCGTCTCTAATAGGTCAGACCCTCGTAAAATTGAGTTTTCATAATCAATCCAAATAGGGTGAAACTTAGCCGCTAGTCCATCCGCCTCTAACTCCTCCAGCTCTGTGTAAAACATAGATTGCACCGGAATAGAACCGAACAGTAGGGGTACAATATTTCGGTTTATTCTGTACAAGAACTCAGTGTAACGAAGCATAGAAACGCCGCTACCAGTAGCAGGATGCCACCCAAATAGCTCACACGCTTTTTCTGTTTTAAGTTTAAGTGCCCGTTTTACAGGGACCAAACCTTTAAGAAAAGTACCAAAATTACCGCAGTAAGAAAGAAAACGCATGTAGCGTGGAAGGTTAACGTACATATAAGGACCCAGCTCAAAGATATCCTGGTACTTAGATTTCTTAACGACTTTAGTCTCTTTAGGTATGTTGTCATGCGCTACACCAATTTCTGCAGCTAATCTATACAAAGGAGTGGCGAAAAGAGACTCGTCATTCATACTGGTAGCACGAGGAACTCCTGGCCTAGATAGGTAGGAACCTAGCGCAGAAGCTAAGCTAGCAGTGTAAGCCATAAAGTATTCAGATGACTGCCTAGAACAACTGGGGGTGATGAGAGTTGAAGGCTCGTAGGCATCAGTACGCGCGTCATTTCCACTTAGTAACTTCCAAGTATTTGTAGCTAGGTAAGTAACAGCGGGTAATGTGCGTACAAAAGCACCTGAGGGCTCGCAGTGATTAGAAACACGACCAGTAAACTTATGGATACTTACCGTAAAGTATAAACGATTAAAGGCATCCTCTAATGAGTCACTACCTACACAAGCCAAGTCACGTAAAACGTCAGCGGTCTCAGGAAACTCAACGAAACTATCTTTCACTCTATTAAACAAGAAAGTGCGCGCGTCCTTTGACGAGCCTTGAGCATAACCAAAAATAGCCCCGAGGGATGTATAGATGTGACTCATGAATCTAACGTCACGTTTAAGTTTACGCAGAGCGGCGTATTCAGCTACGCCATACATTACGGCGTAACGTGTATGAGTAGTCACGTCTTCTGCGTACAAACGGTCTACACCCTCACTCTCTATATGGACGTTGTTCCTACCAGGAAGAGCAGCTTTAGCACCGATAGAGGTAGCCCCTATATGGGATGGAATTTTTGCCTCTAAAGTACCCATAGAGTGGTCTAGGTAAGTACCAGCGTCGAACAGATAAGTACCAGACAAGAAGTCGTAACCATGGCGGGCAGAAGGAACAACACACATAAGTTGGTTCTTAATTAAGGAAGATAAACGAGACAGAGAAGTAGGGTCGTCTGATTTAAAGGTAAATCTCTCAGTGTGCAACCTGACCTTATTTAGATAGTCAGTTTGGGATGCCGAATAGTGAGAGACTAAACCAGGGTAATAAACATTGTATTTTTCAGCTTCAGATTGATAGACGCGGTAAAAGTTATGAGGAGTAAAGACACTGCGCTTATTGTGGTCGAACCACGCAGCAGAGTGTAGGTGCTTATTAGTAGCGAGGTAAGCGTATAACCGGGATAAGATACACTCATACGCAAAGGGATTGTAAGCCTTAACTAAAGGAAGCTGTAGCAGCAGTAGCCAACCCAGGGCAGAAGACGATGGGTAGGCGCAACTGACATCGGATTCCTCCGTAGCGTCAAACATCGCAGTTAGGTCCATCAGGGCATCTACAACAGAAAACGACATGGCAGGAGAACGGTCCACAGTGAAGAAGATACCTTCTGGGTGCAAGGAGCGCTTTACATATAGGGCGTTGTACCTATTCTTCGATCTCGCCCAATTCTGCAACGGATTCGTAGCAAAAACAGAGTCAAAGTAGGGGGCCTGCTCTCGGTAGGACCGTGTCAGGTAGGCTTCAAGTAACTGCAGAAGCTCTTCAGGATCGATGTTCGCTTGGATGTAGGCGTGCAGGGCCTCGGGGGACCGGCACGCCGCCTGGAGCAGTGAGGCCGCTTTGATATTCGAGATGAGTTCCACGTCGAACAAACCTTTCTAGTATGTAGGCAGAAATACTACAGAACCATACTTGTAGGTACACTGCCAAACCGGACCATTTTGTAGCTTGAAACTTGTACCAGATGCAACTAAATTTTTTAGGCTAAACAGGGGTAGAGGACATTAAGTTGTTTAGTACCCCTTAAAGAGTTAATAGATTTATGTCCATGTTATAGATTTAAAAGATACTCAAGTGTCACACGGTTATTAAAAAGTATGTGAGCTACAAGATACGATTAATACAGGCTTAGCCAGTAAAAAAGAGGGCTTACAAACTTATTCTGTTAAAACGTGAAAAACAGACATCGGTACAAGCCGAATAAGTCGTTAAGGAGGCTAAACAAGCAACAAAGAAAACGTAATGAAAACCAGAAAGGACAATGATTACGCTAAAGGGTAACGATTAATAAGGCGATACAAAAGGTACGATACAAACCGATTTAGTGGGTACGTTTGAGAAAGGGCCAGGTAGAAAAAAAAGAAGAACAAAAACAAGGCGAGAGGGAGCAAGCATCGTGTTTTGTAAGTATGAGACTAAGTAGTCAAGTAACAACAAAGCAACAACAAAATAACTAATAATTACAGTTAGTTAAAGGCCAAAAAGGGCGTACACGTCTTAGCAACGTAACCCCTTGTCTCTCGGTACATACATAAGGTCAACCAATAGAGGACGAACACGAACGCACCCCTCCGGACAGAATTCGCACCTACATGTAGGGACATGTCAGTACGATGTATGTATGCAGAGCGTTTTTTTCGTGATTGGGGGGGCTTTGTTATGTAAAGAGGGAGTATTAAATAGATTGCCAAGATTTTTAGAGCAATTTCGCACCGTCTCCAACCTTGAAAATAGGCCAAGGGAAGCCTTCCTTTTCCCAGGAAAACCCCAACAACCCAACGGCGCAACGGCTCTAGCGGCCCTTCAAAGAAGGGGGGCACCTGCTGAAGACTAACGAAGTACTCATAGCAAGATAAGGCCCGGAGAACCGACCCTACAAGAGTAGCCAACAGACTTATCCGAAGAAGCGTATCCAAGAGTACCTTTAAAAAGGGCCTAATAAGGGAAAACAGGGATACACAGTCAAATAGGAACAGTATGAGATACTAATGGATAACGAGAAATGAAAAACGAATTTATAGTGAACTAACCACTACTTACATACTATCTTATAGATTAAAAATAGTAGTAGTAGGGCTATCTGGCCTTTATCCCATCCACTCACGTTTCTCTTTGTTTCGCTGCATTTCCCTACCTTTTCTGTGGGCTGACAAGCCTTACCTACCATTCCAACACTGCTAACCTACAGCCCTCACTTATCTTCGACTACCTCTGTCTCTAGTTTTAGCTCTTCTTCGCCGGTTTTTTACCCTCACCCTCTACCTTCGTTATGCTCGTACTGTTCTAGGGCGACTTTGACCCTCGACAAACCTGGCAAATATCCCTTCGTATCCTCTTGACCCTTTCTCGTGCAATATCCTTGTCTTACCTTGCCTGTTTTTGTGCGGTACGAACTATTGTAGGTAAATAGGCAAAAGCTGCATACTTAAATTGAGGCTTACATTTTCGCTGAAACCTTTGTAATCCTGCACCTTTACGTGTTATGTACCTTTCATTTGTGCAATTTGTCTTATGCTCCTTCTGCATTTCGTGTGAGTGTCCTACTGCCTATATTCGAGTACACAGTTCTTTTAAGTCTTTATCTGCCGATACAGCGCCGTTATATAACTTTTTAGCCTCTGGCTCAGCTCCCTACTTTTCTTATAGCCTTGGTATGTTCGAGTAACATTTAGGTTGTTAGTCCCTACTTCGACTGGTCGGGCTCCATTACTTTCGTCCTACTTTTCGGTGTACCAATTATAACGGATAGCGCGTATGCATGGAATCCGGTTCCACTGTTCTTGCCTCTTTGGTTACTTGTTCGGTCCAATCCCCCTTGGCTCCCCCCTCTACCGTATATAATTTTTTGACTACCTATACTTACACGTAGGTTTATTCCCTCCCTTATCCTACTGTGTTACTTAGGTTATTTACGGCAAGCCTTGCAGACATTACGAACGCGGCTATCATCCAGAAGTACTTCGAGTGTCTCTATATCGAGCAGACCGTCTTCCAGGCGCTGCTTCATCACGCAGCCACATACCGCACATACCCATTGTGTGTAGAAGCACTTGTGACGGACGGAGTATCTCAGACGTGGTATGAGGGAGATTTGCTGTCGCACATAGTGTTCAAAGAGCATACCATGTACGCCAATGTACAACAGGGCCAGCACAGATACCCCAAGAGCCCAGTAATCCACGTATGTCGCCACGTCAGCATCCACATCTCCCCGGATAGCCCCTTGAACAAAGCATAGTTCACCTTTGTGACCCCCACAGCCCAAACGGCCCTTACATCTCTTGTCTTCTACGTACGTCGTTTTCGACGTAGACTTTCTCTATGCAAAGACATCAATCCCACAGAGACGACGAGCCGTTTGACCTCTTTACGAAGTTGGACCCTGAGAATCCTTTGCACGTGTGGAATGACGCTGCCAACGACACGACAGAGGGTCGTCAGCGTTTATTGATAGACGGCCCTTACGTTAAGCGCGCCTATGACTTTCAGGGAAACCTGCGTCGTTTCTTTAAGCCCAACCCTTACAAGAAGATGCCCCTTGAGGCTCTGAGCGACATTAAGCCTTCCAGCTTCGAGGGCAAGCACCCTGACGACTTCTTGTTCTATAACAAGGCTCTTAACAAGAACATCGATGCTCTTAGTGAAGAGGACCTAGCTGCCTTCTATCACGGGCACAAGCAAAAGGTGCAGGCTGCCCAAGAAGCCGTTGACCAAGAGGCCGCTGAGCAAGCCGCAGCTGAAGAGGCAAGGGTACAGGCCCTCCTTCAAGAGCACATCACCAAGTCCAACAAGGCCACTCACAACGTTGGCACCGATGTGATGCTTGGCACAGGTGGTCTTGGTGCAGGTCTTTACGGCGGAAAGAAGGTCTATGACACTCTGAGAGAGAAGGGTGCGGCTGCTCCTCCCACTCCTACCGAGGCTGCTCTCTTCTTGAAAGACGCCATCAAGAAGCTGACGTTGTTTCATCCTGAGAAGTTAACAAGCCCAAGGGACCTAGATTCGCTTGGAGCCCATGTACGAGAGTACGTTGCAGCTCTTCCTCCTGAGGTTAAAGCTCAGATTAACCATCTTCACGGTGACTTTGAGGCTGGGCATGCTACTGCGCATGACATCTTAAAGGGCAACATTCCGGCTCCACCCATTAAGGCTGCTCCCCCACAACCCCAACAGCCCAAACAACATAACGACGCTAGCAGCTCATCCACCTCTAGCGACGCCGCCCCCTCCAAATCCAAGTGGCCCTTGTACACAGTTTTAGGTGTAGGCGGTGCTGGGCTTCTTGGGGGTGCGGGGGCTGTTGGGCATCACCTATACAAAGAACGTGAGGCTGAGAATATGTTAAACAAAGAATCCGAGGAGCAACCCCTCAGCGAAGAGCAAATACAGACCCTACGCCTTATGTCTCTCACCCCAGAGCAGAGGGCTATGTACATGCAGGTTAACCCTGCTGGAGTACCAAAGATGGCAACCAATATGACGCCCGAGCATCTTAAGTCTCTTAGAGACGTGGATAAGAAGCAGGACAAGACCAAGTACCTACCCAAGAAGGTGCGGGGCATTCGGGAGGAATCCAAAGAAGCAGGCGTACGTGACTTCGTAAGCCGCCACCTAGGGCGCAAGAGCGAAGAGTTTATCCAAGGCCGCAAGGCTCTTGATGTGGCTGCCAAGGCTAAGAACGAAGAAGACCTCTTGGCCGCTTATGCCAAGAAGCGCGGTCTGCATGTGGACGAGAAGGGTGTGATTGGTAACCCACCTGCCCCTAAGGAGCCAGGGTTCCTACAACGTAACAAATGGCCGCTAGGTATGGCGGCTGCTGGAGCTGGAGGTCTGTATATGCTCAACCAACAAGACAAGATGAGTTCCTACGACGAAACCCTATGCCGCCTGGGCCTAGCCAAGCTGGCTGCCAAGATGCCGCCGCCTATTCCATTGAAGGCAAAGGGGCCTGCCGCCTCGAAGGGCAAGCCCTTCTTCACTCCTTCTCAGTCCACCGCCGCTAAGAAGATGAGTGGTCCTGCTCCGGCTAAAGCTCCTTGGGAAGAAGCCCAAGATGTAAAGCTGTCCTTTGATAGGGGTTACGTTGACGCTCTTGCTTCTCTTAAGCTCGCTGGCGCTATGGCACAGATGCTAAAGAAGGCGCCTATCCATAGTGGCGCAGCTCCCAAAGCGTATGCTGAAGGCTTTGGTGTGAGAGCTGCTAAGCCGGTGCAAGGGCCAGGAGCTGTGGATAAGGTTAAGGGTGCTGTGAGCGGTGCTGCTGATAAGGCTAAGAGCACCTGGGACAAGATGCCTACCTGGGGTAAGGGCATGGCTGCAGGTGGAGCGGGCCTAGGGCTGTTGGGAGCGGGTGCTGGCGTAGGCTCTGCTATGTCTTCTCCTGCTCCGGTTATCGTTAACCATTAAAGGATGACTACCATGACACCCAACAACGTAAAACAGGCATACGAGCTCGGTTACAACGACGTGCTCGAGTCGCTCCATCTCAAAGAAGCTGGCTTCTTCATGAACATGGCTGGTAAGGCCCGAGATCTAGGGTCTCGTGCAATGGGCGCTAGCCCTGGACATGTGGCAGCCCGTAGAACAGCTATTAACGAAGGCCGGGCAGCTGTCCAAGGGGCAAAAGAGACGAGTCAGCTTGCTGCCACCAAGGGCAAGTTCGAGCAGAAGGTACAGAAGATTCAGGGCGGTGCTCCCACTACTCCCCCAGCTGCTGGTGCAACGCCTACCCCGGCTGCTGGCGCTGAAGGCGCTGCCACTGGTGCGGCAGACAAAGCCAAGGGTTGGTGGGCGCAGCGTTCTCCGTGGGCTAAGGCAGGTATTGGAGCTGCTGTGGGTCTGCCCATTGCTGGTGGCCTCTACGCCGCTGGTGGTATGAATCCTCCCCGGCCTCAGCAGTATCCTCCGCAGCAGCAGTAAGCCTCAAAACAAAAAAAAGAAAGGGAACGCACACACCATTGTGTGGTTCCCCTTCTGCTAGGCAAGGAGGCGCGCGTTGTTACGCGGCCTTCTTCTCCTTGGCAGCCGCAGCCGCCGCCTTGTCGCGGGCTTCGGCTTCCTTCTCGAGGCGCTTGTTGAGGGCCTTGAGCTCGACCTTGTGGTTGGCGCTGTCCTCGATGTCCGCGAGTTCCAACTTCCTGATACGGGAGTTGGACTGCAGAATCTCTTCGAAGGCCAGTCTGTCCGCGAGGACTTCCTGCTTTGCCGACCTCTTGAAGATGCTGTTGCCTCCGATGAGGCCCAATTTCTTCGCGAGGTACATGGCGCCGACCGTGGACAGAGCGATTACGATAACCGTTGCGATTGTTTTGAACATGAGAGACTCCTTGATGTCCCCCCTAACCACGGCCTTAACCGGGGGAGGGACTGCAGGGGGATGTCTAATCCCCATTGTTTCTACATTATCTTTTACCAAGGAATAGGGTCTGTTTCTGACGTTTAGGGGGGGAGGGGGGGGTACCCCCTCCCAGAGGCAAAAGCAGAGCCCTTTCGGGGTGCTTTAGGCTCTCTTACCTCCCGGTAAGAGAACCCCTAGATTCCGTGGGAGACGAGGGGATTAACCTCGATCTCCAAAGAGGCAGGTGCCGTGGCGGCGGCCTTTTTGGCGGCTTTGGCAGCTGCCATTCGGGCACTGAATTCTGCGTCTCTGGCCTTCGCAACTGCCTCTTCCGCCTCATCCTCAGCTTCTTCCACCGCCTCGCAAACCGCCGAGGAGACGGACTTCCCTAGGTTGGAGAATCCTTTCTTTACCTCGGCCACGATGGCCGGGAGGCATGCCGAGAAGTCCGCGACCTCTTCGGCCAGGTCACAACCGGAGATATCGCTGCCGAAGCGCAGCATCGCGTTCATGGAGCAGGAGCCCGGCGCCGTCTTCGGCAGCTGGGCCAATACGAACAGGATGGGGTTCGGGTTGTAACGCATGGTTACACCTCCAAGTAGGGACGCAGCTTTCAAGCCCCTATAGCTCGAAATGGTCCTACATACTCTTTTACCAAAAAAGAGGCTCCTTTACGGTGTAAAGGAACCCCTCCTAGGGCTTATAGCCCCATCCTGGTCATTGCGCGGTTTACATCATCGTTTACATCTTGGTTTACATCTGGTTGGGATAGTATCTCTGACGTTACCTTGGACACAATAGTGCCAAGAGCTGCCATTGCTGCGGCCTTCAAGATACTCGTCACGAGTGCTTCCCAGTTCATTTGCGGTCCTTTCTGTTGAGAGAAATGACCAGAGGGGTACGTACAACCTCATACCAAGTAAGAGTCTTATTTTTAAACGTGTAGCCTAAGTGATGTGTTTCCAGTCTTTACGGAGTTTTACTCGTGATATCTGTACCTGGCTAACACCGTATATAATCCCTAATTCGGCTTGAGTAAGTTTGCTTACCCTTATTGCTGTAATATCTTCTGCTCGTAGCTTAGCGCGCGCATTTTTACCGTAGTTAATCCTTCCTTTATTCAACATATCTTGTATATTTTCCGCTGGTGTAGCTACAAATAAGTGCTCGGGGTTAATACACTGCGGATTATCACACTTATGAGCTATAACCTTTCCTTTAGGTATACGCCCCACAAACACTTCATAGCTAGCTCTGTGTGCTTGTAGTGTGTGCCGCTTGTGGGTTCTAGGGTGTATGACTTCTGTTCGACCGTAACCATCCCGGTCTCTATACCCCGTCCATTCCCAACAACCGGACTCAGTATTTGTATTGTAGTGTTTTATTAGTTTTTCTTTTAAAGGCATGTAGCCAGACGCTCTACACATGTGTTGTGTCCTTTCGTCACAGTAAGTACTACGTATTTTTACCCAAGAAACCTACAATTTTCGCATGCAAAAGACAGCCCAAGACCTAGCCCAAGTAGTCTTTGAGAAGCTAGCCGTCTCCCGTTGGCGGGAAGCTATATATAGTGGGGAGTTGAACACGCCTGAAGCCGAGAAACTAAAGGCGTACATGGGTAAAGACCCAACACAGTACTCTGAAGGTCTTAGGCAGGGTACAATTAACCGCTTAGCTGACCGGCATATGAGCTATGATGAACATGAGCGCTTTACCCCGAGAGAACATCTACGAAATATAAAGAATAAATATATACCAAGTGGTGCTTTACCTAAGAATTATTCTTCGACTGAGCTGGTTACAGGTAATGTAAATGTCGCTCACCCCGAAGCTAAGAATCTAGGTTATATGGGAGGGCTTAAGGATAATCCAGAGCACCACAAGCAGCTTGCTAATCTAATTACAGGACATGAAGGACGAGAATCGGACTTCTCGTTTAAGAATTTAGATCACCGAGCCAACAAGTTATGGAATCGGTCACCTAGAAATGAACCCATCTTCACGGACACTGAAGCCAAGAACCGAATGTCACCTCGTGACTATGCTAAAACACAGTTACGTGAGGACATAGCTAGGCAAGAAGTAATTAGTAAATTTAAGCGAAGGCATTTTAAGGAGACCTCTAGAGACTTTGCTCCAACGCCAAAGACATTACTGCCTAGAGAGGAGAGAGCTGCAACTTATAAAGCGTTGCAACACGCTTCAAACATGGAGTACGGTTACGGCGCTCCTAGAGCAGAAGTGATGAAGAACTTAGAGAACACCGTTGTAAAGCCTTTGATACGTAGAGGAGCTCATTTTGACCCTGCTGTTTTGATAGACGAGGCACGGAACGCACGTATGATGTCGCCAGAAGTAGCCAAAGCTATGGAGAATGTACGCAAGGGTACAGGAGAACAATCCTTAGTACGTAGTGTAACTAACACGCCCGTTGGAGCAGACACCTATTTACCAGGTAAAGATGCTAAGTCGATTGCAAATAAGGTGATGGACGAGAGTAGTAACAGGATGAAAGCTCATGCGAGCAAAATTACAGGTAAAGTCGAAGAAAATTTAACTAAGCTTGACCCGTGGGTACAGCGTGGAAGGTGGGCAGTCGACAAACTAAAGCGCGGAGTAGGACTACTCAAGAGGTAAAAAAGGGCCAGAGCCCTCTTTTCTTGTCAGTGCCCCTCCTTTTTCTTCTTCAGCCAACTTAAAATACTTCGAACAGTACCTACGAATAGCTTGGCCCATATAGATGGTTCCAGAATCATGTGCTTTACCTCCTTGTTTACTTATACCTCAATACTACCCTTGGTATTATTCCTACAATTTTCGCATGCTAACACCCTACGAACAAGGCTACCAAGACCAGCTAGAGAAGCTAGGCTTCAGCTTTAACCCTATCAAGGGCTTAAAGAACATGTTTGGAGGGGCTAAACCAGCCGTAACCCCAACAGCCCAAGCCACCCAACTCCCCTTTGCGAAGACAAGAGTGAGTCTTAACCCAGGCCAACCATCTCCAAGTTCAGGTATGGGGCTACCTAGGCTAGCTGAACCAGGAAAAAGGACGCCTGGGTTGTTGGCCGAGGGTAAGCAGCTACACAAAGAACAACGCATCTACAATAAATCAGACGCTGCTATGCAGGGCTTCTACGCCCGGCACAACCCTGCCATGGTTGGGAAGCGTACAAACTGGAATCTCGATGCTGCGGAAGCTACCATACCTTACCCCGGTGATGCTGCGCACATCCAAAACCTCCAAGAAACCGACCGGCTTAACAAGGGTATCGAAGCTATTAAGGTAAAGAAGGCTCCGCAAGCAGGTGAAGTGGCCCTTAACACCCGTATGGTACGCCAGGGTAACCAGCTAGGCAGGGAAGCTGGTAATGAAATGCCTACCGCCATGAAGGTTGGCAGCTCTAACCAAAAAGAAGAACGCTTTGCAGCGTCCTTCTACGCGGGCCTCTACTCTTCAGTCGGCTGAGAAAGCAAGCCCACAACGCGCTCTATCTCGATGGGGTGGATGTCCATCGATTTGAGGGCAGCGCGTAGGCCCTCTTCACGGTTTGTGTACCTCTGACGAGCGGCCTCAATCCGCTTCTTGAGGAGTTCGTACTCCTCTTTCGTCAAGTCACTGATGCGCCTCCTCATCCTCTGCCTTCCTTTCTACGGTGCGATACTTCCCTCACAACACGTCTGCCCATCCGGGCAGGCACCAGGAAGTATGACAGCCATCCAACCGAGACAACTATTTACACAACCCCATGCTCTTTTGGGGTCCAGGAGTATAGGCCGCATATCCTCCCCACAATCCAAGTCCGTCTCCCACCCCGTATCAGATGACCACAAGGGTGGGTCGAGACACTGACCGAATGCGTCCCACGACGACCCGTCGTTACAGGTGTCAGGGCCGGTGTCTGTGTCCGCCGTATCCGTGCCGGGGTCGCTGCCCGTATCGACTGTGTCGGTGCCGGGGTCGCTGCCCGTATCGATGGCAGGTCCGGTGTCTAAGCCAGTGTCCGTTTCGATGGCAGGTCCGGTGTCCGTGCTGGAACCGGTGTCTGTTTCTACGGCAGGTCCGGTGTCTAAGCCAGTGTCAGTCTCTATGGCAGGGCCGGTATCCATGCTGGAACCGGTGTCAGTTTCGATGGCAGGGCCGGTATCCATGCTGGAACCGGTGTCAGTTTCGATGGCAGGGCCGGTGTCCATGTTGGAACCGGTGTCTGTTTCGATAGCAGGGCCGGTGTCCATGTTGGAACCGGTGTCAGTTTCGATGGCAGGGCCGGTGTCCATGTTGGAACCGGTGTCTGTTTCGATAGCAGGGCCGGTGTCAGCTGCCGTGTAAGAGGGGTAGTACGGGCTCTTCTTGCCCGTGTCGGTGGCAGGGATAGTGTCCACACTAGTGTCAGAGCCCGAGGGCTCGTCTACCAGCAAGGAACAGCCCATAAAGAACGCACAAAACACGATTGCTAGAGTTTTCATGACTTGGCCTCCTTAAAGGCTGGGTTGGTTGTACTACTAGCTTATACCCAATAAGCTCCTCTAAACCTCAAAAGCAAAAGGGGAAGACCCCCTTTATACCCCTCATGCCAGCTTATCCAGCTGGAGCATGAGGAGTACTAGCGCACATGCTGTCAGCATGGGTGCCTCCTTGATGTTAAAGAGTTGTCTACTTTCTTATACCCTTAATAACCAGCGGTTCTCGAGCAAACCCCAACAGCGCATGAAACGCCACGTCGTTTTTATGTACCCAACCGCCTATTAGGCAGTCAAGTCGTAATCCTGGCTTTGCTAGGTTTTTGGGCAGAAGGAAGATATCCATAAAGATGTCACGCTTTTCCCACCTCAGGTACATGTTTCCTGTTCCTTAGCTAGGTCCCACAGCTTCAGGTACGCGTAGAAACGACAGTGATACAGCGCATCTACAGGTAGAACTCTTTCTTTACCCCAATCAGTAACCATCTCGAATATGCGGCGGTTTATTCGCAAGGTACCTCCTCTGTGCGTTTAGCAGTATCCTGAATGTCTGGGTCTTGAATATGTACAGGTCTTGCATGAAGGGCCTGGAGCCTGATGTATGCAGGTGCTTTATGTAAGTGCAGATGAGCCGAAACGAGCCTTTATCCAGCATCTTATCTTGAGTCCTTTTACATACAGCCTAGAGAATTCGTCACGCTTTAGGCCGTACATGTTGAGCTCCACATTGGTAGCCATGCCCCGATGGGCGTAGCCGCTTATAACGGCAAAGATGTAGGGGCTAATTAGCATGTTGAAGCGAGAATGAAGCGTGCTGGTGTAATAGACGTAGAAAGGAGTTTACTATTACTCCATTAATGTTTATCCCTACCGACCTCCTGTGAATGTACCTTCTATCAGCCCTGTCGGCTATTAGCCAAAACGTTCCTTGTGAGATTTTCATTATATCACCACCTTAAGGCGTCGCAGTATCCAGAGAAAGGGCCAGGTTCTAGCTGCGTAGGTGGACCTTTGGATTCCTTTGTCTGGATAGTGCCGCTGGAATGAGCCTTTATTAACGTACATCTTGCACACCCACACTGCTCAACCTGGAGCCAATAGCGTAATTGTTCATATGGAAACACCCTGCGCTTGAAGTTCTCCTCAATATTCACGCCCTCCCCGGCCAGCTTAAAGCTGAATTTGTTTATGAGCATCTACCACTCCAACATCAAAGGCCACGCCCACGGCTCTAGCCCGTCTCTGTCCGCGTAGTGGTCCATTAAGATGATTATGTTGATTGTCTTGAAGAACCAGACATCCTGCCTGTTCCTTCTAGGGTTGTGTAAATACTTGTGAACTACGTGGAAGGCGTCTTCTTTGGGGGACATCAGTACCTCCTGAGGTCAATCCCAGGCAACCACTCGAGGTGTTCTGGCGTTTGCTCCATTAACCACAAACCCAAACAACCCCACGGCCCTTGTATCTCCAGCCCCCTCTGCCTCTCAAGCAGCATTACGGCGTATTCCAGCCATGCCTCCCTCCTTGTCTCAGCGCCTTCGCCGGTTAAGGATGTAATCAATACTTGCAATTCCCCCAAGTTCTCTTTTACGTAGTAGCTCATTGTACAATAATTCTAACCTAGTTGAGCAGCGGTCGAAGTAGGCGAGCATAGCCCACCTATTCTCACCCATCTGAGAGCCATCTTTAACGCCGTAGAGCATGCCCCACATCATGGGGCTTGGTTTTTCCCACATATTTCACCTTAAGCGCTCTCGTATGTGTCTTGTTTCCAGCCGCATATACTTAAGCTTCAAAGCTTTTATTACGTCTTCCCAGTGGAAGACCATGCCTATACTCACATGCGCGCTAGGTGAGAAGTAGTTACGCTTGTAGAGCAAGCGCATATTATATACAGCCTCATCTGTGAAGTACATGGCTTACCTCCCAAACCAAATTGGATGTGGGTGAACGTACATTTTCGCTAGCTCTCTGGCTGCTTCTCGGGTGTTGTAGGGGATTACCCCCACAAAGTAATCAAACACTTCTGTACTTTGTCTTTTAAATACCTCGCGCCTGTTCAGTCGCATGGCCCGGACGTGCAGGACTGGGCGGATGTTGCTTATTCGCATATTGCTCCCTCATCAGCGAAGCCCCCTCTAGTATGAACCAACGTTCAAACATACCGTGGTGGCTGAGGTCCCAATAAGACGCAGAGATTAGTCCTATCCGCGCCTTAGCGTAGTAGTCTACATCGAGCATGCCCCTTCATTGCCTCCTTAAATGTCATTCTTATGTAAAAGCGGCTACACGCAGTCTGCATCCACTCATGGTCCTGTATTACATGCTGCTGAACTGCGACCCTAAACATCCGCATAGTTTCTGAGTACATCATAAATCTCCCAGAAGTCCTTGCGCTTTTGGCGGTACATCCATGAGTGGCCAGCGTAACTAGGGTTAAAGACTACTTGGCGCTTAAAGAACGTTCCGTAGAACTTAAAGATGTTCCGGCGAAAGTCTTTGTTACATATCACGGCAGCGCTCCGGGTAGGAGACCCCATACCTAGCCCAGCTATAGAGGCTCCTTATGTTAATAACGCGTCTTTCAAATTGAAAGTTTAGTTCCCATATGTACTCTGCAGGTGTTATAGGCATAGGCGCATTGCGAATTGTTTCTGCTAACAGGTGATGCACGGATATTTCTCCTTCAGGATTCTAATCCAGGTAGTAAAGTACTGCCGCCTGTCTACCTTGGCTACGTCTAGGTGGTGGCGGGCGTACACGAAGGCGGGTATGGAGGCGCATATGATTCTAAGACGGTGTTTCTTTCCGATGGTGCCATACATGCAGGTTACTCCATACCGCTCTTTTTGTGGGGTATATGCGGGCTAACGGTATGTCTAGGTACACGGTACCCATGTACTTGACGTAATACCTAAACAGGCTAGACGTAGCGGTTAACATTTTTGTATCTGTTTCTGCCTTAGGCGCATGCTTTCTCGGAAGTAGTAGCCGATGTGCCAGTCGAAGCCACTTAGGTTTTCGCTGAACACCCAGGGGCCAAACTCAATCCGCGCATAGTCGAGGTATAGCGCATCCTCCACACACCCAAAGCAGTATTTATGGTTGAATTGCCGTAAGTAGAAGCTCATGGAAGTCGCGCTCCTTTACGCGTAGGTATTCTTCTAGGTAGAAAAACGGGTCAAAGTTCCAGAACGACCTGTGGTTACCTAGGCACATATTGATTACTTGGATGATTTGGCGTAGGTCTGACTTGTTCATAGCCGTATAAACTCTGCAAACATAAGCCGGTTGTACTCGACTAGTTTGTTCATTATGTGCCTCCTCGTAGTAAAGGTATGCCAGTCGTCGTTAACGTCGCTGATTAGGTTTGTTATCAAGGTGAACTTTCCCATACATTTCCCTGTAAGTTTGAGCATCTCCACACTCCTGCGTGAAATTTTAGGAACCCAATGTTGCGAAAGTAGGCTGTGCGGTCATGAGCCCAGCGGAGGTCATTAGCGCGGACGTATGATATAACCATCATCCAGCCATATTGATGGACTTTTAACATAGAGTTGGTGCCACCTCTGTATTTTTAGAGTGCGCAGGTCGTTCATACCGCGCACAGCCCATATACGAGCATTATCGCGTACGTCGTCTAAAACAGACGCCCATATTTGTTTGTAGTTAATCATGCTTGAAATGTAGCCTCATGACCTCTCTTTCGTACTTCATTCTTTTTATTGCGAGATCATTGTTGCCGTAACTCAAATGCTTAATAACCCACCATAGAGCTATACGTATTTCCCTTAATCGAGTCATGTAGAATGTGCCACCTTTCTGCGCGATTTATCCTAAGGCAACGTGCGCCATGCACGGCCCAGTTTTGTCCGAAGCTAAACTGGGTTCTGACATCATCTATTACGGACTCCCAGGTAGGTATGTACCTAGTCATGGCACGCGTTGTCCCATATCAACTTCTTTCGCGAGTAGAGGTCCCGCATGTAGAATTCGGGGGGCACAATCTGCGCCCATACGCTGCTCCGCAAACTCCACCAAAGGGGCAGGGAATTTACCGTGGCCCTAAAATGGATGTGCAGGTGCTCGTGCATATAAACTCCGCAAGTTACTTATTCCTTGGTTAATAAGCCTTCGCCGTACATCTATAAGCACAAAGAAGTCACGAATAGCTATATGTCTGTACTCAGGCTTAAAGAAGATACTGCTCACCATTCCCGCTGTGCTGGCTATCCCACACTGTAAGGTCAGAAACATCCCAGTCTACCAGCCAGAAAGTAAGCCATAGCCATAATACACACCATGTTGATTACTAACATAACGGTGTCGAAGATGGCATAACGGCGATGCTTCATCAGACCGTGTATGCGGCGCAGTAGCTCTTCACGCTGGTCGTCATCCAACAAGGCGCCTTCTTCGTGGTAAATACGGCAGCCCTCCTCGAAAAGTTCAATACCGCGCGTGTTGTGCTTGAGATGCTTGATTCCTATCTTCAAGAAATAAGCATTAAAGACGATAACAAGAACGTTACCTATGATGGGCCACATTGTTTTCTCCTTTGTTTGGGTTTGTTACCCACTTTTACCAAGTAAATAACTCAGATTGTAAGAGGTACTTGACTCCCCAATCCCCCTTAAGCTATGCTCCCCTTGCTGTTCGGTTTACACAACCACTACAACGAAAGGAGCCAAACAGCCATGCGTCACTACCATATCGATTGGGATGAAATCACCGGTAATTTTGACCAGGAACAAGCAGCGAGCGGCCTCTGGGCAATCTGCGATGCCCTCCAAAAGATTGAGACGGTCTATAACTCCGACACCGAGTTAAAGGGCCTCAATCTCCCACTGTATTCGTTTGTGAATACCTCCTACAGCTTAGACACTGAAAAAGGTGCAGCCCGCATTTGCTGTGGCTGGAAGACAGCTGTACTTCCTCTCAAAAAGATAGGGGTGCTTCAAGAAGTCATACCTTGTCACCGAGCACACGCGGTTACTACAGCGGTCTTAAAGGCAGAGAACGCAAAGCTCGATAACTCAGAGGCGAGCTCCACAGACAAATACAATCTTCAGCTGCGCCACATCTCTATCTCGCTGGAACATGGACTCGGTAATTACGAGGTAATCACCACCTACGTCAGTTACCGAAGCCTCGAAGCCGCCTGGCTCCTCGCTATCCGCTAACCAAAAGAAAACCCCAACAGCATTAGTGCCATTGGGGCCTTCTAGGCTACATACGAGAGGCCAATACGAGGAGCGGGGGTCGAACCCGCACGCCTTTACAGGCAAGAGATCTTAAATCTCCTGAGACTTCCAATTCCTCCATCCTCGCAAAAACCCCAACAACCCCCGCACCGCTCAAAGTAAAGGGGCCATTGGAGCAAGCAGTTTAGTGCGTCATACTCAGGACGCTTGACCAGCTGCCAACTGGTTACTCACGAATGGTGACGTTCCCATCCAACATGTAGATATGCGCGCGAGGGATGAAGGTCAGCGCCTCGGCGACTTCATTACCCTGCTGGGTGCTCACCTGGACAAGGACGCCGAGCCCTTCGATGTTCATGGCCTTGGTGCTCTTCATCCAGCCTTGCTCTTTGGAGCTGGCTTTGCACACGCACACCCAGGCACCGGGGTCGCCGTGGAGTTGAACGTCCGAGACGTTGGCTTTGAGCTGGTCCATATTGGTGTTGTCGAGGGTCTTTTCGGTCATCTGGTTCTCCTTGTAATGCCCCGACGCCCGGAAGAAGGCGACGAAGGCGTTGTACAACTCTTTGTCTTCTGTGACTTCGCGACCGTGGACAAAGAACTTCCCGTCATAGCTCAGCTTGATGGCGGGTTCGCCGGGTTCGCTATTAACCCTAAAGGTGATAGCGTTGTCGCGATTGGTTTCTGTTTTGAGTTCTTCCATGGTGTCTCCTTTGATTGTCCATTACTTTAGTGGAGCTGCCGGTAATCGAAACCGGGTCCGATACATCGTCTTCTACACCCTCGTCCACACGCTTGGTGGCATCTCTCTTGGTACGCTACCTGCCACGATAGCGTATCAGTTTTCTCTCGTATCTTAGCCAACCATACTGAGAGCCTTTGGTTGAAGCGCCCTGGTTAATTACGCCACGTCAGCCCCTACAGGGGGAAGAGACTGGGTGACGGAGAACGGCTCACGCCGCTTTCAGGTACTCTTGCGGTTCGGCATTTGTACGTTGACACTTCTTTACCCAGTAAGCGTCATCTGGGGCGTGCGAGCATAACTTCAGTTGTACCGTCAAAACCTTTCAGCCCCATAAAAACTGGTCCCTGCTGTGTGATTCGAACACACATATTAACCTGCAGGTCTTTGCCTTCCAATCGGCCAAGCAGGGACCTCGAAAACCTTAACCGTTATTCTTAAGCGCGTCAATAAGCCCGTCGTAGAACTTAACCCGTTCTTCCCGGACCTCTGCCAGCCCACGCCATAAGCAGCCCAGGCTGCGAGCCTCGTCAGCCTTCGCCTTAGCAATAGCGCGCTGTTCTTGTAGGCTATACAGGATTAAAGACACGCCTTTTGCGTACTGTGACACTGTCTTACTCCCTTCAGCCGGTACTAGGCCCTTATGAAACCCTGTACCCGGCTCAGCTTGGTGATGGCCGCTTTGCAGCTGCGGCAGGTTACTTCGTCGAACTTTAACGTCAGAGTATACTTGATGTTCTCGGCGTTGAGTCTCTGGCTGTCGCACACACATAACGGGAGTCCTCCCTTACTTAAGTGTATACGCGTAGACCTACTCCTCTCTTTCATCTTTAGCCGTCTCCTCTGCTTCTTTTATGGACAGCAGGAACTCTTTATCCACCCGTACGCCCTTCGCTGTCTTGGCTACTTCCGAGGCCCCTTTTGTGAAGTATACCTCGGGTATGTAGTCTGACTGTGGCTCGATTCTGTTCGCGAGCTTGGCCTGCCTGAGCCCCAGGTTCGCCAGCTGAATCTGGCAGCGCATAAGCGCAACGGCGCTACGTATGTCGTCTTTCTTAACTTCCCCACTTAGCAGCTGGGTCATGTACTTATCTTGCAGGGTCATCAATTGACTGAGTCTGTTGCGTTTCATTTGTCATTCCTTCCTTTTTTCGGTAGCGCAATTTTAAACTTCTGATGTGAGATTCTGAAATATCATAACGACGACTGAGTTCCCTTGTGCTATCTTTTAAAAGCTCCGTTACCTTCTCTTCCCATCTTATAGTTTTTATAAGCGTGCTTAAACGCTGGTTTAGGCTTATGAACATCTTAAATATTTCAGCGTTAACCTCCTCATTTTTGTCTGAACACTTAAGTCGCAACAACTCTTTATACGCCCTACTACATTCTTCACTGCAATATTTCTGGTGTTTTATGGCCGTTTTATACCTCTTTCCGCACAAACACGTGCGCTCTTCTTTGTACCAAAGTAAACCTTGTTCTTGCCTTTTACAGACCATAGCTCTAATTTGCGCACCGTACTTTTTATCTAACTTTGTATTACTGTTAGCTACAGACTCAGCATGTTGTTTTCGGGCATAACGTACTTGGTGTCTCGGTACACCAAATTCTCTTTCTATCTCTACGTCACTTTTTTCGAGCGATATTAAGCCACCGTCAAATATATTGGGAGACTTATACTCGGGTATACCTAATCTCGTTCTAGCTCTGAGTACGGACTGTTTACTGCACCCCCATTTTTTTGCTACTTCAACATCATACATTTTTCCTAAGTCCGTAACCGAATCCCAGTCTACTCTTCTATGTCTAGTGAGACCCTTACGCGACCCAGGTATATGTCTACTTCGGGCATCTTTTACGGTCAGGGGGGAACATCCGAGTCTTTCTGCTATTATTGAGATATCTCCAGTTAAGAAGTCAGGTACACTATCCCAATCAATATGTGTAAATTGGGACGCATGTGACGGAATACCTCTAGCTTTCCTTACTTTATGTATCCATTTTGGATTACATCCTAAGCGCGCCGCTATTACCTTATCCGGAACCTTTCCTAGATCCTCAATGCTATTGGGATCTATGTCTAATTTCTTAGACATTACGCCCCCCTTTCTTTTGTCCTCCTCATGATGGTGTACAGCGACACCAACAAGTGCACCTGCTGCTCAAACACCCTATTTCTGTTTGGTTCTTTTTCCTCCCAAACCCGGACAGAAGAGTCCTCTATTACCTTCGATATATCGAACGTTGTATCCATTGAATTACGCCGTAACATCTCCATAGCGACACCCTTAGGCAACACTATCGACTTGTTTACGTCTGAGGACCGACAACAGCTACAGACGTCTGCCTTACCGATGAAGGTGTCCTCAGTTACCCAAACGTTGTCACAGCGATTACAGCGGTAGAGGCGGTAGTCCCTGGCCATCGACCTTGGTTTCCTCCTCTGTCTGAGTTGCTTGTTCGACCGCGATAGCTCTCAGCCACCGCGCGATTTCTTTCAAAGGCGCGGTATCATCAGCTAGCTCCGCTGCAGCCACCGAGGCGCTGCAGAGGTCTAACCCCCTCTTTATGAGCTCGATAACCTTTAGCTTGTTCTTGAGGGCTCCGTGCATGAGTCGGAACTCCCGGCGCAGCGGAAGCTCCGAAAGCTTTCTGGCGTTGGCGTGGTACACGGTCTTGTACGCCACGAGCTCTTTGCTGCCGCAGGTACAACCATCCTTTTCGTACCGCGCCATGGTGTCTTCTACGGAACGGTACACGCTTTCTTTTAGTACGCGCTTGCCACAGTCTAGACAGGTAATGACGATGTGGATGTACCTCATCTCTTAACCTTCTTCACGACCTTTACGTCGTAACCGAGGCTGAGCTCCTCTATCTCGATAGGAGCTGTTGATGCTAGACGGAACATTTTGCACGCAGACATGTTGTGTGTCCCCAAGATACGCAGAGCGTCTTCCTGTGACCTAAACTCTTGCATATACGTAGTTGTCCATGAGCCACAGCTGCGCCCCTCAACGACAAGGAAGCGCTCGTGGATGGGGGTTTCGGTGACAACCTCTCCTAGTGGCTTTATGTATGTAAGCTTCCCATTCACTAGAATAAAGGAGACGCGGCAACTGGTACAGCGCCGTGGGGCGTCGGGGAAATTTCTGATTTTGTTCGACTCCTCAGTAGAGAATTTGAGATGACAACCAGGGCACTCAAGACGATTATCCTCTTTCATGTCGCGCACGCACGTCTCACACAGGTAAAACTCCTTACCTGGAACGCGGTAGCGATGTCCCTGCTGGGATTTAAAGCACACGCCACACGTGAATTTTGCGGGTTCAACCCTGGCAAAGGACATCACGGTGGGCCTGTCTTTCTTCAGGCTCTCTAGGCACCGATAACACACAAAGCCCTCTATGCCAGGGACTTTGTACGCGGTGACGTGGTCGCTCTCGCCACACTCAGAGCACGTGAAGTTGGCTGGCGCAGGCTTCTCCTCCTTCTTCCTGCAGCTAAAACACACCGGCTCAGCCCCACCCTTAACAGCCAGGGTGGTTTTGAACTTGCGGCCGCAGTTGACGCAGACCACGCGTTTGGGTACCTCGGCAACTGGTGACTTCGGCTGCCCTACCTGCAGCTCGTGGCAGCGGGGAATCTTGAGGCTTTCATAGAAGCGACAGCCCTTTACAAAGCTAGCTTCCCCTACGTTCATTTTCGTCTTTGCACATGTCTTACCTGACTTAGCCTTGGGTAAGAAGTGCAGGCACTTACCACACTCGTGTGCCACTTTCTTTTCCTTCCTTTTGCGCGCATAGAACATGCACGCATCCGAAGTCGGCATGGTGTTGTACCCAGGTGGCCTGGTGCACCTACCATCTCCTCCAGCTCCGGGTGTTGTTTGTTTGTGGGATTCGAAGAAGGTGCAGGAGCTGCAGCGTGCTGTCATGGCTTCTCCGCTGGCTTCTTAACCCCAGTGTTAATAACCCGGCACTTCCATTCTCCAAACGAGAACGGCCGAATGCACTCGGATGTCTCACCCGTCACAGGGTTGGAGATGAGCTTGACGTCCTTGTCCTGTGTCATGGCGAAGGCGATGTCGTCGTTGGCGCAGCCCTTAAAGCTCATGAACACGCCTCCTATCACTACCGCCGCAATTGCTACGATGATCATGAGCTCGATGAGGGTGAAACCTCTCTCACCTTCCACACAGCGCTGTACTTCCGCCTGCCTCTTTCCCTTCTCAGTCAATTTCCACACCGTTATCTCCACGCCGTGGGACCCCTTCCTTGACCCGCACTCACAAATCAAACCTTGGTCTATGAGTTCTGCCACGCGTGGTCGGATAGAGTGTTCCTGTATGCGCGGATTATCGTTGTACAGGTCTTCATTCGTCGCGCCTTTATCTCCTGCGCGGACGAACGTGTTAAACGCAATTTGCCTTAACCTCGGCCGGTGGGTCTGTATTGCCGCTGCCCCCGAGTGGCTAGCGGTGTTGTCTGTATTTCTCACTGGAACTTTTGTTTCGTCTCTCATGTTGCCTCCTCCACATCGTTTTCGATGTTCTGCACGCTCTCATTGAAGCGCTTTACTGCCTCGTCAGCATCCTCTTCATCGACATCAATGTATCTGGCGCTGAGCAGCTGCGAGGATGCCTTGCGGTATCCCCGTAGCGCGTTAATAACTTGTACGACCGCGAAGCGATTACCCGTCAGGGCACGGCGCTCGAGGTCCTGGAGGGGTGTACGTTCTTCAGGCATTCTTTACTCCTTGCAGTCAGCGGCGACCTCGCGCCAATTGTGGATGTCGTCTCTTTCGTCAGTAAGCACCTCTAGGTGCCTGCTTACTTCCTCCATATGTGACCCGTTTACACTCTCGTCCTTTATGCGCTTCCAGATGATGTGACACCGGGAGTTCACCACGCCCTCGTAGTGGCTGTCGTTGAACTGCACCACAAACCACGTGTACACCGTAATGGCGGCGGCTAGAGCGCACAGCCAACCAATAATGACGACGGGGGAGAGTGACGGGCGGACGTAGAGAGGGAGGAACACCTTCTCGTCTTCTGTCATGGCTTTTCTTTCTTCCTTATGAGTTTTTCGAGACGCGCAATCTCCATTTTTATTAGGCGAGCTCGATTAAGATATCCGGTTTGAGATAGTTTCAAAGAATCGATGTCTCGTTGTACCCGGTTAACCTCTCCCTCAGCCACGGCTAAACGCCTTCTCTCAGCGATTAGGGCGCGCTCGGGGTCCTCGTCGTTGGAGTGTACTTTGGGCTCCTTCATTACTTCTCCTTCGCCATCGCCGAAAGCTCGTTTACACCCTTCACGCACTTGTTGGCGAGCTCTACGTAAATGGCACACCTAATCCCGCATGCTTCCTGTACCCAGTTGTTTTGCTTCTCTTCGCACTCCTTGAGGCGCTTATCCCAAACGCCCCTGGAGACCTTAGAGAGGACTAAGCAGTCTTGCTTATCCCGCGTCTGCGTCTTTACTAGCGCGTTCAGGCTGTCGTTGCTCTTTTGCATCTCGGCTACGCGCGCCTGCAGTGCGATGTTCTCTTCTTTAATGCGTCCGTAGTCAGCATTCTTAGCTAGCATCAAGATTCCTATTACTAATAACGTAACAATCTCGACGGTGAGAAGTGCCACCATTGGTGTGGTCTTGTTCACGGATTCTCCTTTGCTCTATGCAGCAGCATCGCCCGCATGGCTTGCCACTCGTAGTTTCTATAGCCGCTGTCCACGTAGATGCGCGTCTCATTCATCCTGTGGCTATTGGCTGTGATATAGGCTTCTGCTGCGGCCTCAGTGAAGAACGGCTGAACGAACTCCCACTGGTCCACGTAGCCGGTGCGGTGGTACTTCGAGGGGACCGTAAAGGTTTCCTGATACATCTCCTCGAGCCGGGCGCGCTCCTCGGCCTCTACTTCCTGGCAGTCATTCTCCTCATCCAACCAGACGACCTCGCTGTCGTCCACGATGTCGGGGGTCCACGCCGTATAAGCGCTTTTTCTGCTGAACCAGATAAATGGGCTCAGCGGTGCAGCGGTTGTCCTGGCCCACTATGTCTTTGGCGGACTGGGCGAGGACTTCTCTGTAGTCGGTTATCACTTGAGCTCCTTTAGGTTGTACGTCTCCACCCCCGCGTCTTCCTTGGTGCGGTACTGCATGGACCACCTCGAACCGAAGCGGTTAAACATCTCTTCACGGGCCGCATCAAAGGTCCCGTGGATTACGCAGTAACGTCCTGCGTACGCCTGGCCGCACCCGAAGGTGAATATCCAGTCCTGGGCTTCTTCTGTTTCGGGTACGAGCTCGACCTGTGTGTTACTTGACATTCATGTCTCCTATTTCGGTTGTGGTCTTTCCGTACTTACGGATGAGACCGTCTGTTGTGGCAATTTCGATACGTAGCTTCAGCTCAAGCTCTTGTACCTTATACGCCATGCGTTTGTGCTCGGCCTTACGCGAGACCCTAGCAGCCCAAGCCAGCATCTCGTGCGTCGCGTTTTCTTGGGTGCTTGTGCGGCCACGCATGTTGGCGAATGCCCGCTGGCACCGCTTGCACATTAGGGGCTGTTCTACCTTTCCTTTGATGTCGTACTCCTTGAGTATCCAGTGGTCCCACACGGGCATGAACCCTGCGGCATCTTTGCAGATGCAGCACTTGTGACAATCTCTGAGGGGTTTATCTGTGTTCATTTTGTTTCTTCCCACACCCAATCACCTTGTCGCGCTATGTTCCTGGCGTACCTGTGTTTAGTGGGATATTTAACATATTCAAGTCTGTACGTGCCCCGTGCGCAGCTCCACCTCTCCCATACAACACACACGACGTCGTCTTCGTGACACACCTTTTCTGGCTTAACGCGAACGTCCGCTGCAACAAAACCTCCAGCAGCGTTCATCGTGACTGTAATACTTTTTGTGTTTATCTTTTTTACGGTCCCACGCTCTAGGTTGTAGTCACGTAGCATGCAAACTCTGTCTCCTATTTGAAGCTGTTTCTTCATCTCTTCACCTTCAAGATGTTATTGACGTCCTCCACCGACATCGACTCATCCGGTGGAATACTGAGCTGGCACTCCCGCAGCCAGTCGTACACCTGACAGAATTCAGCGTAGAGGTCTGTGTTTCGTCTCTCGAGCTCATTGACCCTCTCCTGCAGCAGCCCGGCCTCAGCGCGTGTCTCGTTGATTCGATAGAGCATGAGGGCGTAAATGCCGAGCAGCGCGGCCCAGCAGACGACCATCCATGCCCAGCTGATAATGCGTTCTTTGCGGGTTCTCATCCCAGCTCCTTCGCGCGGTTAGCAATATCTAGGTGCGTGTCCTCACGGTATAGACGCTTTGCTGTGGCTCGGGCTTCCCATCCTTGCTCATTTGCGCGCATCATGAATACGCGTTTCCACTTAGGTGCGTATAAAAAGCACCACTCCCAAGGGTGGTATTCTCTCGGTTGGTAAAGCGTGAAGTGTGCGCACTTATCCAACTGATTAGGGTAGTGTTGCCCTTTGTTGTTGTACGTGGTCGTACATGAAAATACGGCGGGTATTTTTTCACGGTGCGTATTTGTATAAACGAAGCAGTCACAGAATTTAAGCTTACGCGGATTAACCAACTCAAGGTATACGCCGTTAGCCAACATAATGTCGCCCAACTCCTCTATGGCTTTTGCACGTTCTCTTCCATCCATCATTCTCTTTTTTGGCGGAACAACGGTGTTATGTGTTCGTACTGGCGTTGTATCAAAGGTACTTTTAGCTGGTGGGACTATGAGTATAGGGACAGGAGCAGGGTTCTGGATAAGCACAGGCGGTGGAATATGGATAGGGGTAGGTGTGTTTGACTCAGGCTTATTCAAAGATATGACAAGACTTCTCTCGTCGAATTCACCTGCTTTAAGGTCCATTGGGACCTTTAGTTCGTGTAGCTCGATTACCATCTCGAGCTCACTCTTGTCCATGAAGGCTGCGAACTCTGCTATCTTTTTCATTTCACAATTGCTCTTTTCTCTGTGAGAGGCGCAGCCTCAGGGCCGCGCCAGAATGGTTCAATCCAAATGGTCTTGTGCTCGAGCCTGCCTGTGCCACACACCTGGTTGCGCCAGTGGCCGGACACCAGTGTCCGCACGGTGATGTGGCGTCCTTCCCCTGGCGACTGTGCCGCTGTTTTGTCGTCCCAGCGTTTGATGGTGTAGTTCTTACCGAGAAGAACACGTACACCCGAGTTCATACCGCGCATACGTAGCTTCAACTCTTCTCGCTTCTTACCTTGGGCCTTTAGCATGCGCTCTTTGTAGCTTTCATACTCAGGGGACACATGTACGAATGAAGCGTCTGCGTCGCTACGTGTTACGTAAAGCACAACGTTCATTAAGAATTTGAATAGCTCTTTGGAGCTATCAATGATACACTTATCCCAACACACGTTCCCTGGATTACCCGCACCAATTGTGCTTTCACCTGCGCCATACGGTAGGGTAATCACGCACGTCTCTTCTCCCCGCATCATCTTTTCAGCTGAGTTAATGCACTGATTAATTGATTCGTTTTGACGCAGAGGAATATAAAAATGCGTGATATGCGCGTTAGGTAATGCCTTATTAGCGTTTGTACAAACAACTACAACGCGCCAAAGTCTGAGCCCCACAGGGCTTGTATCTTCTAGAATATACGCGCCTTCTACAGGCAATGTCATATGTCCAGTACTAGCAGGAATGATGCTGTCCGAATACGTGGTAAACGTAAACTTCTCTGGGGGAAATTCCACGTAAATAGCCGGTGCAGGTGAGCGTAAGTTATCTGCAGGATACTGGCTGAGCTTTGTAGCTTTAAGGGCCTCAGCTAGTTTAGGTGTAACCGTGTACGTTTTCTTTCCGGCTTTTTCCCATGTTATAGCTGAAAAAGACGCTATGAACTGCGTGTGCAGCGCGTTCATGAGTAAACTGTCTGTGTTGGCCTTATCAAATGCTTGTAGTATAACGTACGCCATATCTGTGAATTCTTTAGTACGCGTTAACATGTTGTAGGAGTATGGATGCGCAAACGCGTTAACCATTGTTTTAAACGGCGGGATAAATGACGCGGACAAGTGTGCAATCATAGCCTCTTGCGTCATTTTTTGTTTTGCTACAAAGTTTTTCATCCAACCAAAGAACATGGCAAGTTGCCCTAGCCACACCTTATCTGGGTCTTGGTCTCCTGTCTTAATACCTACTTTAGTACCGTAAATCTCCAACAATTCACCCGCGCACACTTTTTCCCAGGTACGGGCTACATCACTTGTGACGCAACCTAACTTAATCAAAACTTCAGGATGAATGTCCCTCATAACCAAAGCCTCCTTGTTTGTTGTTGCCTTCAGACACTTATAACAAAAAAAGAGGCCAACTTCGAAGAGCAAGTTGACCTCTTATGCGGACATATTTCTATTTTTTACAGCTGCACGTTCTCACCGAACATACGCTTATACTGCGCAATGAGGTCGTTACGACTATTCTCGAAGGCTTCCAACTTATCGCTCTTTACCTTTTTGGACAGGGCCTTCTCGAAGCGCTCATGCGCCAGCTTGATGCGCGCCAGCATGACCTTCTTAACGTGCGCAACTTTGTCGGCATCAACGGAGTTGCCAACTGGTTTTACCTCTGTGGTGATCAGCATCACCGGCTCGTCGATGGGATCGAGGTGCGCGATAACGTCACTGGGCGTGTTAAGCACCGCCTCATCCGCCTCCACCTTCAGTTGGTACTCGTACTGTTTGAGAGCCAGCTCGATAACCCACTCAGTATTCTCACCGCTGAGAATCTGAGCCAGGCCCTCGAGGACTTCCGGGCGGTGCGCGTGTTCACGGATGAAATTCGCTACGATTTTGCTTTGCATTTCTTACTCCCAAATTCTGTAGGCGGACGGGTCGTCTAAAAGCCACTCTTGCTTACCGAGAATCATTCCCCGGATAAACTCTTTCAGGTCCACGTATACGGATACTTGCTTCTTTTCTTTGCTATCATACAAGGTCAATCCAAGGCGCTCATCCGTCGTAATCTCTGCACGTATCCGCCAGTTAAGTCGTATCTTAGCGGACTCACCTACCATGACAGATGCTCCTGCTCCTTCACCTTCTAGTAGATTCTTTCCCTTACACACGTGCATGAACGCCTCGTGGTTAGGGAAACAAAACACTGTGTACTTTGGTACCTTGTTGATTGCGAACCGGGGTTTCTTAGCTGACATTTATCCTCCTTTGTTTCAGATACCAAAAAAGACGTTCACCTTTTGCATAGCAATAGGTGACGGTCTTTTTCGCGATGCACACGGTGTAAGGACCTGGCGGAAGTGTTGGAGTCCCACTATCACCTGGCTGATTCTCCACGTGCATGGCTAAAGAGAAGAACGCAGAATCCGACTTTCGACTCTCTGTAAACTTATACCTTTATACTGAGGTTTTTCTTAATGAATGTGAGAGTTCTGTTCGTCTATCATCTTCTTGAAAGTTTCCTCTGAGAGGTCATCGAAAGTCTCAACTAGCACCTGACGGATTTCATCTTTGGTTTTTCCTCCAGCAATACCCATCTGCATAGCCAGAGCACACAGCGTCATCATGATTTCCCCAGCGGGAATCTCTCCAATCCTATCCATGTAGAAGGCCATGGTCTTATCGTTGTCATCTGAGACGTACTTGATAATTAGCGCGCGACTCACCTTCATTTTTTCCTCCTGATGGTTGAGCAAAACAGCATAACAATGTTTGCAACCTTGTGCTACTCTCTTATGCATGTGGAATAAACCAAACGCCAACAAGCCCCACATCGTAAACCAGCTAAGTAAGATCACGTACTTAACTACGAAGCTTGTACGCTTGTTACTCCAGGAACGTTTGACCCGTATGGATTCCCAGCTCAAAGCGCAGGGCATACCATCCTCTAACGTTTCACATGAGTACAATCTTTACGCTGTAAAAGCGGACAAAGAATATGCGAGCGCCTTAGGGGTGAAAACTCCTCCGCTGGTGGTGCATGAGGACAAAGGCGATTTCTAACCTCTCCTATATTTGAACCATGGCACACACGATAGCTACCGGCCTCTCTGCAGCCAAGGCCCTTGTCACCCACAACGGCGCTCGCTACGCCATGGCGCGTAGGCGCTATATTGGCTTGGCTGGGCAGTACTGTAACGACATACCGCAGTCCCTTCTGTTCGCGCATATCACAAGGGTGAACCCCTCGTTTGATGTAGCCCCAACAGCGCCAACGGCGCAAGAAAACCCCCTCATAGCGAACACTGCTGGGCTACTCCGAGTACCCATCACCTATCTGAAAGACGCGGGAATCACGCCACGTTTAGCCAACGATGTGGAGATGTGTACTTGGGTATGGTGCAAGTCCTTCAACGAAGACGCCAAGTACCTGTACCGGACGTACCCTGGGTTGTTTCCGGAAGCCAACGAAGACTTCTGGCGCTGTGCCTATGCCCGGACATCTCTGGGTGATGTGTATTTTGATTACCTGTGGACAGAGAGCCGCTTAACGTCTCTGCACACAGGAAAGGTATGGAGTCACATACAGGCTCTACTAGAACTGCGTAACAAAGCTCTCGGTAACATGACCGCATCGCAGTTAAAAAACTACGTGTTCTATGAGTTCGAGTATGTGTTCCAGTTGGCTAAGACCAAAGGGCACGTGCACTCAACGGGCTTTGGCTCCGAGCCTGCGCTATCCCAACGACTCACTGCGTTCTTTAAATAGAGGTCAGCATGGCAACAGACGCACTAATAGAGACTCAAGGTGACGGCCGAACGCCATGGCGCAGCCTCTCCATTCCTGTCCCTAACTTAGAACCTATCCTGACCAAGATTAAGGACTTCGTAGACAAGCTGAAGGCTGTCATCTCTTTGGTGGTGGGGCTCGTTGATATGATTCTGTCTTTCATATCAGCGCTCGCAGACCCCTTGGCAGCTTTGATACGTGCGCTCCTAGACCAAATACGCGCCCTGCTAAACCAATACCTGGAAGATGCGGGGTTGTATGCGCTGTTTGTGCCGTTTGGTAAACGCATGATGTACAACACCTTTACCCCTATCTCCAGCCAGACGAGAGACGCTACACCTGACGCTACAGCTGAGATGCGTAAGCCAATGTTAGGCAGCTCGGAAGGTACCTCCGTCTCTCTGTTCACATCAACCAACGACCCCAACAAGCCAAGCCTCACGGCGCAGCAGCGCAAGTTCATGGCTAACGCCAACCAGTTCTCCGGGGGCAACGCGGGGTTTTATCGCACAGTATGCGAGTCACTCGCTGACTCCAGAGACCATTGCAGGCCCCAGTTTCTAAGCCCGGACGACTACGTTGCTGGCGGCGTTATGCTGTTTGGCTCTGACTTCGACCCGTTTGGATTCTTGAACAGCTTCTTTAAGTTCTCTGGCATGTTCGGTGACATCTTTGCGGCCTCTTCTGGTATCCCGGACTTGCCCAAGCCCAGGAATTTACGCGGTGAAGTTGTGCTAGGCCCGCACTCACGCCCACACGGAGAAGAGGGCAAGTTCATGGCTCTCTTGCAGTGGGACAGCATGAACCTCCCCGTGCACAGCCTTCCAGACCTAGGTGGCGTTATTGTCATGCCCATACGCATGGCTGTGATTGCCGTCAGGAATAACCTAGCCTCTTCCGCAGCCAGCAACGTTATGGACTTGTTCGGTACCAAAGCTCTGACCAAGGGCATGCACGTAGGCGACGCTTGGGTGATTGAAGAGAAGATATTTGTGCCTGGCGAGACCATGTACCTCACAGAAGAGCTCCAGTCTTATCGCTCAGATGTGTGGACCTTCTTTGTGGCGTGGTCTCTTTATGGCTTCAACAAAAAAGACAACCCGGCTAAAGCTAAGCCCAGCGACATTGGCTACTGGTATCTATCCAACGCCGTGCGCCTCACGCCCATGCAGACAGCATCAGCGGGTACGCCTCCTGATTGGATTCGTACGCCTTCAGTGTCTGAGCTACTTCCTCCGTTGGCTTGGTTCATGCGCAGGCTGGTTATCGTAATCGAGACCTTAGCTAGTTATGTACCCAGCGCCATTGAGCACCTAAGAAAGTACGTGGACTTCATGAGGCGAGAGATTCTTCGCTATGAATCCATAATACAGAACATCCTGACTGAGTTTAAGAAGCTACTGGATTTGCTCAACATACAAACATTGGGCGGCATATACACGAAGATGTTTAGCGGTAAGGGAGGAAACGCTTTCTTTACCTCTAGCTTGGCTGAGTCTCTGGCAGAGGGATACCCAAACGCTCCGCCTTTCCACAATGGAGACGAGTATGTGACGGGGTTGATTTTGTTGGCGGGCGGTGCGCAGCCCAAGGTAGCTGCAGCGCAACCTTTGCTCGAGCTCATGTTTGGAGATGCGACTACGGGTGAAGGCGGCATTGCCAACGACACGGCTGACCTCATGGATAGCCTGGGTGCGCAGGTAGATTTGATTCAAGAGACCTGGAGTCCCACACCAAAAGAAGAGAGCTTAGAAGGGCTGGTCTTATGTAACCGCCCAGAACCTAAAGTTGTGCCGTTTGGCGCAGACTTAAACCCCATTGTACCTTAACGAGCAAAACATCTCCTCCTCCCTTACGGGAAGAGGATGACCCAGGTTGCTTTTTTTCTTCAAGGCATAAGTCCCAAACGGTAGTCTCAGAGTCCATAATTTACCTCCTTCAAGGTGTAAAGGTTCTCTACCCTCTTTTACCAAATAACATTTTGAGTTATGCTTAATGCCGAAAACACATGAAAGGAATCGCCATGGTGATGTATGACTTCTTCTGCACAAGCTGCGAAAAAAACTTCGAGGACCTCGTCGAAAATGGAACAGCGAACCTCCAATGTCCGGTCTGTGGAGAGCTCTCCGAGCGCGTATGGCTCAAAACTGCAACAACCTTTAGCACCATTGTTCCAAACTATCCTGGAAGCAGCGCTCGCACAGCCGGGGGATGCGAAGAAGCCCACAGGCCCGCGACGAAAATTATGTCAGGACCAGCAGGCTGCACCACGCCTAAGCCAAAAACAATCTTCTCTCCCTGATGCCGAGTGGCAGTGTTTGGACTGCGGAGAAAAAGAAAAGCTTTTTATTATTATAGAGAAGACTCGTTCTACTTGTAAGCGTCTTCTCCAGGCGGATTTGGTTGTGTGCGAGACCTGCGGCTTTCGTATGTACGGCAAAACTATGGCTGCTTGGTACGCAGGAAAAAACATACCAAGAAAAAAAAGAGGCGGTAAAGCTAGAGCTCTAACTCTACCGCCTCGATGAGTCACACGTTGTCTTCTACGATTACACCTGTTCCGAGTTTTGCGATAACCACCCCGATAATGTCTGGAAGAGACCAGTAATACTTCATTATTGGGTTGTACTCTTCTAAGTACGCCTGTGCTTTTTTCTTGGTTGGGGGGTTCCAGTACCAAGGCATAGCGTACAGCATTTTGTAAGACTTATAGGAATTTCCGCTATCATCTATCAGGTCCATGCGGCCTTCGGACCTCATCCAGTCTGCTGCAATGTCTATGTTAAAGAAACGATTTACCGTGGTCTGTGGTGCGTCATACTTAGTAAACTTCTCAATTCCGTACCACATGGACTTTATTTTTTGAACTTTATAGGTGAGAGGGCTCTTCTTGGTTTGCATCTTGTTTTAGTTTTTCTAGAAGCGCTGCATACACAGCAGCGGCTTCATGCTTTAGGAGACAAGCTCCTTGGTTGTTCTCAAAAGCTTTTCGTAGCTTTGCGAGAGCTTTCTCTAAGTCACGCGAAGATTGTCTTGGAACTGGCATGTATCCCCAAAAAGACAGAAGGGAGAACCGTTGCGTCGGTCCTCCCTTCCGGATGAGGGTGATGAGGTAGGTGCCTGAAGTTTACGCCGTTTATTTTTTCTTGGCGTTGGCTTCGGACAACATCGTGCAGATTTGCACGTGTAGGTCGATGCTGCCCGTACGCAGGGAATCCTTCACCACGCAGGTGGCGTACTCGCCGTTCGACAGGATGAACTCCTTGACGTGCGGGAGCAGGTACCGAGCTACCTCACGAGCGTGGCCTTCAAGCGCCATGCGGAACCACGTGGGCAGGCACTGGTCCGTGTACTCCTGCCAGCGGTCAGGAAGGTTCACAGCGCGGTCCATGATGTCCACGTTGTCGTGGAAGACAGCACCCGTTACGTACGCCGGGATGAACTCCTTGTCCTTCCCCGTATGAGTCTTGGTCTTCTCGTCATACTGGGTTGGTATGGGAAACAGCTCTCGCATGGCCCACATCGTGTTGGCGAACTGCCAGTTCTCATGGATGGCAGCTTCCTGTACAAACTCACGCATGCAGCGAGCCGAGAAAGTGTCAGCGTCCTTGCGCGTCTTGAAGAACTCTGTTGTGAGGTCGAGCAGCAGCTTTCCCATTTCAGGTCTGTCGCTTTGCTCGATGACGCTCTGAGCACACGGGAAGAAAACGTCATCCACCTTCGGGTGCTTGAAGATGACCTCTTTGAACAGGAAGGAGAGGATGTCCCCGCTGCGCTTGAACGCTGCCATGTAGCACATGGCTTTGTACGGGCTGTTATCCCCGGACTCTTCATTGTTACCCTCTTTACCAAACATACCAGCGGTAAAGGTAAACTTAACGGAGTCCAGTGACCCGGCTTCGATGCCCTGCAATACGGTGATAAGATTCTGGTCAAATTCTACTGACGGCGCCATTTTCTTTCTTCTCCTTGATTTTAGCTTCGAAGGTGTCTGCGCACCCTACACATAGCGGGTTTGCTAGAATGCGTTCAATCTTTTTGAACCTGTCTTCTGACTTTATGTGGCGTTCCCAGTGAGACCAGCAGTCTGTCTGGCACACAGGACAACGCCACATTAGGAACTTTCCCCAGATATGCAGCAAGGCCGAGCGCTGTACTTTAGCGCCCATCGGATACCTCGAACGTGTTGATGACTTTTACCTTAAACGGATGGTCATGAAAACATCCAAACGAACTCGTCTCCTCTTCCGTGTCTGTTGAAATTAGGAATACGTACTCGGTGCACTCAAGTGGCTCTACTTTTTTACAGAGACTATTCAGTTGTTTTTCCTGGTGGCCGTTGCAAGGTCTCCCTTTCCACCAGAAAGCTTGTGCGCCTTTCTCATGGTTGTTTAGCACCATGTTGCAAGAGAGCAGCTCCTGATGCCCGCCCTTCGTACGCTTCAGCGCCTTAAACGCCGCGTCGGTCAAAATGAGAACAGCTTCGTGTATCACGGGTCACTCCTTGGTCTGTAAAACGATGTATCTGCGACGTAGACTCATACCACGTGAAAGCCTATATTTTTGACATGGAAAAGCAGCGTGAAGGTCTCCTCAAGAATGCGTTCTTCCCCATCTGGACTAGGGTCCCTGGCACACCGTTCAGCCTGCCTGGAAACATGGACCCCGAAGAGCGCTTGCCCGGCATGGATACATGGGCTCCTAGAGAGCGCATGGAGCGTGTCTCTGCGGGCATGCATGCGGGCGTTCCCGTCGATGTGATGATGAAGGCCGAGGGCGAGAGTGACAAGGCACGCAACGTGCTCACGAGTGCTGGCGCTGGCGCTCTCGGTGGAGGTCTTGTTGGGCGTGGCCTCCTAGGCGAGAAAGCCACGGCTCCTTTTCACAACATCATCCGTGAAGGTGGGCATGATGTGCTCAAGCATCTCGCTGGAATCCCCTCAGGTATGAAGGCCCTCATCGGCGCTGGAGCTCTTGGCGGTGCGTATTACGGCGCAGACCGTTGGGCCGAACGCAAGCCTATCCGGGAACACCAAGCATATGAGACGGCGCGTGCTATGCGTAATGAGCAGCTCTTAAACGACGTTAAGCTTATGCAAGGTAATGACTACCTACAGTCCAAAGCGCGACAGCAGCCATCCCTGCTTAACGTGCATCCACACAGAACCAAAAGCCCAACGGCGTCAGAGCCCATCCCCCACGTGGTCTCTTCCGGGGAGGAATGAAATATGATTACAACTTTTGATATCCTCGTGAAGATGGCAGGTGTTCCTGTTGCGGCAAAGGCTCCAGCCTCGCCCATGGGTGTAAATGCCCCTAACGCCACTACAACCCCCGCACCGGCAGCCCAACCGAGTATGCCACCTACGGCCGCGCTTAAACCGCCAAATCCAGCTAAGCCCATGAAACCGCTTAGCCCAACACCTAAGTTAGCCTTTGATGCCCAAGCAGCGTTACTGGGTATGGGCGGTGGCTTAGGTGGCTTCGCTCTTGGTAAGGCTTTCTTGGAGCCTTCGATGCAGTCAGCGGCCAAAGCTTCTCCTTGGATTCTCGGAGCACTCACCGCTCTCGTTGTTGGGTCGCTTGCTGCGAAGTCCGCACGTAAAGACGAGAACCAAAAAGTACACCTAGAGCACGCTCTCTCTAACCTGTCTCCCGCCGAGAGACAGATTTTGCTTGAGCAAGGAAACCAAACAGACCTACGCGACGTTGGGTTCCATGGCGGGCCAGCTATGCACCCGGCTGACAACATGTCTGGAAGGCGGTTCTTCTAATGGGCAAGCCTTCTGTCTATGGTGTGCCGGGGACTGCCCTCCCTCCTGTAAAGGGGCAGCCCCGCGACGAAGAGCGCTATAAGCGCGTACACAAAGCTCCTCCCAAGTCTCCCACTAAAAAAACCAAGTAGCCCTTGGTATAACTACATGTCCATAAAATCTGTCTCTCCGAGACTCATGCTCGCTGTTCTTGATAGCGCTAAGCACAAGGACACCTTTCAAAAGACCATGCTTAAAACTATGCGCCGAAGAATGGAGAATGGACGCTTAACCGACGCAGACCTTTTGTGGATACACTCGTCATACGTGCTAGAGCTTCAGGCTGTACCTAGAAAAACGAAGTAACTTCGTTATCAAACAACGCTTCACCCATTGAGGACATCTGGTTACCGCTGGTCTAACCAGCTGCCCGATCACAGTGAAGCTCTAGCACTCTTTAAAAGTCTCACACGTATTTCCTCAACGACCAGAGGGCGACGCAGTAACTGCGTTGTTTCTGAATGAAGGAACTGGAATGAGCAGATTTGCTGAAGCCACGGCTCTTCGGCAAAGCCTGTCATAGGTGTGAGTGCAGAGGTTGGGGTACGGGGAAAAAAGACTTCCCCGTGCTCTGACCGATGCTTATACTCCTCTTCTGGCATCTACTACAGAAAGAGGACACATGACTGAGACAATGTTGGACACCTGGTATATCCGCCTAACCACGTGGTACCTCGCAAAGCCTTGGTACATTCGCCTTGCGTGCATCGGATTGGTCGTTGTAATCGTTATCCTTTTTTTGCTGCGCTTTGTTGCTAAAGGGGTACCAGAAGAGTACGCGCAAACTGCGAACGTATCTCCTGTACTAGCAGACCCCACAAGCGCAAACGAGGAAGAAGAGGCTACCAACGCCGAGACGACCATCGCTATGAAAAAGAAGATGATTGAACAGCTTAAGGAACGTAAAGAGGAACAGGATAAGTTTGCACAACAGGCATCAGAAATCACAAACGCAGAACATATGGGAGACTTGCATGAACTTCGTAAGAAATTTAATCTTTAGTCTAGGTGTAACACTGGTATGTTCTTCGGCATATTCTCAGGAGATGCCGTTGGAAGAGTGGTCGGATTACCCGAGTCAGATTCCTATTGGACCCATGCAGAATCTGCCCGAGGGTACGGTACAGACTATCAACAAGGTGGAGTACACCTGTTACAACATCCAAGAGTACAAGGACATCTTACTCTTGGCCAATGACTACCAGTCTTTGTACGACTGGCGCGTAAAGACGGATGCGCTTGTTCTCTCATGGCAGAACCTAGACAAGGTATACCTAGAGAGACTAGCAAACAGGAAAGAACAAATTGACACGTTTAAGGTGGATAGAATCTACATCCTTAAGCAGCTTGATGACAACCGTAAGTACATTCTGGACCTCCAGAGTCGTAAAGAAACCACAGTACTCGGTTGGAAAATAGTGTCAGCGATAGAGTTGGTGGGGATAGTCGCTCTGTCTATAACTGCGGCAGTTAAATGACGCGGCCGTGCTATTCAAACACCGAGGGCCATACAACAGAAATAAATTGCGCGGAATATACTGGGAGGCTATCCCCACGTTTCCTCCCGAAATGCGCTTCGTTAAGGGTCAAGGAATAATCACCATGCCAGAGATTAAATACGCCGTAACCCACCCAGGGCCAGCGCACAGGGACGATACCCTGGCCATTGCGCTTGCCTTGAGTCTAGAGGGAGACATCCCGGTGTTCAGACGACTGCCCACAGAGGAAGAGCTGTCCTCTCCCTGTGTGCTCGTACTAGACACCGGAGAGAGGTATGAACCGGAGCTCAATAACTTTGACCACCACCAATTTGACGAGGACGCCGAAGAACCCAACTGCGCCATGTCCCTGTACTTGAAGTCGCGTGGCTTAGAAGAAATCTTTGACCTGCAGCGTTGGTACCTACCGACTATTCTTCTGGATGACCGGGGACCATATGCGACAGCCAAGATTCTGAACATCAACCGTTTTCCCTACGAGCTTGTTGACCCCATTGGTACAGCCATCGTTAACTTGTTCGGCTCTTACTTCGGACAAGTTCTTCCCGAGACACTCTTGATACTCAGAACAATTGGTGAACAGATTCTATCCGCTACAAAGAAGTTTGCCGACCAAATCTTCCATCTTGAACGTGTCTGCGAAGTCATCCAGATTGACGGGTATAAGGTTCTAGTTCTACGTACTTCGGATATTACAGCCTCACAAGAGTTTAGGAACCGTAGTCATCCGGATGCTATCGCCTCCATCTCTTGGGACAACCGTGGTTCAGGCTGGTCTATGTACCGGTTCAGCCAACACTGTCCCGTCAATTTTGGAAAGCTTACGGGTAATCCAGAAGTACTGTTCACCCACCGGGATGGCTCTCTCGCCAAAACCCAACGGCGCCTGCCTATTGAAGAAGTTCTCGACCTCGTATCTCAGAGCCTTGAAAGACCCGCAGCATAAAAGATTTTGACTTTAGTGTAAAAGTCTGCTAGGGCTGGAATACACCATTGAAGGAGGGAATTCCATGGAGTTGTGTTTGGTTCCGCTGACACTGGACAAGTTCGAGGTTTGCTGCGTACCTACAGAAAAGTCACATCACGCATGTTGGCGTGACGCCTCTGAGGAAGTCGTAGCGGAGTTCAAAGACGGCAGCGCCTACTATCTGCCGGTCTGCAACGACCCCGAGCATGTCCGCCTCGCACAAGAAGCCAAAAAGAAACTGTTGAAAGGAGTGAGTCTAGCCGAGCTCGAGAAATACGTCGTAAAGATGCAGGTGTTCGTGAAGCCCACCGAGATGCAGACCACAAAGGTGAAAGTCATCCAGTGGGAAAACTTCAAGAAGATGCGAATGACCCTGCCCACAATCCCAACAACCCCACAGCCCAAACAGCCCAAGTATGCTAAGCAAGAACTACAGCCAGAAGTAAAAGAACCGACCGTAATTCATACTGCGTGTAAGAAGTGGCAATGGATTAACGATATTGGACAGTGGATGGACATGAAGGGTAACACCGTGTCTTTCTCCAAGCTGTCCGATAAAGAGCTCAAGCATACTGCTATCGCTATCCGTGACGCGAACTTCCAAAACCTCACCGCAAAGACCAAGTGGACTAAAGCTCTCGTGTTGGATAGCACCGAGAGTTTTAAGTTCTCGGAAGAAGCGCTTAAAGTGGGCGCTAAGATTGCAGCTGAGAAGCTGGAAGATTTTCGCATTGAGTGCAAGCGTCGCGGCTACATCTGACCGTACGGTACGTAGACCCCTTCCACCAATCCTCAGGAGGTGAGGGAACCATCTAACGATTGGTGGTTGGGGTCTTTTTTTGCCCTGAGGGCGAATCTTTAGAACATGTTGCCAACGAGGCGAAGGGCGACCGTCATCACGGTAGCTACGGCCTCAGGCGTCTGTACGTTGAAGTATACCAGCGCGTTTCCGGCGATGTTGAGCGTAGCCGCCGACAGAGGAATCTGCCGGGTGTCACCCACAACCAGAAGTCCCGTCAGTGCAATGGCTGAAGCAATCTGCGCACCATCAGTAGCAGTACCAACATTGATTGTCGCAGGAGTACCAGGAGTACCCGTGACAGTCAGCACCTTGGCGATGAGGTGTGTGGGAGCGAAGCGCTTACCGACATCACCTGTGAGCTGGACGGATAACTCCGTTTCTCCCACGATGGTGTTGAGGCCACTGACCTCGGCCGTCATCGTCGAGTCGTTTACGCGAGCAATGGTGGTAGCCTGCGTAGCCGTAAGGAAGCCCGAGCTAACGCCAGCGACGGCATCAGCGTGGAGCGTCCCGCCGAGCTGATTGCCGTGCGCGTGGGCGTGGTCGTCGTTCGACGGACGGTCACTCGTACCAGCCGCCGCAGTGCCAATGGCCGCTGGGGTAGCCGCAGAAGGAGCGTGATGGATGATGTACCAGGCGCTCGAATACCAAACGATGATGTCACCGGTCAGGAAGACCTGCGCTGTATTGGTGCGCGTGGCGTTGTTGTCCGTGCAGCCGGTAGTCACGCGGTAGACATGACCCGTCTTAACGAGACCGACGAGCGGGAAGTCCGTAGCCGCCGCAATGTTTCCACGGAACTGGTACGCCATCTGCGGAGCAAGAATGGTCCAGCCAGTACCGTTCCACTGAATGGTGTCACCGTTCGTGTAGATGCCGCTCGTGTTGGTCTTCGTAGCATCGTTGTCGATAACTGCTGCCGTCACGAGATAGCAGTGCCCGCTCTTAACGCCCGTCGAACCCGTGGGAGCCGGGAAGTCTGCAGCGACTGCGATGGTGCCCTTGTACTGCAGAGGATTCGTGAGGGTGTTGCCCGTCTTAATCCACGCCGCACCATCCCACACAACCTCGTCCCCGGCTAAGAAGGAGACGCCCGTATTGGTGTAGGTAGCCCCCGCGTTGTCCGTCACATCGGCAGTGATGTGATACATCCAGCCAGCGGTAACAAGAGCAACCAAAGGAAAGCTGGTGTTAACCGCAATCGCGCCCTTGTACTGAAGCGGTGAGGTCAGACCAGGCACGCCCGAGATGGTCGTGCTGAGCGCGGCTACTAATGGGTCAGCCACGGTCGTGACGACAGTGTAAGAACAGGCACCAGATGCGACAAGTGCGGCTAGGTCCGTCTGGATACGTCCAAACTGATTGTCGGTGATAACAACCGTACCCGTGGCGCCAGAAGCCACCGTTAAGATAAACGGCCCTTCGGCCGGAAAGTTATCCTGAAGAATCAACGTCCCTTTATTGCTGGGGACAGTAACAGCGAGCGTAAACATCGTAGACATGCAGCCTCCTTAGGAGTTTGTTTTTCTACACGAATTGTAGGGTAGGTTTACTGCGTAAGGAAGGAGAATTAGGCGGAGGTCGTCACGACGGTGATATCAGAGGTCTTCTCGCCTGACCGAAGCTTAATCTTCGCGTAGCCGTTGTTGGCAGCGAGAGTACCGAGGTCCGGGGTGGTGATGGTCAGCTTGTCAATCGGGCTCGCGGAGATATCAAGCGCCGTGACGGTGCAGGCGATGCCACAGCAAGAGACCGACAGACCCGAGCCGGTGCCGCCAGCGAGCTGCGTCTCAGCCTGGACAGCGACGTTACCCGCGCCGCTGCCGCCAGCCGTAGCGATGAACACCGGGCTGGCCGTAACGCTGCCGTTGATGGCCGCAGCGACAAGAGTCGCCGTGTGGGCAGCCCCACCGAAGTCAACGACGAGGTCACTGCCCGTGAGGACAGCAGAGAGACCACCCGAGGTGGTATCAACGGCCGTAACGGTGTAGGCGTTTCCGTCCTGGCCGGGGAGAATCGAGCGAACCACAACACCCGTGTTCGCAGCAGCGCCCGTGACAAAGAGGTCAGCGTGGGCACACACCTGGCCAGCGACGAGGTTGTAGCCGTAGAGAACGGTACCAGTCTCGCCCCCGATAGTGATGGACTCACTTGCGGAGTAGATATCAGGAAGGCCAGCGAGGTCCGACTCCTGAATCCAAGTCTGATTGCCGCTGATAGCAGTCAGCGTGAAGGTAATATTGCCAGCCTCCAAGAGGCTCTGAATCTGAGCAGCGATACGGCCGAGCTGCGTGAAGGACAAGTTTACCGTAGCGGTGGAGTTCGTAGCGACTTCCAGAATGAGCAGACCCTCAGTGGGGAATGCATCTTGGATGACAACGGGGGCACCACCAGACGGGACAGTAACGGAAAGCTTCAACATTGTTTTACCTCTTCATTTTGCTATCGGGAACACACTGTCCCGAGATGTACACATGTGTCGAAGAAATTATAGGTTGCCTAGGAGCAAAAAGAAAGGCACCTCACGGTGCCTCTCCTAACCTACGAAGCGTCCTCTACGAGGCGCTTGTAGGTTTCTTCCGCCTCGATCAGGACTTCGAGTGTGATGACGCATGGCGCATTACGCTCAAGGAAATCCTCCACAATCCGGAAGGCGTTGGCAGCCTTCATTGCGGCGTCTCGGTCTTCTTTAGACATAGTCTCCAGCCGAGAAGACTGGAGCAATGAGGCTGCCATTACGGCGTACTTCATGGTGTATCCTCCTTGTAGTCTTATACCAAGATTAAGCGCCAATACAGACCCGGAGACTCTTCGCTGTCACGAGGGTACCAGCTATCGCGGTGTTGAATCCACCTACAGCTGGCGCCATTGCAGGACCAGAAGGACCCCACGCCGTTGAGTGCGTATGGGAATCAAGGAGCGTGATGAGGCTCTGCATAATAGCCAGCCACTTTGTGTACAGCATGGCGTAGTCCGTAGGCGGATTAGTAGGAGTCCCAGCAGCCCAAGGTCCGGGAACAGTGCAGCCAAGCCCAATAGAGTTCGGGAGCAGCGTGTTCAAAGAGATGGCACACTGCGTTGCTGGCATCATGGGGTTGGAGCCCAGCGTTATCATCCCGTTGTAGGCGTAGATGTTAAACCCAGGAAGCGCTGTGGGCACCGAGCCATCTCGAGGGTCTCCAACATGGAAGCTAGCACTCCCATTAACCATGTGCATCTCGTAAGAAACATTCGTAGGTAGCGCCGTTAAGGGAGAGCCACCGGAAATAATTTGCTTAAAGACACCGCCAATATTTACAATCTTGTCTCGGTTAATGAGCTCTACCGAGTCTACTCCAACAGTCTTTGAGCTAGTCCCTGACACCTCAGAAGTTTCGCTACCCTCTACCGTGTTGTAAGTGTTACTGGCAACAAACTGTTCCACGTCGCCTTCGTACCGGTAAATCTGGTTACCGCCTACAGCGTGCATAGAGCTACCACATGTGATGGTACTAAAGCCCTTAAGCCCGAAGAACTCTATGTTGCCATCACTTGTGAACTTGGCCTGAGACATAAGCTTGTTATCTATGGACGACACCCGCATGTCGAACATGTTACCCACATCGCCTATGTCCACACTGAAGGTATAGTTCTTAAGGGGTCCACCATTCTGAGTCAGCTGGTCCGACGCCCCCTTAAAGGACATGAAATTTCTACCGTTGTTGTTCCCTACCTTAAGAACCCCAAAGGCGTTTAGGTTCTCGTAGTTCTCAGACACAATGCGCACCAAGTTGTGGTTTCCTGATGCGAGTATCTGCGCGCATTCTGAGCCGTAAATCTGGGCCAGTTTACCGCGTAACACACCAACGTAAGAACCGTCAGGACACACCATGGCCATGTCCCCAGGTTGCATGCCCTTTGGGGTTGTTGGCGTTGTGGCGTCTGCTCCAGTGTCTGAACGAGAAGTAGTTCTTCCTGTATCCAGGGTAGAAAACACAGGCGCATTAGGCGTAGGTACGCCTGCGGTGCCAAGAGCATGAACCCCAGTAATGCAAGGATGCCCAAGGCTAAAGTCTAGCTCAACTTTTACAGAGCCATCGATGACAGCATGGAAACCACCCATCATTCTAGCCGGTACACCGCTGTAGTACCTGGGGCCTTTGGTGTTACCCACCGCCTGGCCTTCTGCGGCTACCATATAAGTGTTCGTCTTGGCGTCGTAGCGGATAACACGCCCGTATGCCTTGCCCGTAGTGTACAAGGGCATGGACGGTCCTGAGCCGTTAAGAAGGGCCTGCTGTCTGGGGGATACTATTGGGAAAGGGAATCTACGTGGCATGCACTAAGCATAGCGCGTAATCTCAGTCACCGAAACCGGTATTCCAGTCGTCGTCGTCTCCAGAGAGAACGCCTGTGTCGGTTACGCCGCCCGTAAAGCCGATGACCAGGTCCATGGAGGAGCGCGGAACGTGCACGCCACCACCGGTAACCATCGTGGAGGTGTAGAAAGGAACCAAACGGTCGCACATACCGCCGACATCCTCAAGGACCATATTCTGGCCAGAGGTGAAGCCGATGGTGTACGTGCTAATCATCGCGAGCTCCACATAGAACGAGCCGAGAGCCTGGCTGGTCTTGTCCTTGAACAAGACGCCCAGGCCGAAGGGCACGTAGAAGAGTTCGGAGTCCAAGTTACAGAAGAACAAGGTGCTCGAGCTACCCGGAGAGTTTTGCGGGACTACCGGGTCATCAAAGTTCTCTACCTGTACGCCACCGGCAACGGCATTGTGGTAGAGAACGCGCAGCAGGTTTCGGCCGTTCGTGAGCAGACGCCCGATACGCCACGTGGTCATGCTCTTGCCCGAGACAAAGAACGCACGACCGGAGCCAATGGCCTGCATGGGCTGTGTGGGCTTTTGGCTGGAGATTTGGAACGTCTGCAGCATGCCGATAGCGAGCATGGTTCTCCAGGCGCTCGTAGTCGCGTTCTCCGAGAGGTCCACGTTGTTGAAGCGCGGAGGCCCCGCGAGAACGAGAGTGTCGTCTGGATGCGCAGAGGTATACGCCGAGTTGTCCATAAGACGCTCGACGTTGTTGTTCTGCGTATTCCAGGTGCTAATTCCTTTAGTAACTCCGAGCATCTTTTAAACTCCTCTACTCACTACAGAGGTGACAGTTAGGCTGTTGCGCCAGTAACGGCTTTGTTTACACCAGCATCTAATGCGCCCGCACCGAGTTGCGCTGGCACGCCGCCTGCGACATCCATCGTTTTACCGGCTACGCCAGTGAATTTACGCTGGCCTGCTTTGGCTATTTGCTGCCCACCCCAGCGGACACCCTTCATAGCGAGCTGGCCAGCAGCGCCTACGAAAGCCCGTTTCTCAAGACCGAGAGCTACGAGAACACTCTCGTAGCCCTGGTCGTAAGAAAGCTTTATAAGCTGCTGACTCATCAGGCCACCAAGTGCAGACCGATAACGTTGAGGGTCATCGGCTGAACCACGCTGATGTACGCTTCGATACGGTCATCGCTAATGTCGCTCTGCTCAACAGAGTCAACAGAAGACGAGATGAGAGGCGAACCAATCTTCGGAACGTACCTGGACCTCAGGTTTGTGCCGACAGAGTCACAGGCAGACTTGATAGTCCGGATGGTGTTGTCGTTGATGTTCCACGTACCAATGAACGGCCGCAGCGTATCGAGATACGTCATCGAGATGAAGTCGAGATTCTTCACGGCCATGTACTCGCCCGTCTCCAGTGAAACCACATCAGTAGTGACCTCATGGATAGTATAGGGGAGGCCGGAAGGGGTATCCTGTACGAACACGTAGATACCGCCATTGGACAGGTCAGTGAGCTGCTCCTCGGTGAAGTAGTCACTCGAGCCATATACACGAGAGATTCCGTTAATCGGGAAGTTCGTGAAGCCCTGCTGAGAAGGCTGACCCGCAGTCTGGCCACCGACGCAGCAGCTCAGGTAGTAACCGGGCTGGTGACCCGCAGCAGTCGGCACGGTAGAAACAGCGCGAACCAAGCTACCATCGGTCAGACCATCCACGTCTACCGAGGACGGGTAGGCAAGGAGCAAGCGCTTTGAAGCGAAGCCCTGCGCAACCGACAGCATGTTGGTAACCTGCTCCGACTTCGTCATGCTGCGCACGACGCGCATGAACACCTGACCGCCGGTAACGGCGCGGTCAGTCGCGGCAGTGCGCTTAGTGAGATGCGGAAGCTCGTTCGCGACAGTCGAAGAGTCCGTACCCTCGTTCACAACGCGGAGACGCGTGGTGCTCTCCACGAGCGAAACAACCCAAGAGTCGTAGGTGGTCCAGAGGTTGGTCTCTGGGTCCGAGGGAATCTGGATGACATCACCGGGGATGACATCACTGAAGTCCGCAGTCGGCACCGAGATGATGTTGTAGAGGTCGTCGAGCGCACTGTTCGCCAGAGAGAACGTGGTGCCCGTACCAGGATTGGTGATGGGGCTCGTAACAAGCCGGGACACACCAGCCGGGCTCTTGACGTCGAAAGTGCTGGACGCATTCAGCGTGGTGTAAGCCGACGTAAGAAGCTCGTCCACTTCCAAGACTAAAGCACTGTTAACGTGGGCCACAGTCAGGGTAGCGGTACCCGTGGTGTGCACGATTGTCACGATATCGCCAGGAAGAACTGAGGTGGTGAAGTCCGCAGTCTGCCCCGCGTCTTTCGTGAGGGTCAGCGTATGCAGCGTTCCCGGAGAGCTGCTAACCTGCACGCTGGTGGTACCGCCACCAATCACAGGCACAACGTCCATACTCGTCACGAGCTCAACCGCGCCAGCGACGTGCCGGAACTTCTGCTTGATGCCGTGGTCCAGAACGTAGTTCGGGTCGGAGTAGCTGGTTGTCATAACGTTCAACACACCCAGGATGGTCGTGTTGTAGGTCAGAGGAACCAGCGAGTAGAAGTCTTTGTCCGTGCTCACCGTATCCAGGAAGTCCTGGTAGCCAGCGAGGTCATCGGACGCCAGGCCGTAAGCGCGGACTTTCGTCGTGGTGTTGGCCTTCGCCAGAGACACACCGACATGCAGAGGGTTACGGGCATCGTACTTACCGAGGTAGGTAGTCAGGTCCGTCTGCGTCTCGATGTCCACAATGCGCTGCAGGTCCTGGCGCAGGGCCAAGTACTGCATGTAAACCTTGGCGTAGCTGATGCGCTTCGACACCGGGGCACCAGCGATTGTCACAGGCGCCGTCAGCGCGCCAGCAACCGTAGTCGCCTTGGTCTCGGAGTCCACGGTGACAGAACCGGCAGGCACTTCGTAGTCGTTGAGCTGCCGCTCGACGCGCCAGAGACGGTTACCTACACTGGAGCTATTCGCAGCAGTGAAGTCAGCCGTCGTGCGCAGGTAGCACTCATCAGCCAGGCCCGTAACGCTTGTCGGGCCATCAATCACCGTGCCGTTGGCACTAGTAATCGTGACCGTGGCATCGTTAACGGCGCCAACCCAGGCAGAAGTACCGGTGGATTCCACTTCGATACGCTGCGCCACGGAGGAGCCGTTCTCGACGTACTTCTTCTTGACCGTGTACGTGCCGTTACGCGGGACAGCTGCGGCGTCACCTGTGATGGTGATGATGTCGCCTGCCTGCACACCGAGCGTGTTGAAGTTCGGCCCGGCAGCAGAGTACAACACGAACACGAGCTCTTTGACCGTCATCACATAGTCAGAAGCACCATCGTTCTTTACGATGAGCGTGTCGCCAGCTTGGACACCGCGCTCTTGCATCGTATCCACACCAGCGCCTGGCGTAGCAGGACGGAAGATGTTGTCATTCGCCCAGTACGTTGCGAGGTTAGCGGAATCACTACCGGCGATGACTTCACTCAAGATGACGCGGTAATCGTCGAAGAAGATTTTCGCGCTTGCGTCTTCAAGAATCGCACCGGCCTCAAGATTCGGCGGAGTAACGATACTCAAAGCGGTGACAGTAGCCACTGGATTGGCGGCGTTAACCGCGCTACCGTACGTCGTGGAATAGCAGTCTGTCTTGTCGTCCAGGTAGTCGAGAATTTGCTTACACGGACCAACCACGAGGACATTCAAGTCAGCGATATCAGGTGAAACGGTGAACTCCCGGTACTCCTGAAAAACGATCACATTGGGTCGAGTGAGGGCCATTTGCAGCTCCTTTATAGGTCACACATCGGTTCAGAAGAAGTGTACGTTTTTTCTAATCCCGTACACTTCGGCGTAACACTAGTCGTTGGTAGTAAGCGTCAGGCGTTACCCCTTCTTTTCGAATAGCTAACGCGATGTCGTTGACTAGAGGCGCTATGGGACGCACTGCCCAGCGCATCTCGGTAGTGACCGAGAAGTGTATCTGCGTTTTCCAGATATCCTTCTCCTCCTCATCAACCACTGTTTTTCCTAAGATAGGCTCGGTGATGTCATAGATACCGAAGTCGTGTCGGAAGATATCTCGAGTGGCTAGGAGAAAAAAGAAAACCGTGTCGCCTAAGATAGATGACTCTCCAGGCGTCTCAGAAGAACACGAAATCATCATGTCCGTTTGCGCGAGGCAGTAGTATGCCTTGAGGCCACTTGGAAGACGCTCTCCCGCCCGGTTATCCACCACTACCTTTTGCGCTACTGTGTTCCCGTGGTCCACGTAAATAGCTGGGCGGTAGTTGTGTGTTCCACGGTGTACGTTGAACGCAGAGTCTATGAGTATCTTCGTTCGAATCTCATCTGGGTTCTCTGGCTCTGGGCATTCTGCTTGGGGACGAAGACTGTTGTCCCATACCCAAGGAAGGTCCTCACGTGCTTCAGGAGCTCCTTCTGAGTAGGCATGTTCATCTTCAGAATCCATGGCCCCACCACCAAAAACACTGCCGCCGATGGCGTTGTATCCAAACCTCTCGCGTATGGCGAGCATGAATAACCCCACCAACGCTAACGGCGTTCCCGGCGCAACACGTCTGGACTCGTCCACAGACCTAGGAAGATGGCTGCCTTCGTATATCTGATTTGTAAGTATGATGCTCATTACGGCGTAACCCACCAGCATGGCTCACGCCACGGCTCTACGTTTATCTCGTACTCAACCGACCCAGGAGTGAGCTCACTAACTACGAGCTCTTGGTGAACGTCCGTGTCCTGAATAGTTGTCGGAAGAACACTCTTCACAATAAACCGTTTTCCACTGCGAAGAAAAACGACGATGTCGTCTACGTCCATGTGAGGGACGTTAGCCATAATAATTTGTCGCTGACGAATGTCTGTTTGACCTTCTAGACGCGTACTGACATTCGTTGCATTGGATGAGATCGTACAGTACCCATACACAGGGTTCATGTATCCCCCTGTGATAGTGGTTCCGTAACAAGTTGGGCACGTAGTCCTAGTGCTCTTGTTGGACACAGATACGCACAGAGGACAGCGAACGCCCCAGGTCTTCTTCTTAAGAATGGCGGTCTCAGTGCCTATCCGCTTCAAAGCTATCAGGGCATCTCGGATAAGCTTCCTGGAGATGCCGGTACGCCTGTTATCCAACCACGGGTCAAGATGCTCCATAGCTGTTGCCAGCAATATTGGAGGGTCAGGCGGCGTAGGAGGAATCGTTACCGGCGGAGGTGGTGCCTCTATGAGAGCTTCAATTTTGTAGTTCAACGACACGTGCATGTTTAGTAACGTGCCCTGCGTGTTGTCTACTGTCGCTCCCCAGCTCTCATCTACGTAGTGGTAGACGTTATCCAATCCTGTAGCCAAGGTAGTCCAGGGGCCAGTTGGACTCTCTGACTTGTAGATGTTGAACAAGTAGTCCGGTGTACCCTGAGGTACATTGCGCAGTACCCACTGGATGAACACGCGTCTCGGCCAGATAGGATAGACGCGCGTGACCTCAATCTTAAGGTCGTTCGACGTCCTCATAGGAGGACGCTGAACTCCTTGTCGTTCTGAAAGAGGTACCGTGTTGTTGCTTGTCATATGGTGTAGCGCCCAATGTAGCGATAGCCAGACGAAATCTTACCGTACATTGACTCCATGTTTTGCTGCGTCTTGATGTTGCGCGCATGGAAGTCAAATTCTTGCTGCATACGGTCGGCCCAGTTCGCATACTGGGCTTGCTTCTCGTCGAGATTAACCGGCGCAATGTTCCCGTCTTGTGCACGGAGCTCGTTGCGATTTTGGCGGATACCTTCTGAGCGCAACAAGATGGCACACACTCCACAGAGGAGCATGTACTCGTTAAGAGAGGATGATGGGTCCACAGAGACAGGTGTTAACGCGTTGTACTTAGACGTAGCAAAACGTACCGCCCGTTGAATGTCGTCGTCAGAGAACTCAACTCCGTCAGGAAGAAGGATGTTGTGTTGCGGGGTATCCCGCAAGAACCAACGGATATCTTCAGTGGAAAGCGGGAGTCTATTTGCCTGTACGACAACAGTCATAGTAACCTCTCAGACGAAAGAGCTAGCGGCAGCCCTGGTAAGAATCAGCGTGATGGCCCCAGCGGCGCTAGTGACGATTTTCAACTGCTGGAAAGGCATGACGATAAGGGGCGTCGAGAGACACTTTCGGGTAAGGTTTCCCGCCTCAGTAGTCAGAACAGCAACATCCCTAGTCCCGTCTGTAGCAGTCATGTCATGGAGCGTAATCGTGTACGTTCCACCAGAACCCACAGCAGCTTGAATCTCTCGGACAATAACCGGGTCCGTGTCCGACAATTGAATCAGCCCGCCGTCCGTAAGAACTTCTTCAGTGGTGGGAGTAGCTGCGAGAGCGTAGCCCTGAAGACCACCAAAGTAGTACGTGGGGTAGCAGAGAGTCGGGGTAGCGATAACAGTCTTAGTCGCGGCAACGCCTGTCATAGCGCCCACGCTGCGCATACGAAGAGCAGTGGGAACCGGGCCTGTACAGATAGTATTGATACTCATTGGTGCACCTTTGTGAGAGACTTTATCTCGTCTTTTATGCCAGCGATTTCATCTGCAGGAACTTTAGACCATGAGCCATATTGCTTAATGAGCTGTTGTTTACGCTCTTGATAATAGGCGTCAGGCGAGGGTTGGTCTAACTTCTGTCCTTGGGACATGCTAGACACTGCGGACAAAATTCTAAACTCAATCTGGCCGAAGCGCGCATCTAGTTCTTTTTGCTGGGTCAGCGCATTCTCAAGAGACGCTTCCTTATGTGTCTGTATTTCTACGCGGACACTTCTAACATCAGAGGACAGCTCCTTAACGGCACTACTCGTGTCCGACACTGTCTCGGTTAACGTGTAGTACTGCCAAAGCCACCCACCTATGACCATCAAGCCACTGAGGGCACCTATGGCCACTGTGTTACGGAAAAAATTCCGCCAACCGTCAATTGAACGTTTCATGTCCTCGAACTCCTCGTGACGGCTACAGCCCTTTAGGCTGTCTACCTTGTCCTCGATGATTCGAAATTTTGCTGTGTTCGACGCTTCACGTTCTTCGAAAATGGCATGGTCGAGTTTCTTCTCTTCTATCTTTCGAAGGTCCTCACGCAGCCATTCACTCCTTGACACATTTGCAGGGTAAGTCCCTGAATCAAGCAACTGTTGTGGTTTATGCGTCACCCCGTAAGGTGGCATCAAAGAGTCAATTACTTTAGGCTGACTCGCGTCCTTAGGCATCCCTCACCTCTTATTTACGTCGTAACTTCAACCGTCGTAGGTCCGTACTCCGAGATTTTCTCAAAATGAATAACGTAGGTAGATGCCTCATCAAGGTCGATGGGTTCATTCCAACGTCCGTTTACATCTGTGTCGGTCTGCCCCACCCAAGTATCCACAATACCTGCCGCATAATTAGCGAGAGTGAACACGGTGATAACTACGCCTTCAACCGGCTCATTTGCGATATCCAACACCTGGAGGTCATCGGTGTCCGGATAATTATGGTTCACCATCACAGCCATGAGAAACGTCCTTCCTCACGAGAACAATCCAACTACTTAAATAGTAGGCTAGTTGGGTAAGGCGAGATTAACGGCGGCCCTTGCGGGGCTTGAAGACATTCGACGAAGAGGGGGGCGGGGTAACTGAAGGGGCTGAGACAGTCACAGGAGTCGGCTCGTCATCGTACACCTCTTCACTGTTGACCAGCTCTTCCCCTGCATCAATCATCGGCTCTTCCATGATAACCACTGGAGGAGCGGCAGGCGCAGGCTGAACGGGCTTAGGCGCTACCTGGATTTCTTGGCCGGTTACGATAATCACTTTGGTGCCGATCATCGCACGTAAAGAAGGCTGGGTAGCCACGGACGGGTACACGTCCTTCTCTTCACCGGCTTCAAGAGTAAGCGGCATGTCGCCCGCCTCACGAACAGCAGAAAACACCAGCTTACTCTGACTGATGTTTTTGATTCTTACGAGTGACATCTGCAGCTCCTTTAGGGGGAAGAGAGAAAGCCTACCGAATAGGGGAGCAAAAGAGAGAGACTACTCGGCAGGCTTCTCAGGTCCTCAGTTCATCACGGGAAGATGATCTGCTGGATGGACAGCGAGTTGCCGATGCCCAGACCCAGGGCTTCATACGTCCAGAACATGATGACGTCTGCCTTCTGCTCGATGTACAGAGTCGCATCTTGCAGCAGGTAGAAGTTGCCGAGGAAGTTGTTCGGGCTCTGGGGCGCGAAGATGAACGCGTGGTTGATCGGATAGACCTGGGGTTTCACAGTCGTCACGACCGGGAGGCCCCACAGCTTCTGCGAGGATTCGATACCCTCGTCGAAGTGGCGCTTGGCGATCTCATGACCAACGGACGTCGCCGGGAGGTCCAGGGCGTCAAGATACTTGGCCTTCGCCATGAGCATCTTGCCGACCGGCCTACGACGCTCGAGCAGGGCGCGCATGCCCAGCTTGAAGGTGCCGCTCTGGAAGCCGCCGTTAGTCTGCTGAACGCTCGGGTTCGCAGTCGTGATGGCGAGGATGGTCTCGTAGAATTTGCGGTCTTCTTCGTCCGCCATGTCCTTCACGGAGTTGTCCGACAGAATCTGCCGGATGTCGCTCGTGTAGGTCATGAGCTCGAACTTCGACTTCGTGAACCGCTGGCTCTCGATTTTGCCGAACTTCACGGCATAGCGCTTGCCACGGAACCACGTGCGCTGACCGGTGCCCTGGAAGTTCACGAAGGTCGCCACCGAGTCGGGCTCCTTGTCGATGATCTTCACCGGCTGGTCGCTGTCGAGCGTGCGGTCGATCTGGTCTTCGGTGATGCCCTGAGGAACGATGATCTCACGGACAGCCGCTTCCTGGCGGAGTTTCTCGCGGATAAACGCGGAACCTTCGACCTGGGCTTCCTTTGACATCCCGTTCTCGATTTTGCGGATGAAGTTGCTATTGAGGAACTGCGCAGTGATTTGCGGGTTCTCAATCTGGTAGGTGCTGCTCATCGTATTTCCTCTTTCCTAGTGAAAAGGTTACTTACCCGGTTTACGGGTGGCCCATAGAGATGCCCTGCGGAATGATGACGTCCAACACGAGGTTGGTGGCATCGAGACCGTTGGGACCAACAACTCCGTAACAGGATTCGCCCTGAGCCGCAGCGCGGAAGGAGCCGCCCGTGGTGTTATCACAGGTGAGGATGTCACCGATGGTGTACGACGTGGAGACGTAGTACGGGGCTTTGATACGAACGCCGCCCTGGATGAACGTGCACTTGCCGGTGAGGCTACCGTCGTAGTCGGCGTTGCCGTCCACGGCGATGAACATCAGGCAAGGAGCATTCGTGAGGGAGTCGTCGTTGTCGGCGACGATGGCTTTGCCCGTGTGAGCAGCGTCCATCACGCAAATCATGCCCGCCTGGATGGAGCCAGCACGCGGCGTACCCTCGGAATCCGGACCCAGAGCGCCGTAGACATCGAGGGTCAGGCCCAGCGAAGCCAGCGCCGCAGGATGCGGGTCACAAGTGACGATGTCGAATTTCGAAGCAAGAAGAGTCATCGTTTTGTCCTTTCAACCTACCTGCCCGCTTTGGGTCAGGACATTAGCCAGTTTGTGAACCGTTCGTCAGCTCTGCCCTCATTGGACGAAGCCGTCTTCACGGTGTCATTTCCTGCGGGGCCACCCATGTTATCCACACGAGTTGAACCGGCAATCTTTTCGATCAGGCTCGCAACCTCGGGGCCAGCAGACGCGAGTTTATGAAGAACAGACGCGTCAATGTTCTCCCCCAAGAAGGACGACAGCTTCTCTTGAAGATGTGCTGCGTCCTTTTCGTGAGCTTCTTTGACCCGGCTCTCTTGCTCACGGCTGACCTCGTCGAAGTACGACGCCGCCTTTTCGAGAACATCTGCTACGAGGTGCTTATCCATATTTCAGTCCTTTACTCTCCAACCGTCTCACTGGAAAGTATACGCTTGAGTTCGGAAAGTCCGCGAGCAGCAACTAAAATTTTTGCGATTTTTTCTGTCTTCGCTTTTTCAGTTGTCGCTGCTCTGCCGCGTAAATCAGCGGCCACTTTCCGGAGCTCATCTGCAAGCTGCTTCGGGTTCATCATTGTTAACCCCTTCCGAAGCGGCTCGTGAAGTCGAGCACGTCATCGAGAGTTACACGCTCATCGTCCGAGTTACGGAGCTCCTCAGCTAATTTGCGAAGGAGACGACCGGTGTCGGTCATTGAGCTCTCGACAGCTGCGCGCTTCTCCATCGCAACCTTCTGCTGTTCAGCAGAAGCTTGACGGTGGATGTTCGCTACCAGCGTGTCAATGTTTGGTAGACTTGGCCGCATCTTTGTCGTCCTTCTTCATCGGCTTCTCACAACATCTGAACTCTTCGGGTTTCTTTACGCCGTAAGAGCTACTCAGTGTGCTAGCCGCTTGCTTGAAGAGCATCTCGTATTCTGTCCGCGTATTGGCGTCAAAGAACATTGTCACACCTTCCTCGACGTTACTGCGCGTTGTTTTGAGAGATGAGGACTTCCACTTCCTGGGCACCCTTCATGAACTCTTGGGCGGCGGCGTTACGAACGTCTTCGAGAGCGGACGCCTGACCGGCGTTGTATTGCTCGGCAGCGACCTTCTGCATCGTGTCGGCATAGCCCTGCTCGGCAGCGACCTTCTGCATCACATCGATGTAGCCCTGCTCGGCAGCGACCTTCTGCATCGTATCGATGTAGCCTTGCTCTGCGGCTTGCTTCTGCATCAGGTCCTCGTTGCTGGTATTCTGCTGCGACGCAACCTTCTGGTTCTGTGAAGCCCAAGCTTCGCCAGCGGCGTCAGCAAACGCGCGGCCACAGTTACGAGCATGGATGACTTCGGCTGTCTTCTCGTCTTCAGCCAGTCTCTGGGCTTCTTTGATGAGGGCTTCGACCGGGTCCGCCCCGTGAACGGAAGCGGTCTTCTCGTTCTGGACAGCCTGCTTCAGAGTGGCTTCAAGGGACTCCTTAGCGGTCTCGGCAGCGGACTTAACCGGAGCCTGGTTAGTGTTGTCACTGGCGGTCTTCTCCGAATCAGAGGAGATGATACCTTGGAGCAATTGGCTGTAATTCATGATTACCTCTTGTGTGTTTCTGATGCCAAACCAATATTAGGTCGGCATTCGGTTACTATCAAGGAGCTCAGCCCTCGACGATTAGTTGCCCAATCTTTTCCGCAATTTTGTCGATATCCAGTCTGGGAAGTACAACAGTATCTGACGCTTGTGGCAAGAGGTCTTCCAGCACAGAGGAAAGTTTTGCTGTACCTTCAGCCATTCGCTTAAGCCAACCTTGAGACGTTTGAAGCCCTTTACCTAGTCCGGATATACCGGGCTCTAAAAGCTGCTTATGCAACGCTCTACCTGCTAGGCTATTACCTACGGCACTTAGGCCCAAAGTACCGATACCCGCTGATAACAACGGATGCTCATTGGTAAACTGCCCAGCTTGGTCCAGTAAGCGCCTACCCATAGGAAGCCCAGGGTGTCCAACTGGCTCTCCGCGCGCTAAGCGAGAGTTATAGTCACTGCTTAGCATCGTCATAAGACCCAGAGTCCCAAACAACGGAAGGGCCAAAGAAGAGACCTTAGCCATCTCGGTGTAAGTAGGGATAGGTACTCCCTGGTCAGTCATGTAGTGGGGACCCATATCAGGCAGGTGTGTGGCACCGGCAACAGCAAGGGTACCGCCCACAACAGGCTTAAGCGCTCCCAGCCCACGCCGGGTAAGAGCCGAGCCCATCATCTTGTACGCGCCCCCAAGAAGAGCAGCACCACCAAGAGTTTTGTACACGTTCTTCTTTGCGATTTCGTCATGGGCACGGATAGCCGCACCGCGCGTTGTCGCATACTGCTGACCTGTGGCAGGGTCCGTAACAGATAATGGCGTACCGAACGCACTCTCATCTCTGTATTTTTCAGGGACGATATTGCGCTTTAGGTACTCGCCCATTCCGGCGGTCTTACTAGCATAGGGACGCAGTAGCTCTGCAATCTTGGGGTCCACAGCATCTCTGTGAATGTTGAAGACATCGGAGCCTTCAAGGTCATCGAGAATCTGTGGGTTCTCAGAGATAAGGTCCATGATTGGACCCTGCAACCCAACGGCCCTATCAACCCAAGCTTCGTCCATGCCCTGGCCGGGATGAGACTTAAAGAATATCAGCTTCGTGAATTCTGGCGTCTTCAGCATCATCCCGCCAGAGAACGCCGTGGACAGCGTTTTGTTTAGCGGGAACTTTGAAAGCTGCTGCAGTGTGCCATCATCAATAGTCGGGATACTCTTGCTGCCCTCAAGAACTGTTGGGCGCATATTCTGGATGTTGCGTAGCTCTGTAGGGTCAACGTTCTCGGTCTTGGCGTCGAGCGGCACGCCTTGGATGACTTTGTCGATGACGGCAATCTTGTGCGCGGCGAGCTTGCGCTCGTCCATGAGGTCAAGATACTCACCAGCCTCAGCACCAGAGATTACGTAGGGCTGCTCGTAAGCAACCTTCTTCATCATGTACGCTGTGGGGTCTGCTGGCCTGATAACCCAAGAGATGTCGAAGAACTTAGGACTTGGGTTGAGCGCAGCAACCTTTACGCCGTTAATCACGTCGCGCATCTGGAAGCGCAGGTGGTCGCAGTACTGGGCGCGGGTGGGAGCGCGGTTACCGCAGATGGTGCAGTTGTGGCTGCAGATACCCTCAGCCAAGTAACTCTCATCATCCTCTACAGCCAGGTTGTGTACTATGTTCGTGGTGTCGGAGGAGTTCTCTATTTTTTTGACCGGTGTACACCAGTAGGAGCTCCAGAAGAAACTTTGGGGGCTTCCGTGCTGAGGTACTTTTTGAGTCCAGGATGCCTTCACTGAATACGTCTTTAGTTTTTGGAGGTCATGTGCTGTTATGTGCGCAAAGTAGCTAGGTATACACGTAAGCCTATCGAAGCTCATAGGATGTCCTGCATTTCCCACAGATACGCATAACCCTGCAGACAAACCAAGGCGCTGTGTGTCGATGAGTAACGCGGGGTTAGTAGACAAAATTCTGCCTACACCCTTAGTAGCGTCTACAGAACCGTCAGTGTCTAAATACCCACCAAGAACGCTTAGCTTCTCGTTGACGCTCCAGCTAAAAACGCTCTCGTGTATCTTCTTCTCCTTTGATTTAGACCCACCTAGCTCCAAAATAGTAGCCGCTAACTCAGGGCTATTTACGTGAATAGCCGCTTCTGTTTTGTCTGGGTTATCGTACCTGTTCCAACCATTAGGAAGCGCAAGTTCGTCAAGAGCGTCACAAAGGTGTTTAATACAATCCTCTTGAGTCAAGTTCATACTGAACTGAACCCCACGAGGAAACTTAATCCTGGGTGTGCTGGTGTCGTACGCTATTTCGTGCCTTTCGCTCCAGATAACGGAACCGTTACCCAGGTAGAAACCAAATACCGTAGCTAAAGCAGTACCCACAGTGTCTTTAGGATTGCAGGTATCTACAGGAATAAGAGCGTAGTCACCCACTCGAATGTCTTCAGCGGGAGTCCACTCAGGTGTTAATTCGACAGCACGATTACAACGAGGGCACGTAGGCTCTGCGTCTTTTTGGAACTTGTGGCGAAGACGTTCACCGTTCGCTGACCCCGTACAGGTTCGTACATCTTCCTTCTTCAGGATTAAGAAGGGATGTTTTCCTGTGGCCGTAATAGGGTGAGCTACGCCACTCGCTGTTACGGTGTAAAGGTCTTCGTCTGTCTCGTGAA